CCGCTCGGGATGTCGCCGGGCGGACCGTGCGGGAATTCCTTCGTTTCCGTGTAGCCGTCGATCGCCGGCACACCGTAGTCCAGGCGCAACTTGGCCTGTCCATACACCTTGCCGGGTTTCTTCGGCTGTTCCTTGGCCGACGTGCCGGCCTTGCCGGCTTTGTCGTTCGCCAGGCGCTCGCCCCGCTCCTTGCGCTCCGCTTCGCCGCGGCGCTGGTTTTCCTTGTAGCGGGCCAGGTCGTTCGCCTCGCGCTGCTCCTTGCTGACGGACGGGTCCTCGAACTCGCGCAGCACCTCGGCCGCTTCCTTGAGCATAGCGTCCAGATCGCTGTTGCGCGCGTCCCAGGCGCTGATCCCACGATAGCGCACCTCGTAGTGCTTGGCGTCCCCCATGAGGTTGACCTGCGCGAACGGCGCCTGCGGGTCGTCGCGCAGGGCGAGATTGGCCCCCATGATGCCGGGGTGGTAGTCGACCAGCACCAGGCCGTACGGCGCGCCGGCGCGGCCAATGGATTCGCGCCAGTCCTGCGCTGCTTTCAGCGCGTCGAATCCGCGCTGGATCTCGTCGGCCGGCTGCGCCTTGATGCGCTCACGCATCTTCTCGATGGTGTACGAGCGGCCGGTATACAGGTTCAGTGCCTCGTGCAAGGCGTAGACCTTGTCGTTCGGCAGGTCGTCGACGCGCTGCTCGATGGACGGTTCGGCCTTGCCCTGCGCCAGCATGGCGCGCTCGCGGGCGTCACGGAATTCCTGCAACTCCTTCTCGTGCTCGGCGATCTTCTCGTCGTAGACCCAGGCGTTGCCGGTCGATTCGGCCCGCTCGCGCAGCGTCCTGAGCGTCGACAGGCGTGCCTCGATCTCGCCGATCCGCTTGCCGAGCATGTCGATGCCCTCGGCCGTCACCGGCGCCGGCGGCGCCACCAGGCGCGCCACCTCGTCGTTCGAGACGGCGTTGACGGCCGCCTCGGTGTCGGTGCCCTCGTGCATTTCGGCGATCGCGTTGTAGGCGGCCTTCCACTGGCGCGGGCTGATCTGGTCGACAAACGGCGCGGTCTTGTCGTTGGCGCGCATGCCGCGCGCGGCGGTGGCGACGGCCTTCGAGAACGAGCGCACGCCCTTCTTCACCAGCATTTCGATGACCCTGGACAGCGCCGGCAGCAAATCACCTGCGGTGTACTTCTGGCCGGTGATGTTCAGCTTGCCGCCGAACACGTCGCCCAGCACGTCGCCCAGGTGGCCGAGTGCGTCCTGGAAATCGGCGTCGAACAGCTCGTCGTCGGTGATCTGGCGCGGTGCGGGCTTGGTTTCCGGGTTGAGTCGCGGGGCGGTTTTCGCCTGGTCGTAAGCACGCTTCACCTTCTGCAAGATGTCGTCGACCCGTCCGTTTGCGAGATCGGCTTCCTGCAAGCCGAGCGTGCGCAGCCCGGCTTCCCACTTGTGGTTCATCAAGCCTGCGAACTGCGCCGCCTCACCATCCAGGTAGCGCGCCAACGCCGCCTTGTTGAAGCCGTTCATGCTATCGGTGCCGAAGACCTGGTCGATCCAAGCGGCCGATCCGAGGCGCGCGAGATCGGCCGCCCGGCTTTCCTCGGCAGCCTTGCGCTCGGCATCGCGTTTGTCGCTGGCGGCCTGTGCCGCGGCGTCCTTTTTGGTCACGCGGTCTGCGTCCGGCACGTCGCTCCATGCGGCGCCGGTCGGTCCGATGCCATGCACGTAGTTCTTCTCCGAGAACGCACTCCAGCCGTTCTCCTTCAACCAGGACTGCAGCGCCGCGATGTCCTCCTGGCTGAAACTCTGTCCCGGCAATGGGCGCAGCTTCACGCTGTTGGCTGCGGCGCGCTCCACCGTGTAGTTGCGGACCGGCGCTTCGGTGAACGGCGCGGGTTTCGTTTTCGCTGCATCCGTTCTCGCCTTGATCTGGGCGTCGATCTCGCTGGCCTCGATGATCTTCGCGCCGGCCTCGTCGATGAAGCGGTTGAGCGGCTCGGCGCTGCGATGGATCGGGTTGTCCGTGTGGGCGGCGTTGCCCAGGATCTGGCTGCCGAACAGCTTGGCGCGGATCTTGGCCTCGCTCACGGTGTCGCCTTGCGCCACGCGCTGGAGCAGGGTGGCCAGGGCCTGCCCGCGCGCCAGCGCGTCGACGTAGGCGCCGCCCTGCGGGGCGATGCCATCCACCGGCGCCAGCCGTTCGTACTCGCGCAGCAACGTGTTCGATTGCTCGCGCAGGTCCTGCATGGCGTCCCGCACGTCCTCGACCTGGTCGTCGTTCAGCGTGCCGAGCCAGCCCGGTTCGGCCAGCGGGCGCTCCGTCTTGCCGACCTGCTCGGCCAGCATCTGCGCGACAAATTCCTTCGTCAGCGGCTGCTCGCCGTTGCGGTCGTGGCGGTAGTTGGCATAGACGGCGTGCAGGTCGGCCGGGGTCTTTTCCTCGATGCGGATGCGGATGTTCTCGACCCAGTCCTTGAACAGCTTGCTGTTCAAGGGATCGGCGACTCCGCGCAGGTCGCGTGCGCCAGCCAGCGTCAGGCGGCCGGCCGGCAGCTGGCCCAGCGCCTTCTGCGCGCCGCTGATGCCGCGCGTGATGGTCTTCCTCTGCTCGGAGGTCAGGCCGGCGGTCGGCATGGCTTGGTAGCGCACGATCTCCTGCAGCTGCTTGAGGCGCGCGGCCTCCTGCTCCATGGTCGCAAAGCCTTTCACGACGCGCCTGTCGGCCTTCGCCGGCTTGGCCGCTTCCTGCTCGGCCTCCTTGAGTCGCTTGACGGCGTTGTGCAGCGGCGCGGCCAGGCGGGTGATGTCGCCGTGGGTTTTCAGCATGTCGGTGCGGATCGCCTCGGAACCCGCCTCGATCGCCTGCATCCGGGTGGCGTAGGCCGGCGAGGCCAGTTTCGGCGCGGCGCCGGGCGTACCCATGCCGATCTTGTTGCCGGTCGTGCCGCCTTGGCTATAGCTGGCCGAATACGCCCACTTGCCGTTCGGCGCCTGTGCGACGTTGATCTCGAATGCGAGCTGCTCCTTGCCGAAGCGGCCGTTGTCCTTGCGAACCGCCACTTCCCAGTCGCCGAACTCGCCGTTGGCCGGGACGGTGTCCTGGGTAAAACCCCAGCGGGCGAGCACCAGCTTGCTGGCCTCTTCCTTGCGCTGCTCGGTCGTGTCGACGCGCCCGCCCTCGGGCTGCGACTGGTTGAACAGTTCCTCCCAGGCCTGGCCGCGGGTGCGGTCGCCATACATCAGCGCGCGCAGGCGGTTGGCGTCGGCCGAGACGTTGCCCTCGTAGCCGGCGTCACGGATCGCTTTCAGGCGCGGCGCCAGGCGCAGGTCGGAGTATGCCCCCAGCACGTGCACGCCGGCGATGCGGTCGCCGTGCTTTTTCAGCAGGGCCGTCAGTTCCTCGTTCGAGACCGCTTCGGCCGCGCTCGGGATGCCGATGACCGGGCCGTCATCCAGGTCCGGGTCGCGCGCCAGCTCCAGCATGGCCGACTCGTAGGCCTGGGTCAGGCTCAACTTGCCCGACTGCAGCGGGATGATGGCGCGGTCGCCGTACTGCTTGATCGTGCGGGCATACTCGCCGACCAGGCGCAGCGATTCCTCCTGCCGGCCGACGATGTCGGGCATCACGAAGAAGGCGCGGTCGTTGGCTTCGCCATCGGAGGCTTCCGAAATCGCCCGGTCCAGGCGCTCGTAGCGCTCCAGGATCTGGTCGAACGTCAGGATCTGTTCGCCTTTAAAATCCTCAAAACCCTTTTCCAGCGCCTTGGCGAACGCGCGCTCGTTCAGTTTATAGATCGGGAACGCGCCCGAATCGACGAACAGGTAGCCGTTCGACTTGGCCATCTGCTCGGCCAGGGCCTTGTCGACATCCCTGTTGGACAGCTCGGAGACCATCACGCCGACGCTGCGGTGGCCTTCGAACAACTTGCTGTAGTCGCCCGGCCGGCTCATGCCGGAGACGAATTTCAGCGGGTTCTCGACCGTGCCCCACATGCCGTTCGGCAGATTCCTCGGGTTGTGGTCCAGCTCCGGCAGGCTGTTCAGCCAGTTGTTCAGCGCCTTGACCGCGCTGGCCTGGGTCATGGTCGAACCCCAGTGGTGGGAATCGTCGCCCAGCATTTCCACGGTGCCGTTGTCCAGCAGCAGCATCGAGGCCTGGCTGTTGGCGTTGCGGTCGTCTTCCTGGCCGAGGTGGATGCGGGTATCGTTCTGGCGGTAAGGGCGGCTCAGGTGGTAGGCGTCCGGGCGGGTGCGCAGCACGTTCTGCACGCGCGCCACCAGCGGCGCCGGCAGGTCGACATCGGCGTGGACGACGCCCTTGAACTCGATCCGCCAGAAATCCACCTGCGGGTGGCCGTCCTTGCCCTTCGTCACGACCATCGACTGGCCGGGCTTTGGCGCCACCTTGGCGAGGATGTTGCGCGTGAGTTCTTCCTTGCGCTTGACCTCGGCCTCGTCGAGCAGGCCGCGCCCGGCGGCCGTCTTCATGTCGTCCTCGACCACGCGCGCCATGTCGTCGTTGCCGACGCCGCGCAGCTGCCCGATCATGGTCTCGATGCGCTTGGCGAAGGCGGATTCCTGCCAGGTGCCCTTCGGCTGCATGGCCGGGGCGGCCGATGCCGCGATCTCCTCGTCGCTCGACTCCAGTTCGCCGGCCTTCTTGCGGATACCGGCCGCCAGCGTGATCCGGTTCGCGGTGTCGACGGCCGGGTAATCGCGGGTCTTGATGCCCAGCACTTCGGTCGCGTAGTCCTCGGCGCGCTCCAGGTGGCGCAGGGTGGCGGCGCGGCGCTTGGCTTCCTTTTCCGTCTTCGGCGGGTCCAGCTTCTTGTCGCGCTCGACCAGCCAGCGGCGCGGCGCCAGGCTCATCAGGGCGTTGGCGATGTCCTTCAGCTGGCGTTCCAGGGCCTGCGCGGCCTGCGGCGCGTTGGTAAACACCTCGCCGTGCTGGTAGCCCAGTTGCGCCAGCTGCTCGGCGACCGGGTTCCACCTGGCGATCGCGGCGTCGACGATTTCCTTGGGCAGGGCGTCGGACACGTCGCTGACCTTCTGCATGCCGGCCGCGTCGAGCGGCGTGAACGGCACGGCAGTTGCCTTGCCGGTCTTCTCGCCGACGATCTGGTCGACCTTCTTCTCGCGGAACGCCACCGATTCCTCGGTCAGGCGGTTGGCGTTGGCGTCCTGCACGAAGCCGCTGCGGTACGCCCGCAGGTAGTCCGGGGCGTGCGCGGCCAGCTTGGCCAGCGCGGCGTCGATGCGCGCCGCGAACGGCGAATCCTTCCACGGCCAGTCGCCGGTGGGCGCGATCGCCTTCGCTTCGCCGCTGATGCCCAGCTTGGCGTACTCCCGCTCGATCTTCTTGACCACGTCCGGGCGGTCTTTCATGCGGTCGAGCAGCTCGTCCTTGCCGGCGGTGATGGCCTGTTCGCGCGTGGCATACTGCGGGTCCCAGATGCTCGGTGCGCTGCTCGCGCCGCCACTGTTCCCCACGTTGTACGCGGTCGAGTAGGTCCAGTTGCCGTTCGGACCTTGCGCCACCCGCACCTCGAATTTCACCGAATCCTTGGTGCTGCTGGGCTTGCCATTGTCGTATTCCAGACCGCGCTCGTAGTCGTGGAACACGGTGTCGATGCTGCCCGGATAGCGGACCGGCACCGTCTTCTCCGTAAAGCCCCAGCCCTTGGCGGTCGCCAGCTGCAGCTGCACGTCGGACGATTCCGGCTTGATGACGTGTTCAAAACCCCTGGTCGGGAAGTTGTCCTTCTCGGCCTGCTGGCGGGCACGCTCCTCTTCCCACTGTTTCTCGACCTTGGCGGTGCGCGCTTTCAGCGCGTCACCCTTGAGCGGGACGAACTGGTCCAGGGCCTCCTGCGAGACCGGGATCGAGGTGTGGAACTTGAACGAGAAGATGCGATTGCCGGCTACGGTGTTGCGATCCTTGCGCTCCGGGTGGTGCGCCTGCTCGTCGAGCAGCGCTTCGAGCTGGTCGTGCAGGGACGGCTTCTCGACCGTCGACGGCTCGGCGGCGGCCTTGTCGGTCTGCGCCTGCGCGCCGGCCAGGCTGTCGCGGGTTTCCCTGGCGCTGGCCAGGGCCTCGCGCGCCACCTTCAGCTTGGTGACGTACTGCCAGCCCTGCTTCTTCTCGTCGGCCGCCTTCTTGTCGGCCTCGATCTGCGCCACCTCGGCGCTGCGCTTGGCGATCTCGTCGTCCAGCTTCTTGATCCGCTCGGCGCGCTGCTCGGCCGGGGTCACGTAGTTGCCCGGGTCGGCCAGCTTCTTGCCCAGCGCCTTGTGCGCGGCCAGCTTGGCCGGCTCCGTCTTGGAGCCGACGATGCCCCAGTCATACGCGCGGACATCGTTCTCGAAGTCCTGGCGGTTGAAGCCGGGCGCCTTGCGGGCGTGCGGGCGCGTGGCCCAGGCCTTGGCCGGGGTGCGGGCAACCTTGCGGTCGAGTTCCTCGACCTTGTCGGCGCCGAACTTCTCGCCGAGCATCTTCTCGCGGTCGCGGCGCTGCATGTCGGCGTCCGACAGCAGCACGCGCTTGATCTGGTTGTGCCTGGCGTCGTACTCGGTGGCGAACCACTGGCCGGTCAGGCCGTTGACCGACATTTCGACACTGCGCTTGTCGTCCAGGTCGAAAGTGTGCGTGACGGCGTGGTCGCGCACCACGCGGCCGTCCTTGTCGACCGCGACCTCGCTCTCGCCGGCGTCGTCGAACTTGCGCCAGACCTGGTTGCCGTCCTTGTCGCGGCCGTCCTTCCGGTAGTTCTGCAGCTTGTATTGGAGCTGCTGTGCCGACAGCTTCTGCGCCGGCCCGCCCCTCAAGCCGCCGGTGGCCATGTCGTGCAGGTCTTCGGCCTCGCCATCGTCGAGGCGTTCGTCGGCGCGGATCTGCTCCAGCACGCCGGCCGGGATCTCCTGGCCATTGGACAGCTGGCGCTCGATCGTGGTCTGGTAGCGCTTGTACTGGTCGCTGCGCTTCGGGGACAGGTCGCCGCCGAAGTCGGGGTAGCCGTGCGGACGGTCGGGGCGGTCGTTGCGCAGGCGGAAGCGCCCGCGCTCGCTCTCGTACAGCGCTTCGCCGGCGTCGTTCTTGCCGACCGGGGTCGACTTGGCGACGAAGTCCTTCACGTCGATGATTTCGCTGTGCTCGGCGGCCTGGACGCCCGGGCGCGCCGGCGCGGCCTCGGCCTGCGGCTTCGCGGCCGCCGCCTTGTTGCGCTGCTCGTTCAGGTTCGTCCACAGGCCCATGCGGGCCTTGGCGGCGGCTTCCTCCTCGGTGTGGCCGGTGCCGTGGCCACGCTGGCCGGTGGATTGCGAGGTGGCGACGACCGTGATCGGGCCGTTGGCGCCCACCTTTTGCGATTCGCGCGGGGTGTCCGACACGTCATAGACAATGTCGTCCGGCATCAGCTTGTCGCCCTGGTGTTCGCCACGCAGCTCGGCCTGGTAGGCGAGCAGCGACTTGCGGATGTCGGCCGCGCGGCCGGTCACGCCTTCGTGGTAGCCGTCCAGGGAACGTTCGAGCACATACGCGTCGTGCGGGTCGAGCTTGCCGTCGCCGGCCCAGGTCGGGGCGCCGGTCAACGTCACCGGCGTCAGGCGCGTCCTGTCTCCCTTGCTGTCGGCCATCCACAGCTGGCCGTCATGTTCGACGAAATCGAACTGGGTGGTGCCGCCCACGCCGGCGCCTCGCTTCGCCGGCTGCAGCGTTGCGCGCGCGGCCCACACGGTGCCGCTGCCGCTGTTGCGGTCGATGGTCTCGTAGGTGCGCCCGTTCATGATGAAGTAGGGCGAAGCGGCGACCTGGTTGCCGGCGGCCTTCTTCTGTTCCGGCGTCACGCTGCCCGGGATCTCGATCGGGCCGGTGGCGGCCTGGCCCTGCGGCTTCGCCGCCGGCGCAGCCGGTGCGGCAACTTCCTTGGGGCGCGCCTCGCCGCCGAAATAGACCGGGTTGAACGGCGCCGTGGTGTCGCCTTCCTTGATCCACTTCTTGAGGCCGTCGACGGTGGTGGCGGTGATGTTCTCGCCGCCCTGCCAGCCCTGGGTGTAGTGGGCCTCGTAGGCTTTTTGCGCCTGCTCCGGGCTGTTGTAGCCGAGCATGACCTTGTGTTCGTCGAATTCGCCGGTGTCCTGGTCCAGCTGGTCGATCACGAACACGTGGTGGCTGGCCGGGTTCGGGCCGATGTAGGTATCGACCGCGTCACCGTCGGCGCCCCTGGTGCCGCGAATGTAGCCGTAGTGGTCCGACATCGTGGTCGACCACGGCGCGCCGTCCGGGTCCGTGCCCTCGCGGGTGGTGCCAACCGGGTTCTCGACCATGAGGGGGATGCCCTGCAGCTCGGCCTCGCCCTTCTTGTAGTTGCCGGCGCGCTGCTGGGCTTCGCTCGGCGGCTTGCGGTCGTTCTGGTCGCTGGTGGCGGCCTGGTGCGCGCCGGCGTCGATCGCGGCGGCGGCCGCCGGGTCGATCCGGGTCAGGCTGGAGACCGGCACGGCGGCATCGGCCCCCTGCACGCGCGCCCACTGGCCATCGTCGGACAGGTCGATCAGCTGGGTGCCGTTCTCGAACTGGTCCACGCCATTGATCGTCACCTGCACCGGCTCGCCCGGCTGCAGGCCGACCGGGGCCGGCGGGGCTGCACCGTCCTGCGGGGCCACGCCAGCGGCCTCGGCCAGCGGCGCGGCGGCGGCGGCGGCGTCTTGCGCGCCCGACTGCTCGACCGGCACGGCGATGAATTTGCCCTGCTGCTTCGGGTGCGGGATCACCTGGTACGGCACGCCATCGCGGGCGGCCAGCGCATCGGCCTGTTTCTGGGCCAGATCCTGGTTGCGGAACGGGAACGCGCGCAGCGGCGAACGGCCGGCGGCCGCCGTCAGCGGGTTCTCCGGGACGGCGGCGCCTGCGCTCGGGTCGTCCGGGTTGGCGGGCGCGCTGCCTGCGGCCGGGGTGGCCGGGGCCTGGCGCGGCTGGGACGGGTCGGCGAACAGCGAGCCGTCGATCGGCAGCGGCTCGTTGGCCGAGATCGCGCGCGCGACGTTGGCGCGGAAGTTGCGCTCGGCGGTCTTGTCGACCTCGCCAATCTGGCTGGCGATCTCGTTGGCGACCTGGGTCCGCTGCTGCTGGTCGGCGTCCGGCGACTGGAAGATGTCGTTGCGTTGCTTGGTGCGGCCGGCGTCGATGCCGTGTCCGGCCAGGCCGAACGGCGCCAGCAGCAGGGTCATGCCGACGGTCGGGGCGATCGCTTCCTTGGCCGCGTCCCACGGCGAATGGTCGTCGATGCCGTAGCGGCGCTCGGTCTCGGCTTCCGAGGCGTTCTGGCCCATTTCGGTGCCGACCTCGACGCCGATCGTCTCGGGCAGCTGGCGCAGCCAGGGTTTCAGGACCTGGGTGTTGGTCGCGCCTTCCAGGGCCTGCTCGGCGGCGGTGCCGGCGTGGCTCTTGCCGAGCGCGCGCCCGGCGATGCCGAACAGCTTGCCCAGCGCGAAGGTGCCGATCGACTCGCCGGCGCCTTCCTCGAACGCGGTGATGCGCGCCGCTTCGCGCGCCTGGTCTTCGGGGATGCCGCCCTTTTCATGGGCCTTGTCCAGGGTTTCCTGGCCCTGGCTCATGGCGGCCGGCAGCGACGAGGCCACCGAGCCGATGCCCAGCCGCGCCACCATCGGCAGCGCCGACGTGGGCCGCGCGATCGCCGCGCCGACCGCCATCGCGGGCACGATCGACTGCGGGATCATGCGCGCGCCGGAGGCCAGCGCGTTGGTGGCGAAGTTGTGGGTGCTTTCCTGCGGCTGCAGGTCCGGGCGCTGGGCCTGGGCACGGCCGTAGTCCGCGATACTCTTGCCGATGTCGTACAGCTTGTCGCCCGGCTCGACGGCGTACTGCAGCGCCTGGCCGGCCATCTTCGGCAGGTCGGAAATGAAACCGGCCTTGAGCTGGTTGGCGATCTCGCCGAGTGCGCCGCGCTGCTTGACCGGCTGCTGGTCCGCGCCCGCGTACGAATACTGGGCATACGGATTGGCGCCGGCCGGCTGCTGGGCGAACTGCGCGTACGGGTTGGCCGGTTGGGCGGCCGGATCGGCCGGCTTGTCGACAAACTGGGCGTACGGGTTCGGCTGGGTATCGTCGGACATGGCTTAGTTCCCTTGCAGGTAGCGCTTGGAGGCGCCGGCGCCGAACTGGGCGTCGAATTGGGCTGCGGTTTGCGGCTGTTTCCTGAGCATGTCGATCGCCGCCGGCGGGATCTGCGGCTGTCCCTGCTGCGGCGCGGCGCCCGCACCCGGGCGCTGCACGTACTGCCCCGATTGCGTGTCGAACACCATATCGGGTTCGGGGGTGTAGGTCTTCGGGTTGACACCACCCTTCATTTCGATGTAGCGCTTGTTGCCGGCCGAGGCGCCGACCTTCGCCGCTTCGAGGTGCTGGTCGGCCGTGTAGCGGGTGGCGCCGGCCTGGGTCTCCTGGTTGCGGCTGGCGTACTCGCCCGCCAGCGCGGTCTCGGCCAGCTTGCCGGCGGTCGGGTTGGCGGCGAAGCGCTGGGCCTGTTCGGCGTTGCGCGCGTACTTCGCCATCGCACCGTCGCCTGCCAGCAACACATTCAGCGGCATCAGCACGCCGTCGACGGCCGGACCCTGGTCGGTGATCGTCATGCGCTGCGCCAGCGACGGGTTGTTCTTCAGCGCGGTGCGGGCGGCGTTGTAGGCGTCCATCGTGATGCCGTCGCGCACTTCTCCCATGCCGGGCATGGTGACGGAGGTGCGGCCGTTGGCCATGTCCATCACCGGGATGGCGCCGGCCAGCGGGTCGCGCGCGTAGGGCAGCGGACCGGCGGCCGCCGGGGCCTGCGCCGGGGCGCCGCCGGCCGCGCCGAGCACGGTCTTATAGGCGGCCTGCAGCTTGTTGACGTAGGCCGGGTCCTCGGCATAGCCGCCGGCCTTCAGGGCGGTGGCGAACTTGCCCATGTCGCTGCCGGCGCCGACGGCGCCCGGATAGCGGCTGTTGACCAGGTTCACGTACTGGTCGGCGAACTCGTGCGGGCTGGCGTACTGGGCGTACTGGTCGCGCGAGCCGGTCATGTTGTCGGTCGCGGCCACGCCGGCCTGGCCCTTGACGGCCTTGATGTTGCCGAGGTTGTTGGTGCCCGGGATCACGCTCTTGCCCCAGCCCGTCTCGTGGCCCCACTGGGTCAGGAGCAGGTTCGGGTCGACGCCGAGCTTGTCGCCGGCGGCCTTGGCCGCTTCGCCGTACTGCTGCACGAAGGCGGCGACATTGGCGTTGCCGCCACCGCCGGCGCTGGCGCGGGCGGCCTCGGCCACCGGACCGCCGGCTTCCTCTTCTCCCTGCAGCTGGGCCAGCATCTGCTGGTAGCGCTCGTGGATGCCGTCGCGCTGCTGCTGGCGGGCGGTGAAGGCGTCGACGCGCTTCTGGTCGTCCTCGCTGAGCGGCACGCCATCCTTGACCACGATCTGGCCACGGTCGCGCGTGTCGTAGGTGGTGGTGCCGGTGTTGTGGTCGACCGTCTGGTAGTAGGCGGCGCGCGGGTCGGACGCTTCCTCGTTGTCGATCGCGCCCAGGGCCTCGTCGCGCGCGGCGGCAGCCATGCTGCTGTAGTCCGGGCGCGGCTGGGCCATGGCCGGGGCCGGAGCGGCGGCCGCCGGTTTCGCGGCCGGCTTCTCGGCCGGGGCGGCGGCGGGCTTGGCGGCGGGTGCCGCGGCCGGGGCGGCGGCGGGCTTGGCGGCAGGCCCGGCGGCCGGGGCGGCCGGTTTCTTGCCGCTGCCGAAGGCCTCGCTGGCCGCGTGGCCGATCTCGTAGGCGGCGCGGCCGCCCAGGTAGGCGGCGGCGATCGGCTTGGCCGGGGTGAAGCTGGCCACGCCGGCGATGGCGTCACCGACACCCCATGCGGCGCGGCCCAGGTCGCCCTGGCGGATGCCCTCGTAGGCGTTGTAGGCGCCGTCGCCGATGGCCAGGGCGCCGGTCGCTTTCAGCAGTTTCATGCCGGCCGGCTTGAGCTTGTTGCCCAGCGCGGCCCAGTCTTCGCCCGAGCCGAGGATCTTGCCGGCGTACTTGCCGATCACGCCCGGTTCGGCGGCGCCGGCCGCGCCCGGCGGCACCGGGTGCAGGCCCACGCTCTGGCGCAGGCTGGCCACGTTCGGGTTTTGCGGTCCGACGTTGGTCGGGTGCGCGGCCATGCGGTCGGCGGCGGCTTTCAGGTCGGCCTGCGCCTGGTTGGCGTTGACGGTGATGCGGTCGCGCAGGCCCGGGTTCGGCACCGTGGCGTCACCCGCGCCGTTGACGACGGAGACGCCAGGGCGCACCGGCGGCGCGCCTGGCTTGCTGTACGGCGCCTTCGGTACGGCGGCCGGATCGGCGGCCGGGGGCGTGGCGCCAGGACCTGCAGGGACCATCGCGCGCGAAGCGCTGGGCGGCGTGGCGCCGGGGCCGGACGGCACCATGACGCCGGGGCGCGGGGTGCTGGCCGGCACGAGCGCGCGCGAGCTGCTGGGCGGGACCGCTGCCGGACCCTGCGCCACCGGCATGGTGGTGCGCGGCGCGCCGGGCGCGGCGGCATTGCCGGCGCCATCGACGCGGATGCTGGCCGGCGACGGCGCGGCAGCGGCGGGCGCCGGGCTGGCCGGGGCCGGCAGCTGCGGCGGCGCGCCAGCGGCCTGCTGGGCGGCCTGGGCGATACCGCCTCCCATGCGCTGGCGCAGGGCCTGGTCGGCCGCGCTCGGGGCCGCGCTGGCGCGCGCCTGCAGGCGCTCGCGCAGCGGCGAGGCGGCCGGCTCGGCGGCCGGGGCGGCGGCGTTGCCGTTCAGGCGGGCCTGCACGGCTTTCGCGTCGGCCTGCGCGTTCAGCGAAGTCTTCGCCAGGTCGTCGCGCAGCGCCGGGTTGACGTTGCCCGGGCGGACGACATCGGTGAGCGTGGGCGGCTTGAGGCGGTCGGCCACGGCACGCGCCTGGGCCTGCTGCTGCGGCGCGGCGTCCGCGATGCGCTGACGCAAATTCGGCTGCTGGCTGGTGGGTTCGAGCAGGTCGTCGGGATTCGGCATGGTCGTGGTCCTCGGGTTACGCTTTGTGGTTGTAGATGTCCTGCGTGGTCGCTTCGTTGCGCTTGCTGACGCCGTACGAGCGGGTATTGCGGTTGTCGACGCGGCTGTCGTACATCGACGAGTGCGAGACCACTTCGGAGGTGGAGTGGTTGACCGACTCGCTGACGGTCTCGTTGTCGCTGTAGGTCTGGCTGGTGTTGTAGCTGGACACGCCGCCGCGGGTGTCCGAGGTCCCGGCCGAGAAGTTGGTCGCGTTCGAGACCGAGATCGAGCTGCTGTTGCTGGTCGACTTGGCAGTGGTGTTCGAGACGCTGTAGCTGCCCGAATTGCTGACGCTGCCCGACATCGAGGCCGAGACGTTGCGCGCACTCATCGCGGCCGAGGCCAGCTGCGACGACAGCTGCGCCGCGGCGCGCAGCGAGGCCTGGGCGGTATCGGTGCGCGCCTGCTCCAGGCGCTGGGTGATCGAGGCGGCATTGATGGCCAGCTGGGCGCGGCTGGCGTAGACACGGGTTTCCAGGTTCTCGACCTCGCCCTTGGTGGTGGCCTGCTTGTTGATCACGCGCTGCTGGGCCGCATAGGCGTCGACCCGGCTGTTGAACAGCTCGGCGGTCGCGCTCAGGCGCGTGCTCTCGGCGCGGGTCGCGGCCTGCGCGGCCGCGATCTGGCTCTTGTAGAGTTCCAGCGGGAACTGCTGCAGCTGGCGGAAATTCATGCCCGCTTCGGACAGCTTGCCGTCGGCCAGTACCCGGAACGCCTCGACCTGGCTGGCGTACCCGGCCACGCGGGCGGCGAACAGGTCGGCCTTGCCGGATTCCTGCTGTACCTGGGCCAGGTAGCCCTGCACGGCCAGGGCGGCGCCCTTGGCCTGCGCGGCGGCGCCGTCGATCGCGCTTTTATACAGTTCGGTGCGGTTCTTGTTGTTGGCCACGGCCAGGCTGACGGCGGACACGCGCGCGCGGTACACGTCGGCGATCACTTTCAGGCTGTCGACCTGGGCCGCATACTGCTGGGCCAGCTGGAGGTTGAGCTGGCCGCGTGCCTTCACCGCTTCCAGCTCGGCCTTGTACACGTCGAGCTGGGCCAGCACCGCCTGCAGGCGGGCCTTGAACACCTCGGCCTTGGCGCCGAAGGCCTGCACGTCCGCCTGGTACAGCATCACCCGCGCATCGAACAGCTGCATGCTTGACTCGACGCGGTATTTCGCGGCGTCGAGCGCGCGCTGCCGGACCTGGTTGAACAGGTTGATGAGCTGGGTTTCCAGCTGCATCGCGTTCGAGAACGCGAAGGCGAAATTGGCCTGCTGCATGCGGGCCTGCGCCACCATGGTCTCGCGGCTGGCCTGCACGTCCTGTTTCAGGCCGGCGTCCAGCGCCGCCTGCACCAGGCGCAGCAGTTCCCCGCCGGGCAAATTGAAACCGCGCGCGGCGACCTGCTGGGCTGCGGCGTCGGTCGCGCTCCAGGTGGCGGCCACCTCGTCGTCGACGGCCTTGTCCCAGATCCGCTGCTCGACCTCCTCGGGCAGCGCCGAGAACCCGCCCTGCACGAACGTCAGCAGGCGGTTGTTGACGCTGGCCAGCAGCTCGCTGTGGTACTCGATTTCGTTCCAGGTGAACTGCAGGTCCGGCACCATGGGCGCGGTCGGCGCCTCGCCGGCGAAGGTCGGCACCTCGTAGGTGGGCGCGTCGGGCAGGTTCAGGGACACCAGGTCGGGCACGGCCGGCAGGGTGAAATCCGGTTCGACCGGCGCCTGCACGTCGTCGAGCACCGGCGCGTCGGGCACCAGCGCATCGAACGGGTCGGGCAGCGGCACGTCGATGAGAAGCGGCGGCACCAGGTCGTAGGCGGGCGGCGTGCCCACGTCCAGGCTGGCGGCGGCCGGCGCGTCCGGCGCCTGCGGCAGCTCCGGCATCTGCAGCGCCAGGGCCGGCTCCTGCGGCAGTGCGGCGGACGGCGCCACGGCGATCGCCGGGATGTCGATGTCGGGCGGAACGATCGGCGGGATCTCGATGTCGAGCGTGGCCAGCGCCTCGATCGCGGCGATGCCGCCGGTCTGCGCCAGGTTGGCCAGCGCCTGCGACTCGCCCAGGACGGTGGTGACAAGCCCGCTCGCAAGCTTGATCTCGGTCGGTTCTGGAACGTTGGTCATGGTGCGCCCTTCAGTCGGAGTGGACGGTGCGGTCGATGCACTCCCTCGACTCCGAGAAGTTGTCGGACAGGCTCGACGTGATCGAGTTGGTGAAGTGCGAGGTCATCGAATTGCCGGTGGTGTTGCTGTAGGCGACGGATTCGGACTTGCTCGTGCCCTTGTTGCGGTGGCGCCCGGAGCTGTTGGAGACCACGTTGTTGGAGGTGCTGCCCGAGATCTGCGTGAAGCTGGTGTTGAGGCTGCTGCTGGTGCTGGTCGAGTTGACGGCGGCCTGGCTGTCCGAGTGGCTGCTCGATTCGCCGTGGCTGTTCGACACGCCCATGCTGCCGCTCTCGGAGATCGAGGCGTGCACGCTCTGGGCGGCAACGGCGGCCGCCGCGATCTGGCCTGCGAGCTGGCCGGCGGTGCGCACGTTGTTCTGGACCGTCGCGGCGTAGGCTTCGGCGCTGGCCAGGTTGGCGCGGCCGGCGTCGAGCAGCGCAGTCGCGTCGGCCAGCGCCCGCTCGGCGTTGGCCTGGGCCACCCGTACCTTGGCGTCGGCCAGCTCGGTCTTGACCGACTCGGACGCGACATAGGCGCGGATCTTGGCGCCGTACACGCTGGCGGACGAGCGCAGCTGCTCGACGGTCGCTTCGCTGGCGCCGCGGTAGGCGTCGATCCTGGCGCGAAACATCTCCAGCGGGTAGTCGCCGGTCTGCTTGAGCTGCAGGTCCAGCACCCCGACCTTGGCTTTCACCAGGGCGTCGAACGCGCCGACCTTGGAACGGTAGCTGGCCACCTGCTTCTCGAACATGTGGGCGCGTTCGACCTGGGCGCGCACGGCGCCGCCGAAGGCCTCGTACTCGCTCTGCTTGGCCGTCACTTCGGCCTGGTACGCCGAGATCCGGGCCTGGTACTGGTCGGCGCGCGCCTTGTTGGCGTCGGTCAGTTCGCGCGCCGCCTCGACCTGGCTGCGGTAGGTGTCGGCGATCACGCGCACGCCGCCGATCTGGGCCTGGTAGATGGCGATTTTCTGGGCGTTGACCTCGCCGCGCGCGATCTGGGCCTCGATCTGGGCGCGGAACACCGAGATTTGCGCGAGGGCGCTGGTGAGCCGGACCTTGAACACCTCGGCCTTCATGGCGAACGCGGCCACGTCGGCCTGCATCAGTTTGACCTGGGCGTTGAAGATGGCGATCTCGTGGGCCAGCATGGCCTTGGCCGCGTCCAGCGCGCGGGCCTGGGTGGCGTTGTGCTTGTCGATCAGGCGCGACTCCAGCGCGATCGTGCTCTCCAGCGCGAAGCGCAGGTTCTGCTGGGCCAGCTGGGCGCGCTCGACGGCGACGGCGCGGGCAAAGCCGCTGGCGCGGGTCAGGCCGCCGGACAGCGCCTGCTGCACCATGCGGTCCAGGGTCGCGGCCGGCATGGCGAACCCGCGCGCCTGCAGCACGCGCGCCGCTTCGCCGGTGGCGCGCGCGGTCAGGCGGGCTTCGCGGGAGGCGGCGCGGCTCCAGATGGCCTCTTCGACATCGGGGCGCAGGCCGGTGGCGTGCTCGTCCATGATGAGGCCGGCCAGCGCCGAGGTCATTTCGGTGAGCAGCTGGGACTGGTAGGCCACCTCATCGTAGGCGAATGCGACCGTCGGCAGGTCCGGGCGCGCGCCCAGCTCGGCCTCGAACAGCGGCAGGGTGAGCACCGGCGGGTCGGGGATGACCAGCTCGGCCAGCGTCGGCGCGGGTGGCAGGATGAAGTCGGGCGGCGGCGGCGCCGAGACCGGCAGCAGGTCCGGGGCGGCCGGCAACAGGATCGTTGCCGGGTCGGGCAGCGCCAGGTCGGCCAGGGTCAGCTCGCCGGCGTCGTAGGCGGGCACCTCGGGCATCACGAACGGGGTCGGCGTGGCGGTTGCCGGGGCCTCGGGCAGCGGCGGGAACGCCGGGGCCAGGTCGAACCCGGCTGGTGCTTCGACCGCGTCCGGCAGGTCGACATCGGTGCCGGGGTGCAATGGCGCCGTGATCGGCGTGAACCCGTTGGCCAGGTCCGCCAGCGACACCAGATAGGTCATCGCGGCCGACATGCTCACCGAGGCCAGTCGGCCAGTGCTCGTCATCACATTCGCCACGACGCCGGGGGCATCGCCGGTGCCCCAGTTTGCATCGGGGATCGGCTGCAGCTGGTAGTCCGGCAGGGTCGGCGCAGTGGGCGCGTCGGGCAGGTCGGTCGGCGCCGGGAGCGGCTCGAACGGCTCGATCAAGGACAGGTCGGGCAGGGGCGGCAGGGCCGGCAGGTCCGGGATCGGCGGCGGCGCCGGCGCGGCCGGCAGCTGGGAAAAGTTGACAGAGAATGAGCAGCTCATGATGGTTCCTTGTCAGCAGCAGTCGGAAGTGGACGGCGGGTCGTCGAAGTAGACCGAGGTGCCGGTGGCAATGGTGTAATTGTCGTAGGTGGCCCAGACCGAGACGCCGATGCTTTGGTTGCAGGCGTCCCGTTCGATGTACTTGTACGGGTAGTACCAGGCCAGTTCGCGCACGTAGGGACTCCAGAACCCGCCCTCTTCATAGGTCGGGTCCTCGATCCAGTCGTACTGGTAGTCGTCCATCGAACCGAGGTGGGGGACCGGCTCGACCGTCCCGCCCATGGCGTCGTAGCGCCAGATGTAGTTCTTGCTGGTGTCCGCGAAGACGGCCACGCAGCCCTCTTCGCCGCCGGGGTCGCTGATGAACACGTTGCCGTACACGCCGGCGGTGGCCGCCTCCATCACCTTCCACAGGGCGCGCCCGGCGTACTCGGGCCAGGTCTCGTCGCTGGGCTGGGAAAAGGGGTGGAAGCCGAAGTAGATGTACAGCGATCGGCGGGTGTCGTTCTGGTAGGAATAGACGCCGCCGCCCAGGATCGGGTACAGGTTCGCCTCGTCGTGGCCGATCCAGCGCGCGTTGTAACCGTTCACGTCGATGGCGATGAAGCTGGGGGCGAAGTTCGGCCCGATCGGGTTCGGCCCGCCGATCGGGCTGCAGGCGCTGTGCCAGTCGCTGCCGTAGGGCACGTTGGCGTACAGGTCGTCGTTCGATTCGGCGATCGTGGTCGAGAAGTGGAACGTGGTCGCGCTGTCGCCGCGGCCGAGCCGCACCTCGACTTCCATCTGCAGGCCATTGGTCGTGCTGACCGGCGCCATGAACGAGGCATAGTCGCTGTGTTCGCTGCGGCGGTTCAAGCCGCTCTCCTCGTCGTCCTTGGTGTCGTACAGCGGGATCTTCTCGCCGGCGCGGCGCGAGGCAATCTCCGGCGTGTGGTCGTAGGAGTGCAGCGCCAGGATGTATTCGCCCGACAGCACGCGGGTCTGGATGCCGAAATCCCGCTCCAGGCACTTGCGCACGCCCTGCATCGCAGGCCGGTTGTCGCAGGGGTCGATCTGCTCGTCCTCGTCCGGGTCGAGCGTGTAGACGATGTCCCACAGCGGCAGCGGCTCGTTGCGCGTGGTGTGCCGGTCGCCGACGCTGCGCACGCCGTCGCCGAACTGGGTGTCGGACAGCGGGTCGTAGCCGATCCACTCGCCGGTGAACGGCCAATCCCACTGCATCGGCAGCGACTCGCAGCGCAGGCCGTTGCCCGACACCGCCATGATGCCCTCGTCGTTCATCCAGACGGGAATCGCGTGGGTGCCGCGGATGATGTGGGTCTCGGCGTGATCGTTGCCGTCGTCGATCCGGTCCCGGTAGCCGTCGTACATGATCTGCACAGCCTGGTCGAGGGTGTCGCCCCCGTAGGTTGCGAACCCGATCTCCCAGTCGTCCCCGGCGCCGGACAGGAACAGGTTGGTGGCAGACCAGAAGTCCTGGCTGCTGATGATGCCGCGCAGCGGCAGGCCGCTGTCGGCGAATTCCGGCCCGGTGTCCGGCTCGATCATGATGGCGCTGGGCGTGTACCAGCGCACGCCGGAATTGAGGTAGCGGATGCCGACCCACATGTAGGGGCTGGTTTCCTGGCGCTTGGGTTCCTCTTCCTCGGGTTCGACCTGGCGCTCGGCCAGGCCCGGCAGCGGCACCTCGGGCGGGATGTAGCCGCCTTCGGCCGTGGTGTGCAGGGTCGCGCCCGGGGCTTCGCCGCCGGTCTCGTGGCGCTCGCTGCGCGTCTCCTGCTTCGCGCTGGTGTAGGGGCTGTCGATGCGCAGCACATGGCTGCCGTTGTTGGTCGTCACCGTCAGCCGGCTGCCGTCGGGCATGGTCTGGTGCTGCTTGTAGAAGCCGCCCGGCTCGCCGGCGGCGATGCGTTCGTCCACGCCGTTGATGGCGAGCATCTTGCCGAGCAGGCGGCGCCCTTCCCGCTCGTAGGTCTTGCCCAGCTCGATGTTGCCCGAGATCTGGATCGGCAGCGGGCCGGTGTAGATCGGCTCGCTCATACGCTCCTGCCCAGCGGGTTGACGTTCAGCTGCATGCTGGCCAGGTCGAACCGGCCGCCGTTGACGTTGGCCAGCTTCCAGGCCCAGTAGTTGCCGTCGACGCCGCGTCCGAACTTGACGCGCGTGCTGTGGATCGCGTCCGGGATCTGGCGCGGCACCAGGCGGTAGGTGTACTCGTGGTGCTCGTCGGTGATGAGCGTCATTTCCATCTCGCCCTGCGAGCGGTAGCCGACATAACCCGCCTCGATGCGTTTTCTTTGCGGCACCGACAGGTCGCTGGTGCCGGAGACGATCGAGGCCGCGATCGGTGCGCCCAGGTCGGTGTCGCCCATCAGGGCCACGATGCCGTCACTGGTGGCGGCCAGCTGCATGCTGGCGAACTGGGCGAAGCTGTTGGCGGCCACGCCGTCGTAGCGCACCACGCCTTTCAGGCGCGTGTTCAGGACCACGGCCACCGTGTGCGGGCGGGTCAGCGTCAGGGTGAAGGCCCCGGCGCCGCCCATCTGGAAGGCCGGCAGGACGATGGTGGCGTTGCCGATCGCCTCGTCGTGGCTGCCCGCGCCCACCTCGAACAGCGGCAGGGTCAGCAGCGCCGTGGCGGTCTGGCCGGTGCCGGCGGTCGCGGCCAGCGCGAACCTGTCGAGGGTGACATTGCCCTCGATCAGGGCGTCGGCGCCGCCCCAGGCGTTGACCTGCAGCAGGCCGAGGGTGATCTGGCCGTCGGCGCTCGTGTCCTGCAGGGCGGTCGAGCCGTTCCTGAACGGCAGCAGCGCGACGTTGGCGCTGGCCACGGTGCCGGCCAGGCCCGACGCGGCGAGCGCGAACGGTTCGGGCTGCATGGTGGCGTTGCCGCCGCCGGTGGCCGAGACCTGCGGCGCGGGCAGTTGCAGCAGGGGCGCTGCGATCAGGGCGCCGGCCCCGGCGGTGCCGGCCAGCTGCGGGAACGGCAGGGCCAGCGGCGGCTCCAGCGAGCCGGACAGGCCAAAGGCGGGCATCGCCAGGCGGCCGGCGATCGTGCTGCCGGCTTCCATCGTGCCGGCGGCGCCGAAGGCGGGCAACTGCATGCCGTCGGCCATGCCGGCGTTGGCCAGGCCAAAGGAGGGAAGCGTCAGGCCGGACGGGTAGCCGTCCAGCCGGGCGCCGATCGTGCCGGAGGCGTCGACCGCGAACAGCGGCAACGGCAATGCCGGTTCCAGGGAACCTTCGAGCAGGAACGGAGTTTCCTGGCCGCTCAGGTCGCCCAGGTCGACATTGCCGTTGTTCGCCATGGTGGACTCCCCTTACGCGCTCGGCAGGGTGATCGGGAACGACGCGATGGTCTGCGTGGCGCCCGAGGTGACGGCGGTGCTCGACATGTTCAGCTGCGCGCCCGAGGTGGCGATCGCGCCGTCCATGCGGATCTGGGTGGCCGTGGTGTCCAGCGCGCCGGTATCGGCCACGCTGCCGGTGAAACGGAACCAGCCGGCGGTGCCGCTGGCGACCGCGACCCCGGACCAGACCTGGGTGTCCAGCTTCGAGACCACGCCGCCGCTGGAGGTGCCGAACTTCAGGCCGTTGGCGGCGGTGACGCCGCCGGCCATGGCGGCGACGGTGGCCGACAGGGTGGTGGTGTCGGCGGCCACGGTCAGGCCGTTGGCGGCCGCGCCCATGCCACGCGGGGCGCTGATGGTGACGACGGCGCCGGCGGCGGTGGCGGTGTAGTCCGGCACCGAGCGGGTGGCGTTGATCGCGGCGGCGACGGCGGCGGCGGTGGCGTTCAGGTCGGTATTGAACGGCACGCTGCCATCCATGATGGACACGCCGCCGACAGTGACGCCGTTGACGGAACCGGCCGAGCCGGACAGGGTGACGGTGCCGGTGGCCAGCACTTCGGCGGTGCGCGCTACCGAGATGGCGGTGATGGTGGCGAGCAGGGTGCCGGTCGGGGCGCTGTCGGCGGTGGCCGGCTGGGCGCCGGAATAGATCTGGATCTGGCCGTCCTGGAAGGCCGATTTGAGGGAACCGGCGCCGTTGATGTAGTCGCGGGCGGCAGTCGAGAGGCGCAGCGTCATGGTGAATCTCCTTGGGTCAACCCCGTCAGCGGGGCAAAAAAAAAGCCCCGCGGAGGCGGGGCTGCTTGGGGAAAGCGGGATTACTGTGAAGAAAAGGCCAGTTTTCGTGCGAAAACGGGCACTTAACCGGGTGGCGCGGATGTGCTAGGCGTCGAGGGTCAGCAGGTACTGGTGCGCCTTGCCGGTGCGCAGCAGGGCGGCGCCCTGCCCGGCTTTCGGCAGCGTGTAGGTGTCGACGGTCAGGTTCAGCAGCGTGCCGTCCGGCATGCCCAGCACGATGCCCTGCGGGGTGGCGAACATCACGCCGCGCTGGCCGGCCAGCTGGTCGTTGCCCAGGATGTCGCCGATGTCGCCAAAGGCGACGGTGCCGGCGATCGGCGGGCCGTCCAGCTTTCGGACCAGGGCGTTGTCGGCGAAACTGGCGCCCGAGAGGAACCAGATCGCGCTGGCCGTGCCGACGAAGATCCCGGATTCGACCGGCGCCAGCAGCAGGATCTCGCTGCCGTCGATGGCGCGGTAGTCGCGCAGGTCGCAGTGTTCGTAGGACAGGGCGGTGGTGGCGAACAGGTGCTCGCCGACGGCGATGTAGATCCGGCCCCGGTACAGGGCCAGCGCACGCCCGGCGGGCGGCTTGTCCAGCCACTGGGTGGCCAGCGGCAGCGAGCGCGGGCCGCCGGTATAGATATAGGTGCCGGCCACCACGTCGGCTTCTCCCGCCTTGAACAGCGTCTCGCCGTCGGCCTGGGAGAGGTACAGGACGGCGCGCACGATGCCCGGGTCGGACGGCACGTCCCAGGTGAACACGACGCCGGCATTGTCCGGCAGGTCGATCCGCACCGGCAGGCCGGTGCCGGATTCCTGGCCGTCCTCGCGCAGCAGCGTCATCGCGCACAGGTACACGCCGGCCGGGAGCTGGCCGGTGGTGACGGCGGCCGCCACGCCGGTTGCGGCCAGCGGGATGCCCCAGCTGCGCACGTAGCCGTCCTCGTAGACCGCCGAGGTCAGTCCGTTGCTGTGGTAGACGCGGTTGCCGACGGTGACGTAGGCGATCGGCACGTCGTCCAGGCCCATCGCCACGGCGGTCGGCGTCATGCTGCGGTCGAGCCGGTACATGGTGCCGTCCTGGACGAACAGGCAGTTCGATCCGTCCGAGTAGAGCGAGTGGGCCGGACCCGGGATCAGGAGGCTCTGCCCGCCGCGGCGCGAGATCCGGCCGCTGTCGTCGATGTCGACGTTGACGGCGTCCGCCAGGTCGACGAACGGGTCGTCGCGGGTGGGCAGCGCCTGCAGGCGCTCGTGCGCCTCGGTGTTGACCACGCCGCGAAACCCGGTGATGAGGACGGGTTTCACTGGACGGCCCAGAGGACGGTGAGGGTCCACAGGATGCCCAGCAGCACGCCGCGCCAGAACGCGCACACCGGGCAGCGGGTCGCCACCGGCAGCGTCACGTCCCAGACGAAGTCCAGGACCTTGTCGACCGTGCGGTCCCAGGCCTTAGCGAGTCGCGCGAACATAGGCGTTCCAGAGCAGGATGAGGAACACGGCCTGTTCCAGGGTGCAGCCACAGTTCTTCTTGGGTCGTAGTACCGCTTGCATGGTGTTCCTCCTTGGGTGGGAGCCTTCTGTCAAATTTGACGGAAGGCCTGGGTCAGTAGGTGCCGTCGTCGTTCAGCTGTTCGTGGGCGATCCAGTTCTCGTCGATGGCGGACGATTTCTTGCCGAACTCCTGCTCGAACAGGGCCAGGCTGTCGGCCGCCTTCTTCGGGTCGTTGGCCTGGCTGTCCTGCTTGCTGTACGCGCGGTACAGCATCCAGTAGCGCAGCGAGCGGTGAAAGCGCGGGGAGATCTCCGGGCTGTCCTCCAGGCTCGCCATTTCGACCAGCGGGGTGCGCACGATGGTCAGCAGCAGCATGTCGTCTTCGGCGGGGGCCGGGTACAGCAGGATCGCGCCGGTCTGGTAGTCGGTGACGAAGGCGCGCGGGGTGCCGGGCGAAGTGGCCTGCCAGTACGGATTCTGGTCGTCCAGGTCGCGCACCGTCATGCGCGCCAGCGGGCGGCGGTTGGCCAGGCTGGCGCGGCGCACGAACACGACCGCCGGGTCGAGCGCGATCACGCCGGCGTCGAGCGGGTCGACCAGCAGCTGGGTCAGCGCGCTGGTCGAATCGACCAGCAGGCGGGCGCGGCGGCAGGCCTCGTTCTCGGCGTCGTTGGCGAACTCGATCACTTCCTCGTCGCTCCACAGGTACGGTTCCGTGGCGTCGTCGGCCTCGTTGCGAAACAGCGTGATGAGGTCCTGCAGGGTCATGGCGTCACTCCTTCCAGTCGTCGTAGGCGCGCTTGATGGCGTCGAAGATCTCGCCGGGCGTGATGTCGACCTGGCACTGGGCCGCACCCGTCGCCTTGTCGGTGTGGCAGTGCGCCGAACCGTAGTGCAGCATGTGGCACGGCCAGCAGGCGGTGCCGGCCGGCGCCAGCGACTGGGTGTTGAACCAGTGCTTGGTCAGGTTTTCCACGCTGCTGTGCGAGAGCATGACGATCTTGGCCACGTCTTCCTCGAACGCGACGGCGTTCAGGACGCCCGTTTCCGGGCCGATGACAAGGTCCACCTTCTGCGCCAGCGCCAGCGTCTCGCGGATGGTCTGCTTGCCGGATTCGCGGTACACGCGCGGTTCCAGCTCCCAGCCGGCCTCCAGGATCTGGCAGGCCTCGTCGCCGGTGAAGATGATGACGGCCTCGGGGATCTCCAGCAGCACGCGGGCGATGACGGCGTCCATGTGCGGGGTGAACTTGTGGACCGAGGAACCGGCCAGCGCCCACATGATGGAAAACACCTGCGGGCCGCGCATGCCGATCAGGAGTTCGTCCGGGGCGCGCGCGGTCTGGATCGCGGTCAGGAAACCGCGCGCCTTGCCGGCTTCCTCGGGGGTGGCGTAGAAGCGCGCCTCCGAGTGGTACGGCAGCTCGGCCAGGAAACTGGTCCATTCGAGGTAGTTCTTGTTCAGCACCACCTGGCGCACGGCCTGGGGCCACATGTGGTTCGCGCGGCCGGGCATCGCCAGCAGGGTGCCCTCGATGGATTCGGAGAGCTGCACGAACTTGTCGAAGCGGCGGCCCAGCGCGGCCCAGAATTCCGGCAGCTCGTGGTTGGGAACCAGGTCGGGGTCGAGGATCAGCCAGTCGTCGACGTGCGGGTCGTGCTGGATGATGCTCTGGCCGGCCGGCGTGGTGTTGACCGTGATGTGGTAGCCCTGGCGTTTCAGCTCGGGCAGGATGTTCGACATCTGCAGCATGTCGCCGAAGCCGCCGAAGCGAGAGATACAGCAGGTCTTGACGGGTTTCGGCTCGTTGCAGCTCAGGCGCCAGTTCAGGCCTTCGAGCTTTTGCACGACAAGGAGAAAACTGTATTCCATGCCGCCGTCGCGGGTCTGGTTGACGATCACGTCGACGCCAGTCTGGCTGGCGGCCGCCACGGATGCGATGTGGGTCAGCACGTCGTCGGGGGCGAAATCGTGCTTGTGGTCGGGGTTGGCGCCCGGGGTGCCGATGCGGGGGTAGAGGTCGCGGTGCGGCAGGTACAGCACCAGGTAGCCGCCCGGCTTCAGGACGCGCCACCATTCGGCCAGCGCCTTTTCGGTGTCGACGATGTGTTCCAGCAGGTGCGAGGAGAACACGGCGTCACAGGCGGCGTCCTCGAAGTCGGACAGGTCGGCGCAGTCGTCGACCTTTACGTCGGGCTTGATCGGGATGCCGAAAAGCTGGGTGTCGGCGCAGCTGTCGACGCCGACCACGTGCGGCAGGACCTTGCGCGGACCGCACCCGAGATCGAGCACGGTGCCGCGCAGGTACTGCACTACGTCCCAGACCACCTTGCGGGCTTCGTCGCCCATCGGGTCATCCGGGCGCCAGCTCAAGCCGGCTCCTGCAGCTGGGCGTCGAGCTGGGAAGCGGCGCCCTTCTTCGGCTTGCTGGGCGCCGGCGCGGTGCCATCAAGCCAGGGCTTGCCGTCGGCGGTGAAGTAGTTGCCGCCCTGCTCGAAGTGGCGGCCTTCGCTGTCGTTCACGACCTGCGCGTAGGGCTTGTTGCGATCGAGTTCGGCCATGTGCTTACTCCTTGAAGCTGTGGCCGGTCTTGCCGAAGGTCGGGTCCGGCGCGTAGCACTGGTCCATCGGGTCGCTGGCGGTGTCGCCGACCGCGCCCATGCTGTTGGTGGCGTCGACGGCGATGCTCATGCCGCCCAGGTCGGTGTGGACGCCGGTCATGCCGGTGCCGGTGCCGCGATCGGGAACGGCGCGGGTGTCGCCCATGACGACGCCGGTGCCGTCCGGCTTGTAGTTCGATTCGGACATGCTGTTCTCCTGATGATTAACGTTCGCTGCCACGCGGGCGGCCGGCGAAGCCACCGCGCTCGCCGAAGATGTCGCCGACGTAGTTCTCGCCGTCGTCGGCGTTCTGCGGCAGCCAGTGCGGGACCTTCTCGGGCGCCGCGACCGTGCTGAAACCCTTGCCCAGATCGGACACGGACGGATCGTTGCCGGTGCCGGTGCCGCCGGTCAGGCCGTCGTTGGACGACTTGAGCGGGCCGCTTTTATTCAGCTCGCTGTTCTCGATGGTCATACGACCTCCATGTGGTACGCATCAAAAAAAACGCCCGCCCCACGCTAGGCGGGACGGGCGTTCATGGGCCGGACCTCTTACGAGGCCGAATCCCACTTGATGATGCGGGCGTTCTTCGGCTGGTTGTGGATCAGACCGAAGCCGCCCAGGTAGTACCAGGCGATGCCACGCGAGCGGCCGTAGTCGCTCGGGATCGCGCCGCGCATTTCCTCCGGGATGACGATGCCTTCGGCGACGGTGTCGTTACCGAAGAAGTACGCCCAGTTGGAGGCGCCCGAGGCCCAGGCGGCCTTGGCGATGTTGGTCTGCTCCACGAAGCGAACCGATTCGTAGCGGCCGATCTCGCCGTTGAGGATCATCTGGAAACCGGCGTCCACGTACTGGTGGACGGCTTCCAGGTCGTTCTTCAACTTGCGGAAGGTGGTCGGGTGTGCGAGGGAGATGTAGTCGTCGCCGGTGTACGGCGGGATGTTACGTTCCTTCATCACGTCCACGATCGCCTTGACGTGGTCCTTGCCCAGGGCGGCGTTGTTGGCCGCGGCGGCGGTGCCGTTGGTCGACAGCGTGACCGAGTTGGTCGAGGTGCCGCCGGTCGGGACCACGCGCAGCGGGGTCAGGTTGAACTGCGCTTCGGCCATGATGTCGAACGCTTTCTTGGCGTCGTTCTTCAGGACCTTGGCGATGATCTCCTTGACCGGCTGCTCCGACAGGTCGTCGAGCTTGGAGGTGTAGGGAACGCTGTTGCCGGCCTCCGTCACCGTCATCGTGCCCTGCGTGATGACGAAGTTGGTGGTCGGCATGGCGGTGCCCTCTGCCAGGGTGGTGCCCTGGGTGGCGACATCGCTGTAGACGTTCCAGTGGAAGGCCTCGCCGATGCCCTTGCCCTGCACGGCCGCGTCCTTGATGTCCGCGAACTGGCGGAACTTGGTCAGCGGCTGCACGGACATGCGCAGCACCTTCGAGAGATTCGGCGACCACATGTAGCCGCCGAGCGAATTGGTCAACCAGACTTGTCCTGCCATGATGATGCTCCTTGATTGTAAAAGATGGATTGCGCTTTAGCCACCGGCGCGTGCCGCCTTCATGGCGGCGATGATCGAGGATGCGTCCTCGGGCGCCGGCTCGTTGGGCGCGGTCTTGGTGTTGATCGACGCGACGTTGTCGATCGTCTTCTTTGCTTCCAGCTTTTGCGCTCGGGGATTCGTGGCCGGTGCTGGATCTTCGCGGCGGCCCGGTTCAGGCACGGCAGCACCCCATCCGAATTTGGTTGCCATCTGCTTGCTGACGGTATCGAGCGCGGCGAAGAAATCGGTTCCTTCTTCGGACTGCATGCGCTGGATCTTGGCCAGGGCCAGGGCTTCCATGTCGGGGTCTGCGTACATCTCGGGATAGTCGCGGCGATTCTGCGTCAGTACACTCTCTACGACGAGCTTCTGCTGCACGTGCTGCGTCACCGTCTGGGCGATCTGGTCGACATCGAGGATGGGCGCGGGCGCGGGGGCCTGCTGCCGTCCAGCCAACATTTCGTCGAGCTTGGTGAGCGCGTTGTCCTCGTCGCCCTCGAACAGGGCCTTGAGGAACTCCTTGCGGGCGGCGACGCTGTCGTCGCCTGCGGGATTCTGGGCTGCGGGTTGCTGTTGCAGCTGCTGCTGTTCGAGCTGCTGCTGCAGGTACTGCTGGTGCTGCTGCTCGCGCAGCAGGCGCTGGGCTTCGGCCTCCTGGGCCTCGCGCAGCAGGCGGGTCGCCTCGGCCAGTCGCTTGTCGGCGGTGGCGTTCTTCTGGTACTGGCGCACCAGGTCGTCGACCGGGACCTCGGCTTCCTCGCCGTCGATCTTGACCTTCACCTTGGCCGGCTGGCTGGCGGCCGGTTCCGGCTCGGGGGCCGGGTCGTTCATTTGCTGCTGCAGCTGGTCGGGCGCGGGTTCGGGCGCGGCGGCCGGCTCGGGTTCGTCCTCGGTGGGCAGTTCCCATCCGTTGGCCTTGGCCATTTCGGCCTGGTGGCGCGCTTCCAGGGCCTCCAGGGCCTCTTCGCGCGCGGTGCGCTGCGGGATTGCGTCGACTGCGGGTGCTGCGGGTGCTGCTGCATCGTTTTGCACGTCCGGTTGGATAGCGCTCATTGATTACTCCTGGGTCAGCGCCCGCGGGGTGCGGGCGAAAAAAAACCCGCCGGGCGGCGGGTAAAGCGGCTGGGGGCGCGCGTCTAGCGCACCACCCGGACCTCGCCCTCGGTTTCCAGCCAGACGCGGGCGCCGCACGAGAGCGGCTTGTCCGGGGAATAGACGAGGCGGGACGGCCCGAGGATCTCGACCTCGAACGCGTAGGTATTGCTCTTGTAGGTTTTCACGGTCAGCACCGGCTCCTGCTCGCTGGCCGGCTTGCCGATGTTGGCGCGGATCTTTTGCTGGTGGACGTGGATGATGGTTTTCATTCTTGTCTGATTAACCCTCGCTAAACAGGTCGGCTTGTGGCGGGAGCGCGTTGGCCGAAGCCCGCGCCTGTTCGTGCACAGCCTCGATGCGGGCGCTGGCGATCGCCACGTACTCGGGCGAGAGATCGAAACCGATGAAGGAAAAGCCTTCGAGGACGCAGGCTTTGCCGGTCGAGCCGCTGCCCATGAACGGGTCGAGCACCACGCCGCCCGGCGGCGTCACCAGCCGTACCAGGTAGGCCATCAGGTCGGTCGGCTTCACGGTCGGATGCGTGTTGCCTTCGCCGCGATCGGCCTTGCTGGTCTTGGCGCAGTAGAAGAACCTTGCCGCGCTGCCGCTGTCGGCGTGGAACGTGCTGCCGTCTTCGTCGATGTTGCCGGCGAAGGCGCCGTAGGCGTTGCGGCCCTTGTCGGCGCCCCGCTTGTGGACCGGCGCGGCGGCCCCAGCCTGGGCCGGGAACAGCGCTACCACCTCGGGCGAGCCGTCGTGGATCAGGTTGGCGGGCCAGCGGCCGTCACCCAAAGACCCACGACGCCGACTGGCATTGCCAAACATTGATGCGCTTCCAGTGGTGATTTCGGTTTCACCCGGACGGTGATTCGGGTCATTGTCATCAGTCGGCACCCGGCAACCGTCGATATTGAGCGCCCCGGTGCCGTGCGCAAGGACGTTTGCGGCCACGGTGCCGGCCAGCGGCTTGCGGGCGACACAGATCGGCTCGTGCGCGGGTTTCAAGGCGGTCCCCCAGCCTTCCCATTGGCGCGCGGCGTCAAGCGCGGAAGTCGTCGGCCCGGTGAAAAGCTGCTCAACGGCCTTATCCTCCAATGCTTTTGAAACATTTAGCGACTTCGGGAAACCCGACCCGTACACCCACATGATCTGATCGCGGACTTCGAAACCGGCGTCCTCGATCGCGCAGGTCATGCGGTGATAGGTGCGCGAGCCCGAGAACGCGAGCAGGTGCCCGCCCGGTTTCAACACGCGCAGCGCCTCGCGCCATATTTCGACACTGTAGGCGATGCCCGAGGCGTCCCAGCTTTTCCCCATGAATCCGAGTTCATAGGGTGGATCGGTGACGATCGCGTCAACCGACGCGTCCGCCAGTGTGCGGATCAAGTCCAGGCAATCGCCCTGGCGCAAGGTAACAGTGTTTATGGCGGCGCTCATTCGTGCAGCTCCATCAGGAACACCAGGCAGCATGCCGCGTGGGCCAAATGCGAGCGGCCCGATTCCGGGTCGATGTTCTCGCCCTGGCGCCAGGCCGACAGGTGGCGCATGGCGGCGGCGTAGTAGCGGTTCTCGGCGTCGGGTACGCGGCGCCAGTTGTCGTCGTCGTATTTCGCGGCGCCGAAGGTCAGCACATCGACGATCGCGTCGACCGGCGCCATCGGCAGCAGCTCGTAGCGCAGCTTGCCGGCATCGTTCTTGCGGCCGTCCGTCATTCGTCACCGAACGGGTAGATGAACACCGGGGAACCCTCGCCGACCCAGCTGCCGGCGATGTTGAAGTCGAAGTATTCCTGGGCGTCGTCCTCGTCCATGCCGTGGTGGTCCATCAGCGCCTGCAGCACCTTGTCCACGTCGTAGGCGGCCACGCGCAGGTTGATGCGCTCGGCGATGCCGATCACGCAGGCGTCGAACACCTCGCGCGGATCGAGCAGCATCGCTTCGTCGCCTTCCAGCAGTTCGTCGAGCATTGCGGTATCCATTACTCTCCTTCGCGTTGTTGCAGTTCGGTGGCGGCCGCTTCGCCGGCGATCTGGGCGTCGGCCAGCCACTGGGCGAAGCTGTCGGCGCGGCGCACCACCAGCTGCAGCTCGCGCATGCGGTCGATGTCGCTGGCGCTGCCGTAGGCCATCGCCTCCAGCGCGGCTTCCCTCTCCTGCTCGGCGCGGCCGATCAGGTACTGGCCGACGGCGGTCTCGGCGAAAGCGGCCACGTCCAGGCCGAACTGCACCGTTTTCAGTTGCTCGCGCACTTCCGGGGGGAAGCGGGAAAAGTCGATCTCGATGCTCATGCGCCGTAGTCCTGGACGAGTTTGTCGAAGTAGTCGCGGCCCAGCTGGGCGACGACATCGGCGGGGACCACGAAGTCGCCGCCGTTCATGCCGACCGGGTCGACATCGGCCACCGGGCCGGGTTCGCCCGGGACCGGGGTGTGCAGCTGCTGCACCAGGTGCTCGAAGAAGTCCTGTCCGATGGCCTGGACCACGTTGGCCGGGACGAGGTACTCGCCGTCCGAGACCTGGGCCGGCTGCTGGCCGTCGATGGTGGCCGGGATCGAGTCGGAGGTGCCGGTGCCCGGACCCTGGATCAGGCCACCGTCGGCGTAGCCTGGCGGCTGCTGCTGGCCGTAGACCTTCTGGGCGTATTCCGGGATGGCGTTGATCGCGGTGTCGAGCGTCGGGGCGTTCCTGGACAGCTTGGCCAGGCCGCGCTGGATTGGCGTGTGCATCGGTGCCTTGAGCAGCTTGTAGCCCGGCAGCAGGCCGATCGCGTCACCGGCGGCGGCCGCGATGTCGCCCTTGTGCAGGTCGCTGGCCACGTCCAGCGCCGAGGTGGCGACGTTCGTGCCCGGCAGCACATCGAGTGCCAGCTTGGTCTTCGGGTAGGCGTTCGAGAGCTGGTCGTAGCGGTCCAGGGCGCGGCCCGGCAGGCTGGCGACCTGGCGGGCGCTGCTGCTCAGCGCCGCCACGCCACCGTTCCAGGCCTGTTGCAATGGATTGGGCGCGTCGACCAGGCCGCCGTCGGCATAACCCTCACCTTGCGGGTACGGCAGGCGCGAGCGGCCGGTCAGGTCCTCGTTGGTGTCGCTGGTAAAACCGTTCAACTGGTTCGAGATCGGGTCCGGGACCCTGCCGCCCAGCTCGGCGCGGTAGAGGCGCGCGTTGTCGGCCTCGATCCGCATCCGGTCCATCTGGTCGGCGCGCTCGTCGGCGGCGTAGGACGGCAGCAGGCCGCCGTTGGCGTAGGCGGCCTGGGCGATCAGGTTGGCGCCAAGCGAATCCGGGCGGGTGGTCTCGATGCCGGCGTGTGCTCCCGTCCCTGCCGTCGGGGGCATCGACGGCAGGGGATTCAGGGTGGTCGATCCGCCACCGGGCATGAAGCCGACCCCGGTGCGGCGGTTCTTGACCGCTTCCAGCCCGAGGCCGGCGGCGGGTGCGCCCGGCATCGGGAAGTTCGGGTCGACGCCGCCAGGCGTCGGCGGGCGGTAGCCGGCGGCCTTCATCAGTTCGTCGGCGATCGGCGCCACGTCCGGCACCGCGGCGATCACCTCGGCGGTCTGCATGGCCGAGAACTGCGCCTCCGAACCCTTTTTCACGGCGTCGGCGGTGGCGACCCGGTCCTTGACGGCCATGCTGGCGACTTCGGCGTCGATCCTGCGGATCTGGGCCGCGATCAGGGCCGGGTCGGCCTTCTGCGCCAGCTGCTGGTTCAGCTGCTCGATCTGCTGCTGCAGCTGCTTGACCATCGGGTCGGTGCCGTCCATCTTGAAGAAGCGCGCGCCGTTCTTGTAGCCGAGCTTGCCGAACAGCTCCTTGACGACCTCTTCGATGTTCAGGCCCAGGTTCACCAGCGAACCGTTGGCCAGCATGTTGCCCAGCGCGTTCATGGCGTCGACGAACTGGCGCACCTGGTCGGCCGGGTTGACGGCGCCCATGCCGACGTTGACGTTCAGGGTCAGTTCGCCCATCAGGGCTTCGTCGGTGATCTGGTCGATGCCGAAGCGCTCGAACAGCTGCGCGCTCTTGCCGCACAGGGCCAGCACCGTGTCGTCGGTCTCGTAATACTGCTCCAGCAGCACCAGCTGGCGCAGCACCGGCTCGACCCAGGTTTCGACGAAGGTGCGCAGCTGGTAGCCGGAGACCTGGTTGGCGCCGGCGTCGAGCATCTGCATGCCGCCCACCGTCTCGTTCAGCTTCCTGTTGGACTGGACCGACGAGCCGGAGAAGGTGCCGGCCACGTCGTCGAAGTCCAGGTTCAGGACTTCCTGTTCCTTGTAGCTGGAGCCGGTCACGTCGTTGAACTCGACGACCTTCACGTCGTCGATGTCCTGCACCAGCGTCACCGAGCCGGGCACGTTCCGGGTCACGCTGCGCAGGTCGACCTGTTTATTGCGGCGCGCAAAGTACCGCTTGTTCATGGCCAGCTTGACGTTGTCGATGCGCTGGTTGGCCACTTCGTTGATCTCGGCCTGCACGTCGCGGGTCAGGCGCGGCACCGACGACGGATAGAGCTTGTGCGCTTCGAGCACGGCGCAGCCCATGGCGTACGGGCGGCGGCCGTGGAAATACATGTCCTTCAGCGGCACCGGGTCGGACAGCAGGTGTTCGCAGCCCAGCGTGTAGTAGCAGTAGTCGACGCCCTCGACCTCGACGATGTTCTTGTGGACCCAGACCACCGAGTAATTGTTGTTGGCCTGCTGCTGGTACTTGCTGTCCGGGCGCGGTGCCTCGCGCTGCAGGCGGATGGTGTCGCCGTAGGTCTTGGTGGCGCCCATGATGGTCGCTTCCGGCAGCTGGTTCCACTTCGGCTCGCCGGTCTTGGGATCGACGTTGCGCATGCGCGCCTTCACGTCCTTGACGTACATCGGGATCAGCTCGATCACGTAAGGGCTGGTGTTGATTGGGTCGGTCCAGTCGGCGCCGGGGTCCAGGCGCAGGTTCTCGACCGGGATCAGGCGGATCGCGGGGCGGTCGATGCCCTTGGCCTCGTTGTATTCCCAATACTGGTAGCTGGCCACCACGCCCACGGTCTGGGCGTCCTGGTAGGCGCCGACCAGGGTCAGGAACCACGGAATGGACTTGGTCAGGCGGTACTGCAGCAGCTCGCCCATGACGGCGGCGGCGGCCTCGTGCTCGGCGCTGTCGGCATCCTCGGCGGTGACGGTGACGACATCGTTGGAGGCGAAGAAGGCCTGTGCTGCGGCGGCCTCGTTTTTCCTGATCGTGGTGCGGGTCTTGGGCCGGAACAGTTTCGACCTGCCCTTGTTGGCCTCGGCCAGGTATTTACTGCCGGTCGGGTGCTGGCCCTGGAACTGGCGCAGGTCTCCCTCGACCTGCGCGCGCACGGAACTGTCGAACCAGTTCGAGGACGCACTGTAGGCGTCACGCGCCAGGCCGACCCAGTCGGTCGGATTCGGGGTTGGGGTCTGGTCGTCCATGTCGGGGCCTTGGGTGTTAGCGGTGATACAGGTAGTCGCCGGCGAAGTTGGTCTTGAGCTGGGCGAACTGGGCCTCGTCGAAGCGGCCGCGGGTCAGGTTGTAGCGCTCCAGGATCTCGCCGCCGGCGCGGATCACGTCCTTCTTGAAGTCCGAGGCCGAGAACATGTTCTTGAGTTTCAGCCTGAAACCCATGTTCCCCGACACCAGCACCAGGAAGATGTCGGCCATGCCGGTCCTGCCGCTGACCTGCACGCCCCACAGGTGGCCGTGGTAGTGGCTGTGCAGGGTGTCGGCGATCTCCTTGGCCAGCAGCATGTCGTTGGCGCAGGTCGGGTCGGCGTCGTCATCCAGGCCGACGAGGATTTTGCTCATGTGTGGGTCCTTCGTGGTCAGTCGTAGCTGTCCGGCTCGCATTCGAGCTGGACCAGGCGGGATTTCTCGGCGTCCGACAGCCACAGGTACTGCTCGAACGAATACAGGGCGCGGATCGACTCGGGCAGGGCCTGGTAGTCGCGGTAGGACAGGCTGGTCTGGTCCATGGTCCTAGCGCGGGCGCGGCACGATGGCGAACTGCGGGCCGGTCGAGTAGTCCGGTTTCGTGGGCCGCGCGTCGAACATGGCCCAGGCGATGTCGGCCTGCGGGTAGCCGATGTCGACCGCGGCGGCCAGCGCCGGCTGCATGTTGGCCGGATAGCCCTGGGTCGAGTCCGGGTAGCCGTCGATGTCGCCGGGCAGCAGGTTCGGCGAGCTGGCGGTGGCCAGGCGCTGCGGCGAGTTGCACGGATACTGGCTCATGGTGGCCGGGATGGTCGCCGCCATGCACTGGCCGATGGTGGTGTAGTACGGCGACGTGGAGCTGTCGCGGGCGTTCAGGTCGTAGTTGGCGGCGTCCATGATGCAGGTGCCCTCGCCGACGATGCGCGAGACCTGGAACTTCGCCTTCCACATCAAGAGGCGCTTGGCGGCGCTGTTGTCGAGCAGCTCGACGGCGTGCCTCAGGGCCTGGGTGAAGAAGTCGTCCTGCCACGGCGCCATGCCGCGCCCGTTGTTGTAGGCGAACGCGCTGCCGGTGATGATGCCCAGCACGTTGTCGTTGCCGTCGGTGTATTTCTGGTTGTACCAGGCGAAGTTCGTGCCGATCCAGTAGTCGAAGTGGGACTTCAGCGGGTGGTCGTCCGGCGTCACGTAGGCGCACTCGGCCAGCGAGCGGATGTTCCAGCCCTGGCCGCGCACCTGGTCCGGCGAGATCAGGCCCTGCGCCTTGTTGCGGTAGTACGGGTTGGACTGGTAGATGTTCGCGGCGCACCAGAAGTGCAGGCCTTCGAGGTAGTACAGGTCCGCCGTCAGCAGGTACGGCAGGTAGAACACGCCCGGCTGGTGCGACGAATCCCAGTGCGCCTGGGTGACGGTGGAGAGCGCAGGCAGGTGCTCGTTCTTGCCGGTGGTCGGGTTGATGCCGTCGCTGCCGCCGCCCAGGACCGTGGCATACGGGAAGTTCAGGACCGACAGCGGATAGCCGGCGCCCGGCCCGGTGCTGTCGTCGCGGCGGCAGGCCGGCCAGGTGCCGCCGGCGTCGGCGTTGCCCAGGGCGATGTCCTTGGCGCGCTTGTCCATCGACAGGATCAGGGCGACGTGGGTGTCCGGCATGATGCCGATGTCGGCGCGCCCGCCGGTGGTTTCCATCGCCGGCAGCAGGCTGCCGGTGCCCATCGGCACGAACTTGCCGTTGCCCAGCGCGGTCGCGTAGCCGGCCAGCAGGGATTCGGAGATCCTGATGCGCTGGTCGTAGTTCGGCACGGCCCTGGAGGCGATCAGGTAGGCGGTGTCGTGGCGGATGTGCAGCTTTGGCGCGGTGCCGATCCAGAAGGTGCGCTTCCAGCGCGCCGCTGGGGTATGGATCAGGCCGGTCTTGCTGTAGTAGGTCGTGCCGCCGGCGCTGACGGTCACGTCGTAGGTGATGTCGGTGGTCGAGGCGTAGGCCTTGCAGTGCTCGACGACCGCGTCGACGCGGGTGGTGCCGGTGTTGAACACGCGTACCGAGAATTGCGCGGTCAGGGTCGGGTGCGGGCCGGCGGCGCCCACGAACGGCACGTTGAAGATGTAGTCGGAGCAGATCGGGCCGGCGAACCAGGTGCTGTAGGTGGCGCCCTGTGCGCTGGCGGTGTAGACCGCGCCGCTGATCGTGATGGACACGTTTGGCAGCGTGGCCGGCAGGCCGATGGCGGGTGCGCTGGCGGCGGCGGGCGCGCGCCGGATCGACAGCGTCTGCGAGGCCGACGCGCCCAGGCTGGGCAGCACGCCGCTGATGACGGCGTGGCGCACCGAACCGTCCGCGTGCAGCGCCTTGACGTTGAGCTGGGAGGCGATGCTGCTGCCGTCGGGCAGCTGCAGGGCGATACCGGCGCCGGCCGCCGGCAGGTTCCCGAGGGCAAACACGTGGCCGAGCGCGAAGGCCTGGTTGGTGACGGCGCTGGTGGTGGTGTTTTCCAGCTTGAGCGTGGTGATCTGGGCGCCCATGTCGATCGGCGTGCCGGTCTGCGGCGGATCGCTGGCGGCGGCGGCGCTGGCGTAGCCGACGGTGCGCTGGCCCTGGCGGGTGGTGGCGCTGGCCACTGCCAGCGGGCGGGTGCCGTCGACCGGCGCGATCGCGCGGCTGGACTGGGCCTGGCCGGTGGCCACGTCGAGCAGGGCCGGCGGGGTGACGGCGGCGAGGACCGCCTGCACGGACTGGAACTGGCTGGTGACGATCGACTCCGGCGCCTGGATCACGACCTCGGCCACGGCCTGGGCGATCTGGGTCTGGCGCGTGGCCGCCTCGACCACCGGCTGCATCGGCGGGATCGGGGCGTACAGGGTCGTGTTGACATCGGTGGTGAGCGTGCGGCCGCCGAAGCTGTAGCCGAGCACCGGCGGGGCGTCGAAATTCGCGCCGGGATCGGCCATCCCGACCTCTTCCGACCACAGGCGGGTCGAATAGCGCGGGATGGTACGGTCGTCACTCATCGGAATCCTCGGGAATCGGCAGCGGTTGCGGTGGTAGCGAGCTGGGCGGCAGGCTGTCGAGCCAGGCCACGAAGTCGGGGGATGGCTGGAACGGCGCGGGAGGGAACGCGCCGGTCGCCATCACACACCCCGGCCCTTGTGCTTGGCGTGATGCGGGATCTGGTTGGCCTGGTTATGGGTGTCGGTGCGCACCACGCCGCGGCCGGTCGGCACGCTCGGGACCTGGCGGCTGGTCTTGGCCACCGGCGGGCGCGCCATCGGCGACGGCACGTCGGGGTTCGGCGCCGGCACGCGCGGCGGCTGGGCCGCTTTCGGCGGGGCCGGCGGCGCCTTCATGCTGGGGACCTGTTCCGGTACTGCGACAGGAGTGACGAACTTCTTCATGGGAGGTCTCCGAACTCTTGACAGGTGGTAACAGCACGCGAGAAACTGGCGTGATGGATATCCAAAAAGAAACAGAACAAGGCGCTGGCGGGGGCATGAGCCGCGACCGGCAACTGGTGCACTACTACGACGAGTGGGAGCAGATCCTGCCGGCGGACGCGCGTGCCGCGCTCAAGCCGCTGGTGGAGCAGGCCCGCGCCGGCGATCCGGCGCAGCAGTACATCCCGGCGAACTTCACGACGCACCGCTCGGCATGGCGGGACGCGATCACGGAGTGCATCAACGCCGAGACGGAACGGCGCAACCACGATTCGGCCGCGTACTGGCAGCACGAACTGGAAGCGTTTGACCGCTCCTTCGCGCGGCTGCTGGACCGCCCGGAGGTCGATACGGAGCGCCTGGCGCTGCAGGGCATGGCCGACTGCATGGACATGGTTCGCCAGGAGCTGGTCGAGGCGGGGCTGATCGACGAGCGGGTGCCGCCGATGTTCGTGTCCGAGGCGGTGCTGGCCAGGCTGCGCCAGTTGCGCGCCGCCTTCCACGTCAACATGGTGCGGGCCTACCCGGAGCGGACCCATGCCGAGATCGAGGCCGAGATCAACAGGACCTGCTGGGGAACCGCGATCACGGCCGACGAGGAGATCATCGCGCTGCACCGCCGGCTTGCTGCCGAGACGCTGCGCGCCGACCGGGCCGAAGCCAGGGCTACGGCGAAGTCGCAGGAGTGCATCGAGCTGCGCGAACGGATGGCGGCCAGTCCGGCGGCCGAGGCCAGGATCAGGAAGGACTGCGACTGCGGCTGCAACGATCCTGTGGCAACGACGGCGCGCGGCATGCTCGAATTCCTGGCCGGCCGGTTCGAGTTCGGCGGGGTAAGCCATGCGGTGGCAAAAGTCTATGCCCAGGACATCCGCAAGATTCTGGCCAGCCTCGATCAGGAAGACGCCCCGGGCGACGGCGCGATCTACGAGGCCGCCTCGCGCCGCGCCGATCCAGCTGGCCACGCTGCTGCCGATGCGGAAGCGCAGGCCATGCTGGGCGACTGGTGCAAGGAATGCGTCGGCCAGGGCATCAAGACTTCGCCGGTGCCGCCTGGTGGCGACGACACCTGCAAGGCGTGCGGCGGCAGTGGGCTGGCCAATTCCCGCGAATTCGGGGGAATTGACGCGCTGCGGGTGGCGATCAACCGGCTCGACGACATCCTGCAGGGCGACGATGGCCAGGCGTACAAGGAAGCCGAGAAGGCGCTGCCGAAGCTGCGCGCAGCGCTGGAGCGCGAATCCGTGACAGTCACGGAAAAGGGTCCGTGGCAGGTCAACGACTGGGGCCAGGGCCGCATCGTGATCCAGTCCGACGACTTCACGCACGACGTGTCGCTGGAAATCAGCGGCGACTTCGGCTCGGTGGAGCGCGAACGCGCCCATGCCGAGGAAATCGCCCGACGGCTCAATACCGTCACCGGCGAGTTCTACACCTGCATCGGCAAGGGCGGGAACTACGAGCTGGCCGGGATCGCCAGGGGTGCAGGCACCAGCCGGGATCTGCCCGAAGTGGTGGTCTACCGCAGCGTCGAGAGCGGCGCAGTGTTCTACCGCAGCGTGCAGGACTTCACCGACCGCATGCAGAAGACCGAGGGCCAAGCATGAAGGTGCTGTTCTTTGATATTGATGGCGTGGTCAACAGCGAGCGCAGCAGCCTTGCGCTGGGCGGCTATCCGCACGACTTCTCGGAAGCCGACATGGCCAGGTTCGACCACGTCGCCCTCGGCCTGATCCGCCGCGTGTGCCGCGTGACCGGGGCGGTGATCGTGCTGTCGTCGACCTGGCGCATCTACCACCGTCCCGGCGTTGTCGCCGAGGCGCTGGACCTGCCGGTGATCGACGAGACGCCGGACCATGGCGGCTACGACACACGGGGCACGGAGATCGCGGCCTGGCTCGCCCGGCACCCGGAGGTGACGACCTTCGCCATCGTCGATGACGTGGCGATCTGCGACGGGCATCCCGAGCTGGCGGCGCGCTTCGTCCAGACCAACCCCGACTTCGGCGTGAGCCTGGGCGACTATCGACAGCTGCGCCATCTGCTGGACCCGGAGTGCCACAATTGACCAACGTGTTCCGGCACGCGGCAGAGAATGCGCGGCCCGATTGCCCGACCTGCAAGGGAGCGGGCGTGTACATGTACGACGAGAACCACAGCACGATCTGCCGCGCCTGCTGCCGGCACGACCTGGGCTGGTGGCAGCTGACCGAGCTGCACGCCCATCCGGGCCACTGGTGCTGCAAGGCCGGCTGCGGCTACACCGTCGAAACGCTGCCGTGGCCTTATGGACCAGGAGAACGCACCGAATGACGCATCCCAAGGAACGACCGATCATCGCCCGCGCCGAGCTGGTGCATGGCGCCTACTACGAGGGCCGCTGCCGCAACGCCACCGTGGCCCGTTGGAACGGCGAGCGCGGCGTGTTCATCCACTGGCGTACCAAGTTTGGCCAGGTCTTTCTGGAGTCGATCAAGGACCCGGAAGACGACTATGTGTTCGACGTGTTCCGCGCCTATCGCCGGCTCGATCCGTCCGAGGTGGAGAGGCCGATCCCGTTCGATGACGATCCCGAGGGCCAAGCATGACCAACCCGACCGCCCGCGCCATCGCCAGCGTGGCCTGCTGCGCTGGCTGTACCCTCATCGCCTTCGCCGAACCTGTCTATGGTGTCCTGTGCATCATCGGGATGATCGGCGGCCTGTACGCGATCTGGGGCTGACCGTGATCGAAGACGACAACGTGGTGTCCCTTGGCGTACGCTATCGCGGGCCGCTTGATGCCGACAATCCGCCGGTGCTGACGCTGGCGCCGAAGGACCGTAGCCCCTGCATGTTCCGCCACAAGGGGCCGTACCTGATCGACGAGAAGCTGGCAGAGGTCGAGTGCGGCACCTGCCATGCCAGATTGAACCCGATGCACGTGCTGGGCGAACTGGCCAGGCAGGAGACGCAGTGGCACAACTACCGCCGCAGCTACCATGACCAGCTGCAACGCCTGCGCGAACGATCCCGCACCAAGTGCGAGAAGTGCGGGCAGATGACCCGAATTTCCGACCGCTGAGAGAGCAACCATGACCGACACCAACGACACCAACGACAACATCCAGTTCGACCAGGACAAGATCGCCGCGCTGCAACCGTGGAAGGCGTCCGACTACCTGAACACCGACGAGGACATCGCGGCCTACCTGACCGAAATGCTGGACCCCGAGGACATGCCCGCCGATAAGTACCTGGAAGCCCTGCGCAGCGCCATCGGCGACGTGATCGAGGCGCTTGAGAAGCGCAAGGCATGAAGCCGGACGCCCGCCAGCTCGAAGAGGGCGATGTCGTCCAGCTCTCGCCCGAGTGCCGCAACCCGATGTTCGCCTGCTGCTTCGCCACTGTCCGCGAGCCGAAGGACTTCGGCGCCATGGTCTACGTCCAGATGACTGGAGAGAACGGCCAGCCCGGTGGCGCGGCGTTCTACTTCGCTCAGTGGGAAGAAATGGTGTACATCGGCCGTGCCGAATGGGTGCTGGAGCGGGACTGACGATGCAGGCCACGTACATCCCGCTGCACCGCCGCTACTGCACGGCCGAATACCCGATGCCGAAGGAGGACAAGGACCGCTATCAGTGGGGCCATCCCGATGCGGTCGAGGTCGAGCCGTTCTTCAACCTGGTGATCTACACCTGCCCGCACTGCAACCACACCTTCCACGCCCTGCCGAGGAACCAATCCGAATGAACACCTGGAACTACCGCGTCGTCCGCTCGACGCAGATCGTCGAAGGCGTGCGCTACGAGTCCTACGCGATCCACGAAGCGCACTACGACACGCCCATCGAGGCGCCGCACTCGATCACGCAGAACGCCATGACGACCAGCTTTGACAGCGTCGAGGACCTGCGGACCGGCCTGACGAAGATGCTGGTCGCCCTGGACAAGCCAACCCTGAACTACGAGGACTTCTGACATGGCCGTGATCAAGAGGGCGCAACGCATTGCCGACACCGTGATCGGCATGAAGGACGAGCACGCGTTCCGCAAGGCGCTGGACGCCGGCTGCGCGGTCCGCTACGTCGTCTCCAACGGCAAGGCCTGCGGGCGCAATCGCACCGTCTCGAACAGCGACCTGTGCCTGTTCTCGGACGCCGAGGGTCGCATCTACCGCGCCGTGGTCGGCTCGAAGCGCATCTACGACGATCCAGAGTACCTTGCACTGGTGCAGGCTGGCCAGGTGCATACCGGCGAGCTGCCTGCATGACCCGACTGCCATCCCTTGAACAGCTCGACGATCTCACCGAACGCTGGCATGCCGGTGAGGGCGAGGGCCGGACCCTGCGCGAGTTCCTGGGCCTGACCCGCAACCAGTACGCTGCCTGGGTCGTGTCGGGTATCTTGCCGGGGACCATGCCCACCAGCCGCAACCAGCGGGAGGGCTTCTACATGGGCCATGTGGATGGCAGGGCGGTGCGCCGCTACGCTCCACTGGTGCCGAGGCCGCACGCGCAGTTCGCTCGCGCCTTCCGTCGTGGCCAGCTCGCACGCAGGATGGCGCGGGAACTCGGCGTGCCGCTGGTGGCGAACCGCATGCTCGATGGACAGGGGGCGCTATGAACGACAGCATTATCCCGGCCTTGCAGGAGTACATCTACCGGGCACAGTTTCCCTTCGAGACTGCCGAGTGGGCACAGCAGCGTGCTGCTGCCTTGCTGGAGAAAGTCCGCGAACTGGAAGAGACCGTGGCTAGACTGACCGGCCAGCAGGGAGCGGCATGAGCAGCCGGCGACAGCGCGAAGGCTGGTACGTCGGAACCTGGGCCGGCAAGCATGTCCGGCGCCGCGCCATGCTCGATGCGCTGATGGTCGGCGACGTTGAGGTGCTGCCGGTCTCGATCCCCTTCCCTGACAGTGGGGTCGCATGGCTGACGATGAACGCCCGTAGCCCTGTGCCGCCGGTCCTGCCGCTGCGCATCCGCTACCGCAGCAAGGGCATCATGGCCGAGGTGGTGCTGGAGGAGGCAGGCCATGACGACTAGCCGCAACCAGAGAGAGGGGCGCTACGTTGGCCGCTGCCGGTGGAAGCACTTCCGGTCGTTCACGGTGCGCGGCGTGGGCAACGACGCGATCCTGGCCGCGCTCGGGGCAAAGTGGAAGCGATGATGCTGAGTGCCGGAGCCGGACGTAGAAACGTCCCCGGCACCTTGCAGCACCGAGGACGTTGGCATTGCCCCCACAGCCATGCAGGATCGAGTATAGCGGCGTTGCTGGTGCGAGTCGAGGTGTCGGTCAGGCGCCGGCTGCTGCCCGGCGCAGCTCGGCCCTGGCACGCCACAGCAGCCTTGCGACTACCTGGCGGCGCCCTTCCACCTGCATTTCCTTGGCGGTGGCCATCAGCTCGATGGCGTGATCGCCCAAGCGCATGCGGTAGAACGTCAGCCCGCCCGCTTCGCTGTACTTCCTGGTGGTGATCCGCATGCTCACATCCCGTCGGCGTAGGTTTCCGGCTCCAGCACCCGCTCGTCGATCAGGATCGGGGAGACCGGCGACATGTCGTAGATGCGGCTGACGGCGTCGATCAGGTCCTTCTTGGCGCTGAATGGGTAGGTCAGGAACTCTTCGAGGAACCCTTTGTTGAGGCTGTACATGTTCCCTTCGTGGTCGCGGCGCATGACGGGCTTGAAGATGCGGAAGGGCTGACCCTGCTCACGGATACGGCGCTGGTTGGCAGTCTCGCCCTGCACCACGGCGGCCAGGTAGAACCGCTTGCTGATGAAGTCGGGCTGAAGCCTCTGGACCCTGTCATCCTTGGCCTGGGCGCCGTCGCTGGTCCAGTTCAGCTCGATGATCTCGAACGCCTCGCGGTCGCGCTGCATCTGTTCTTCCATGTATTCGAGATCGGCCTGCATGCCGTAGCGTTCGTAGCCGCAGAACACGGCCTGCACACCTGGCTGGCTGGTCCAGTACCTGCGCAGGCCCTTCAAGGCTTCCCATCGCTCCCGCAGGCCCATCTTGTGGCGGTAGCCGTCCAAGAGGTACTTGTTGCCGCCGGCGTCGATACCGACCACGGCCATGGCGGTGTTGTCGCTGCCCTTCTTCTTCGAGTGGGCGGGGTCGACCATGATGTAGACGTTCAGGGTTGCGGGCCGGATGTCGATGAAGGACAGCCATTCCTTCTTGAACATGGCCTCATTGCCGGCCGCGGGGTTCATCAGCTGCTGGCACGCGATCGTGGACGGGCCTTGTGCGAGCTTCTTGTCGCGCCATGCCTGGGCCGTCAGGAAGACCGGCTCGCCGTCCGGCGTGCCGTCCTTCGTGGCCGGATACAGCCGCACCTTGAGGATCTTCCTGTCGATGATCTCCTGGTACGTGTCCATGTAGGAGTAGCGGGTCCCGACGTGCCAGGCCCGGATGCGCCCGTCTTCCCCGCGTGCGCCGAGGTTGTCGGACAGCTCCCATGCGGTGGTGGTCTTGTTCACCTGGTCCGGCGTAGAGACAGACTCGCGCGTCACCACGTCGTCGTAGACGCGCAGCAAAAAGTGGGCGCCCGTCGGCTGGCCGTCGACGAGGCCGTGCGCTTCGAGCGTGGCTTCCTTGGGGTTGCTCTTGCGCTTGATGACGATGCCCTTCTCTTCGCTCCACTTCGGCGACTGGCCGCGTGGATCGGTGTAGAACACGTCCGGGTAGGTGCTGTGCAGGTCCTTGTTCGCTTCCAGCTCCTGCTTGATCTGCAAGAGGAACTTCCGGGCAACCGGCTTGGTATGCGAGAAGATGCCGATGGTGATCTCGGGATTGACGATCATTTCCTGGATGATGCCGGCGAAGGTGATGATCGTGCTCTTGTAGTGCTCGCGCGCCCACAGGTCGAGGCATCCGTCGGGTTCGGCTTCCACTTCACGGCAGCGCGCGTACAGCCAGGGGTGGATCGCGTCGAGCCGGTGCAGCAGGCGCGTGAGCAGGTAGAACCTGTCGTTGCGTCCCAGCCATGCCTTGCCCTCGATGCCGTAGCGGGTCTCGACCAGCTCCCACAGGTCCGCGACCGTGTCGAACGGCGCGCTGTGCAGCGTGGCGCGGAATTCGTCAGGCAGTGCCAGCATCGTCGTCCTGGACAGCTCCTACGGGCTGCTGGAGGCGCTTGTGGAAGGCGGCGCGCAGCTCGGCGAATCCGTCGCTGATCTCGACCTGCACGCTGGCTTCGGGCGGGGTGTCGTCGTCCAGTGCGCGAATCTTGCGGATCGTCTCCACTGCCAGCTTGTTGGCCTCGCAGATGGTCTTCACGTCCTTGGGGTGATCGACCTGGTCGACCATTTGCAGCAGCTTGCCCATGCTTCTACGGGCCACTGCCAGGCCGGTGTTCATGTCGGCCACGTCCTGCGTCGCTTCATCGAGCTGGACCTGACGAATCGCCTCGCCATTCGTCATTTCGTTCGTCAACGATTCGTCAAGCGGCATCCCGGCCATTGCCTCGCGGACGAGTTCGCGCTTAACATCGCTGGTCCCCTTGATCCAGCCCTGTTTCTTCGCGTACCTGCGCAAGGTCGGCTCGGGAATGTTGTGCTTGATCGCCAGTGCGTTGATCGAATAGCCGCCGGCCGCGTAGTCGATCTCGGCGGCGGCGAAGTCGTATTGGGTGCTCATGGTGTTCTGTCCTGGGTATGCGCGCATTGCCGTGCGCAATCGTGCATGTACTTATGTAGCATCATGCTATATACTGTGTTCGTGGGCTTGTGCGCCCGCACTGTCCGTCAATCACTCAACCATAGGAGGGCATCATGGAACAGCAGCACCAGACCAAGATCGGCAAGACCCTGCACGCCGATTGGGAAGCAGAGACCGAGTGCGACATCGGCAACAGCCGCGTGATCGTGCTCCGCACTGGCAAGCACACACAGCGGGGCCGTGTGGTCGGCGTGGCGACATGCGTGACGGGCCACAAGCGGGAGGGCCATTTCCGGTCGCATCGGTTCAACCTGGGCGGCACTGGCGGCGACCTGTCGCGCGTGCTGCTGGTAGCACAAGGCAAGCGCGGCACCGAGAAGGCCATCCGCGACACCCATGCGCAGGCACTGCTGGAGATCGACAAGGTGCTGGCCGAGGCGCGCGAATACTACCGCCTGCAAGACGAAGCCGCCCAACCTGCCTGATGAACCCACGGCGCGGCCCATGTGGCTGCGCCCTACTCTGGAGCCTGTCATGACCCGCACGAACGTCGTTACCCTTCACACCGAGCCGGTTCAACCGCGCCCGGACACCCGCAGGCAGCGCGAGGACGCCACGATCCGCCGCGCCCTGTCGATCCTCTCGAACCGCATGCGCAAGCCCGGCGAGCTGCTGACCCGTCCGTCGGCGGTGCGCGAGTACATGCGCCTGTACGCCGGCGAGCTGGAACACGAAGTCTTCATGGTGCTGTTCCTGGACGCCAAGAACTGCCTGATCGCGCGCGAGGAAATGTTCCGGGGCGACCTGACCGGCGCGAGGGTCTACCCGCGCGAAGTGGTCAAGGCCGCGCTGCACCACAACGCCGCCCACGTGATCCTTGCGCACAATCATCCGTCGGGCAAGGTCGAACCGAGCGAGGCCGACAAGGTGCTGACCAACCAGCTGTCGCAGGCGCTGGCCCTGATCGACGTGCGCGTGCTTGACCACATCATCGTCACCGCGGCCGCATCGTGCTCGATGGCCGAATGTGGCCTGCTGTGAGACGGAGGCGACCATGCTCATCAAACGACGCCTGATCCTGAACTTCACCTTCGACGCGGACGAATCCGACGCGGCGCAGCTTGGCCACAACCTGGAATCCGCCGCGCACCACATCGGGCAACACGACATCCTGACGGCCATGACGGACGCGACCGTGTCCGAGTGGGACTTCAACATCAAGAAAGGCGCGCCGGACGGCATGCCCTACCGGCCCGAGCTGGCGCGCTCCGACCGCCTGCTGGCCGCCGACGAGCTACAGGAGAAGTACAGCACCGAGCGCGACAACGGCGAGCATCCGCAGTACCTGCGCCGCGACTGGCGGCACGAAGTGGCCGAGGGCGACACCCTGCGCGGTTACTGGCAGTGGGTCGAGGCGCAGATCGAGCAGGCTGACGACTGATCCAGTGTCAGCGCCTGGACAACGGGCGCTGACGCGGGGGCAGTCCCCGGCAACCACCTATAGGAGGCACTGTGAGCACCAATCTGTTCCTGCGCGGCGAGCTGCGCATCAAACCCGGCCATGAGGCCGCTATCGAGGCGCTGGCCGAACTGGTCCAGCCCGAGGAATACAGCACCTGGACCCTGAACGGCAACCTGCTGGAGATCGCCCTTAACGAGGACGTGCCATACGCTCACTACAGCGTCGTGTGGGACGGCCTGATTGCGTTCGTGGACGACCATTGCGAAACAGCCGCTGCGCTCCAGACCGGCCCGAGCGAGCGCGATTTCGCCGTGTTCGGCAGTGACGAGGCGCAGCGCGAAGCGGCATACATCCGCTACTGCGACAACGAGATCGAGCACTGGACGATCCTGCGCGCCAACGCCCGCGTGGCAACCCGACTCTAGGAGAACGCCATGCTCTATACCTACCTGGACCTGTCTACAGGCTACCTGACACAGCGCACCATGGACAAGATGCAACGCGGCGACAACAATTGGCCCGCCATGAGCATCGGCGCCTATCCGAACGGCTTTTTCGTGACGGTGCCGGACGTGATGGAACAGAGTCTTTCCAGCCTGCCCGACGATCTGGCGGGCGTCATGCGCTACGCACAACGCCTGGGCATCGCGCTGCTGCGCTTTGACAGCGACGGCGACACGGTCCCCGGACTGACACGCTACGAAGACTAGGCCAGTGTCAGCGTCTCCAGAGGGGGCGCTGACGCGGGAATAGTCCCGATCACAGGAGGATGCCATGACAACGACACCGCAGGACCCGCTGGAGCGGCTGGTGAAGGCCATGCAAGACTACGACGCGAGGCTGAGCGCCGAGGAACGTGCGCCGACCGGCGACGACTACAACGTGCTGTACGGTCTGTTCCGGCACCTGGTCGAACCGCTGCCGCCGGCCGCGCCGAAGCAGAAGCCGGGCACGCCGACCACCTACGCGTGCGAGGAGTGCGACTGGACCGGCACCATGAGCGAGATCAACGGGATTCACCACATCCACCACATTCACGACCGCGTGCTACCTGGGGAACTTGCCCCGGCCGGCTGCTGCCCGGAGTGTGGCGCCGTGATCGGGATCGCCGACCGCGACGTGCCGCACTACACCCTGTACATCGTCGGCCGCATCATGCGTGCGCGGGGCTGGAGCGTTGCCGCGCCTGCCGACTGCCCTTCACTTGACACCACGAAAGGAGCCTGACCATGTCCGACACCAAGAAACCCGCGCTGTACGCGCTGACCCAGGAAGCCCACGCGACCGTGCTGGCCGCGCTGCGCTTCTACCAGTCGAATCTGGACGCGTTCGGCGATCTGCCAGCAGGCATCAACGACATTGCCAGCAACTGCGGCACGCTGCAACCGCTGGAGGGCGACGACATCAGCGAGCTGTGCGATAGCCTGAACCACCACGGCCTGGACTTCTCGGCCATCGTGCCGATGTTCGCCGAGCTGGCCCAGCACAGCCCTTACGTGGCCGCAGCGCAGCGCATGGCCAAGGACGGTGAGATCGAGGTGGACAATCCCGCAGTCGTCTCGAAGGGCGACGATGACGGCGCCTATGTGATGGCGTGGATGTGGGTGTCGAACCGTCAAGCCGGCTTCGACATCGAGTACGAACCGGAGGACGGGCAATGAACACGATCTCCAACCTGCCGCCCGACCCGGACGGGATGAACGAGCAGCGCGCCGGATGGGCCGCGCAGGGCGTGATGACCTTCGCGCATGCGACCGGCATGGTGCGGGCCGGAGAGGATAACGCCACCGTGCTCGGCGACCTGCTGGCCGATCTCATGCACTGGTGCGACCGGCTCGGCATCGACTTCGATGCGGCCCTGGCCAAGGCGCGCGGCATGTACAAGGACGAAACCCGTCCCAAGTGACAGCGCCAGTATCAGCGCCTGCCATGTGCGGGCGCTGGTGCGGGAATTGTCCCGGCAACCCAAGGAGATAGCAATGGATCAGCGTCAGACCGCAATCACGGCGGCATTCGTGATGCAGGGCCTGTACAGGGCCGACCTGGACAAGGTCTACAAGGCGTACGACCAAGGCATGATCGAGCTGGTCGATGCCGCCATGGAATGGGTGCCGCGCATTGATGCGCTGCGCGAGGCTGCCGAGGCCGTGCGCGAAGACTATCCCGGCGTGTTCGAGTACGAAGTCAGTCTGGAATTCGGCGACTGGCTGGGCGACAGCATCATCGAGTACAACGGGCTGCCCAATGACGCGCACGCGATGGAGATTCTGATCGACCTCGTCGAATCGTTCTTCCGCGTGCGCGACGACAAGGACCTCGCGCGCCGCATGCGTGCTGCGCTGGACAAGACCGCCGACGCCATCATGGCGCCCGCTGCCGCCAACGACGGAGCCTGACCATGACCCGCCCTGACGAAGTTCGTCACCATGTGACGAAGCCTGACGGGCGGTTCGTCACCCCGGCGCGTGATCCGTGGGTGGCGACCGCAGCCGAGCGCCAGTGGATGCGCGACCGGCCCGTCACCGCTGTCCAGGCCGGGCGCAGGACGTGGCCGCTGGTGCTGGCCAGCGCGGTGCTGGTGCTCGCAGCGTGCTGCATCGAGACCCTGCCGGTCCTGCGCGGAGCACTGGCCAGCATCCCCTGGGCCAAGCTGTTCGACTACCATCCCGCTTCGCCGATTGATCCGGGCGACCGCAACGGGCTGCTGCACAAATGAAAGGGGCTGACGTGAACGACACGACCGACCACCTGTTCCAGCGCATCCTGGCCTACGCCAGCGACCGCTGGTGCTGGGACGACGAGTTGATGCTGGCCGAACTGTACGAGTGCGATGCCGGCGACCGGCCTGTGGAAGCCACGGTTGACGCCTGGGCGCGCAAGTATGACCTGATCGACCCGCGCGAAGCGGGCCTGTAACCGAAGGAGAGAACCATGCAAGGAGCCAAGCAATGAGCGGCCGTCCGTCCGCCGAAGTCGCCAAGGCCGTCGCCCTGCTGCGCGCGAGTGGCGGCACGCTGTCGGCCTACGCTGCCGCCAGGCAGGTCGGGATCGCCCTGTCCACCATCTACCGTTCGCCCCTGTACAAGGCGTACAAGGCCGAACAGGGAACGAAACCGAAACAGTAACCCCGGCAGGCTTCGGCCTGCCTTTTTTCAACCACCAAAAGGAGCAAGCATGAAAGACCGCAAAGCCGTCGAAGCCGAATTCGACGCCATGATCGCCAAGTACGGATGGGCCGTACAGGGTGTGTTCGGCAGTGATAACAGCCCGCCATTCTCGTACACGGTCGGCCTGAGCGCGAAGGGCTATCCAGAGATCATCATGTTCGGCCTGCCGATGGAGATCGCGCACAGGTTCCTGAACGACATGGGCAGGCGCTTCACGAACAGCGGCGTACCGGCGCTCGATACCGACCTGGACGACGTGGCCGAGGGCTTCCCCGCGCGCCTTGTACCGGCGCCGCGCAGCGAAGCCGACCAGTACATGTATGCCGTCCTGCACCGTTTCCCCGACTACACCGCGCTACAACTAGTGTGGCCTGACAAGAATCGGCGATGGCCATGGGATTCCGGGTTCGAGCCGTCCCTTGTCAAGCAGCAGCCCGTCCTTCGCAACCACCTTCACTAAAGGAGCGACCATGCAAAACAGAACCCGACGCCACGCCAGCTTCAACACCGCACTAGCCGGCCACGACGATGGCCAGGTGATTACCCTGCTGGACTATTTCGCCGCGCACGCGCCGCACGAAATTCCCTACTGGTTCAAGCCGAGCACGCCGAAATACGATGGACCGGCCTTCCCGAAGGTCCCCGAGGGCATCCCCGAGGAGGACCGCAAGATGCTCGAAAGCTGGATCAATGATGACTGCTTCGACCTCGAAGGCGAGTACGCGTGGTTCCAGGACGCCGTCAACGCCTACCATCAGGCGCGCAAGGACTACGACCATATGTGCAAGACGGCGGCGTACTACGAATGGCGCTGGGAGTATGCTCAGTCCATGATGGCGCTGCGCGTGGCGATCGTAAACGAGTCGGAGCCATCATGAGCCACGATCCCGTCACCATCACCGCCACCATGGACGACGACTGTGCGTGGGAACTGGCGCAGTTCTGCAAGCGGTCAACGTTCCAGACGTTCTACAACAAGACGGAACCGCACCTGCCCGAAGCCGAACGTACCGCCCTGGCCTACCGCATGATCCGCGGGATCGAGGCCGTCCAGGCGGCGCTGGCCGAACAGGGCTATTCCCCACGCTAACAAGGAGACAAGATGGACATCAGCAACGAACGCCCCATCGCAGACGTGCTCGTCGAACTGGTGCGGGAGTGGGACCAGATGGACAAGCAGCAGCGCAACGGTGCGCGCGGACAGGCGATCTGTCACGACATCCGCCTGATCGGCCAGACCGCCGCCTTCTTCGGCGGGTTCGACGGCATGATCTCATTGCACGATGCCGCCGAGGCGATGGTCGGCAACACCAATGAGATCGGCTATTACCTGAATCTGCTGTGGGACCGGATCGGCGGCTGGTGCAGTTGAGCCGGCACAGTTCCGTTCGAGCCGCCTGCGGGCGGCTTTTTTACGTCCGCAGCCGGCCCACGCAGGGCATGTCCCACTGCGCGTGCAGGCCGTCGCCGGCATCGGCCACGACGCGCGCAATGTAGCGCCCTCCTTCGGCCAGGTCGAGCGTGTACGGCAGCGTAGCGCGGTAGACACCGTTCGAGTCGGCCAGGTACGCCATTTCCAGGGGCCACTGCGCCCCGGCGACCGGCAGGCCGGCGGCGTCGAACAGGGCCACCGAGACGCGCGCATCGGTCACGACCGCGCCGCTGTTCTCGTTCTTCAGGCCCGTCACGTCCACGATGCTGTTGTTGCCAATATAGAGAATATGGATGGTGCTCATCGTTCGGGCCTCAGATCAACGCGCCCGCCGAGGGCGGTGCGCACGCGGTTGGGCGCCTGTAGCGCGGGTTGGGCCTGGGCCGATCCCGCCAGTGACAGGTGCAGCCGCTTCGTGGCCAGCGACAGCGTGCCGGGCTGGGCCGCGTACTGCGCCAGTGCGCCCTTCGTGTGTTGCGCCGCCTGCGTCGTGGTGATGCCCAGCACGACACCGACCACCAGAATGTTTCCGTCGCCGATATGTTCGGCCTGGCCGGTCGTTGCCTGCACATCGGACGCCACGCCCGCCAGCAGATCGGCGTGCTGGCCCTGCATGGTGGCCGCTGGCGCGTCCGAGGACAGGCCCAGCTGGCCGGCGGCGCGCTGGGTCTGGCCGGTTTCAGTCGTGTTCTCGCTCTCGGCGCGCGCCTGGGCACGCACGCGCTGGTACTGGCGCGTGGCGACGGCGGCATCGGCGCCGGTCGCGGCATCGGCGCTTGCGCCCTGCGCCTGTGCGCTGTCCACCTGCGCGTCGATGGCGACCCCGGCCAGTGCTTCGGTGTCCTGCTGCTGCGCCGTCAGGACATCGGCGACATACGCGCTGGCGAGCTGGCCGGTGGCCTGCTGGACGGTCGAGGTTTGTACGGACAGCGCCGCGCCCGTGTCGAGCACGGCACCCTGCTGCTGCGCCTGGCTGGCCGTAACGGCCACATCAAGGGACAGTTCACCCTGCGCATCGCCCTGCTGGACCTGCGCGGTAGCGGTCGCGCCGTCCACGGCAACGTTCGCCTGCGCGCTCGCCGCCTGGGCCTGCGCGGTGCCGCTGCTGGCCGGCTGGAACAGGCCCGCCAGGGCGCTGGCCGCCTGCGCCTGCGCCGTCGTGCCCGTTGCCTGCAGCGTGGCGCCGCTGCTGGCCGCAGTGTGCTGGCCCTGCGCCGTGCCGACCGTGGTGTCGGCGGCAGTCGCACCCGTCGCGGCACCGTGCTGGCCCTGCGCGGTCGTCGCCGAGCTGGTAATAACGGTGGTGATGGCTTCGACCGACGCGTTGCTGGTCTGTCCCTGCCGGGTCGTGCCGACAATGCCCTGCGCGTTGCGCAGCGACAGGCCCGACAGCAGCCGGATACCGCCGTTGCCGGTGGCGGTGGCGGTCTGGGTGGCGGGCTGGTTGTTCGGCCGCCAGTAGGTGAACCAGGCGTCGATGTAGTTATCCGCAACCGTCCAGCCGCTGCCGGCGGATTCGGTATTGTTGCCGTTGCCCGCGAAGTCGAACAGCACGGTCGCGCCGGGCTGCACCACCGTTGCCGGCAGCGACAGGCTGACGGCGTTGTTGCTGGACGAACCCGCCGACGCGATGGCATCGAACTCGGCGGAAACCCCGGAACTGGACAGCACCGACACGCTGCTGATCAGGGTCGGGCTGGCCGAGCTGTAGGCATCCGAAGGCCCGGAGACCGGCGTCACCGTGACGGTGTTGGCGGCGCTGCCGACGGCGTTGACGCAATAGAACTGGTACAGCCACGAGACCGAAAACTGGGGCGATGCGACAACCTGGTCGCGGACCGGCGTCAGCCCGACGTAGGTGTTGCCCGCCGAGTCCGAGACCGCAAGGGTCCAGGCGCGGCTGGTGCTCATGTCCACCGTGCCGTCGGCACGGTTCGTGTAGGCGCCGCAGAACACGCTGACGACCACATGGTTTCCACTGGCGAGCGTGAACGCGGGGATCGTTGGATCGGCGTTGCGGCTGTCGCCATGGGCGGCGGTGACGAGCTGCCAGGGCGTATGCGCCTTGGCCTGGGCCTGCGCGCTCTGCCCCTGACTGGTCGTCGCCGTGACGTTCCAGCCGAGACCAACAATGGCGGCGCTGCTCTGGCCCTGGCTGGTGGCGACCGTACCGACGACTGGCGGCGCCGCGATCGCGTGCTGGGCCTGGCTGGTGGTGACGGTCGCGTCGACGACCGCGCCGCCGTAGCAGGTGAACGGCTGGCCCTCGAAGGCCAGGTCAAGCGAGGTGCTGGATTCCCGGCCGGTGTCGGCGAAGGGTTGTCCCTCGAACGCAGTGTCGAGCGACAGCAGGTCGAGGGCCATGGTCGCCCCCTTACACGACGGTCAGGTCATCGAACCAGCACGAATAGGTGGTCGCGGTGGTCCAGGCCCAGCCGAACACTTCCACGACCCCGTCCTCGCTCGGCGTGAACGTGATCGACACCTGTTCCCAGGTGTTGGCGGCCGCCGTCATCGCCGCGCTGACGGGCACGCCGGCGCTGCCGATCCCGGCCAGCGACCCGCCCGCGACCCGGATGCCGCAGTTCAGGGCGGCATTGTCGCGGAGCATCCAGCACGCAATCGTGGTGGCCACGCCGGCGAGCACGCGGCGGCGCACCAGGGGCAGCCTCGCCGGACGCGACGAATTGATGTAGGTGACGTTCGTGATCGAGAGCTTCCAGGCCAGGCCGCTGGCCGTGTGGCGCGTGGTCGTATCCGAGAACACCGTACCCCACTGGAAGTAGGTGCGCTGGTCGGTCGCATCGCGCCCGAAGTTCTGGAACCGGACAGTGTCGCCCATGCCTGGCGCGCTGTACAGGACCTTGGTGGCCGACTGCGACAGCGCGTTGATGAGTACCGTATTCCCTTGAGGGAAGAACACGTCCGCGGTGACGTTGTTCGACAGGGTCGGGCTGTACAGCGTCACCTTGCCGGTCGTGGCACTCGGCCAGACGCCGTAGGTGCCGCAGTTGTCGATCTGGTCGATGTAGACGCGCCCGATGCCGCCATCGTTCGGGGCGCCGCTGTAGCCGTAGCCGAGCGAGCCGGTCACGCGGCGGGCGATGATCGTGAAGTCGCCGCTGCCGGCGCCGATATTGAAGCCGTTCTGGCAGTGCACGACATTCCCGGCGCTGATGTAGAGCGAAGCGAGGAACGACTGGTTGAACGTATTGCTGCACCCGACCACGGCCTCGTACTGCAGGCGCACGCCGGTCGAGGTGAGATTGGTCAGGACCGGCCCGGCGCCCATGAAGTGCGCGGCGCCGATCTTCGACACGCTGACATAGCTTTTGCCGCTCGCGTCGAGAAAGCCGGACATGGCATGCGCACCGCTCAGCCACGTCACGCCGGTCTGGTTCGTGTAGGTCGCGTCCCAGCCGCCGGAGATCGTGATCGGCGTTCCATCCGTGCCGGATGCCCCGATCACGCGCGAAGGGGACAAGGACGCGGGCGACGTATAGCCGTTGACCGCGTCGAGCGGCTGCAGCCGGTACAGCGCCACCGTCTCGGAGGTGCCGGCATACGGTCTCGGGGTGTTCGCGGCGGTCCCGACCGAGGCCTCGGCCCAGTTGCCCAGCTCGACCGAGGTGCCGTCGATCGACTGGAGCGGATACCACTCGGGTTCCCCGGCCGTGTTCTTGCCGACCAGCGACAGGTGCGTGATCGCATCGGCGCTGCTGGATGCCTTGCAGGCGATGATGTTGTCGAGGTAAATCGTCAGGGAGCCAGGGTCGGCGCTGGCATACACCGAGACCGAGGCGATGTTGCTCGCCAGCGCGGCGCCGAAGTCCTTCACGATCGCGCGCCAGGTGCTCCCCAAGAAGCTGAACTCGGTCAACGGAATCGTGTGGACCGGCACGTCGCCCAAGGTATCGCTGCACAGGCGCAGTTCGAGCGTGCCGACGGCCGGGCCGGCCGACGTGCGGAACCAGAAGCTGACCTGCTGGTAGCTTGAGAGGTCGAGCGTGGACGGCAGGGTCTTGTACGCCACCTTGCCGGTGGTGAAGGCGGACGCGATGGTCAGCGACAGGCACGCGGTGTTGTGCTTGCGCACCGCGGTATTGGCGGCCTGGGTGACGTTCGTGGACACGCCGGTCCAGGTGGCATCGCAGGTCTCGATGTTGGCGGTGCGCGCCGTATCCATCGTCAGGAAACGGCTGCCGTTCGCCCAGGTGGCGGTGCCCATCTGGACCGGGCCGGGCGTGGCGGCCAGGCGGGCCTCGTCGCCGGCGCCGCAGCGCAGCGTGCTCAACGCCGAGAAGGAGCGGAACCGGCCCTTGATGGTCTTTCCGCCGGGGCCGCGCACCAGCAGCTTGACGTTGGCCCAGTACGGGTCGTCGGTGCCGTTGGTCGGGAATTCGGCGCTTGGGATCGTGTAGCCGGCATTGCTGGCGTAGCGCGCGGTGCCGTTGGTGATGCGCGGTTCCTCGATCAGGCCCGGGAAGCGCCCGCTGCTGCTGGACTGGTTGCCCACATACAGGGCCGTGGTCGAGTCGAACAGGCTGCTCGCCATCGTCGCCGAGTTGAGCATCGCGCCATCGCAGTAGATGCGGATCACGCCGCCGGCATCACGGTCGACGGCGACGTGATACCAGGTGTTCAGGGCGAACGTCTTGGCGCCGGACAGCATGGTCAAGGCCGTGCCGCTGGTCGAATACTGGAACTGCAGGGCGGTCTGGGCCGTGTTGAGCGAGAACATCCACGCGCTGTTGGAGGCGCCGGTCGAAGACGACTGCGCCATGATCGCCTGCTGCGACGTGCCGCCGCTGGTCGCCTGCAGGTAGATCCAGGCCTCGACCGTGAACTGGCCGGAGAACAGCCAGTCAGGCGAATCGACCGTCGTGATGCTGGCGGCGGTGGTTGCCCCTGGCAGATTGAACCCCAGCGAACCATACCCGAACTTCGGACTGTCGCCGACCGAGGTGACGGTCGACTGGACCGTCAGCGTCCTGCCGTTGCTGGAGGCGTCGTACGGAAAGTCGGAGCCGGCCGTCACCGTCGGGTCGATGAGAAAGACGGTCATGGCGGCCCCAGCTCAGCCTTAAAGGCCTGCCGACGAGTTCAGGACATCATGCGTGAACGACGAGCAAGACACGGTCTGGCCCGAGCTGATGCTGGTCGTGGCGATGATCATGTTGGCGGCGCTGGTGCCGACCGAGCCGTCCAGCACGACGGTCGTGCCGTCGCTCTTGAACGCGCGGAAGAAGGTCGCGGTGCCGGTGTTGTCGGCGCTGGAATCGGCGGTGATCGCGTTGAACGTGATCAGGCCGCCGACTGCGGCCGGCGCGGCGGTGGCGGCAAAGCGCAGCTCGGCCAGCAGCGTGTTGCCGGACAGCGCCGTGTTGGCGGTGGCTGGCTGGGTGCCGCTGTAGATGCGCAGGTAGCCGTTGTTCAGGAGGGCCGACAGGGCGTCCGCCTGGGCGTTGACGGTGGCGTCGGCAAGCTGGGTGTTCATGGCCATGATAGATCTCCTCGCCAGCGTTCACGCCGGACATACAGGGGTCGAGACGAAAAAAAACCCGCCGGGTGGCGGGTTTGCGTAAAGGGTTGCGGATGACGGGCAGGCGCCAAGCGCCAGGGCGGCCCCGTACCTCCGCAGGAATCAGTCGGGCGCTTCGGTGAAGGTCACGTAGTATTTCTTGCCGACGACGAGCTTGTCGACGACGGCCTGGTTCAGGATCGAGGCGTTGAATTCCGCGCAGGGGGTCCAGTGGCCGAAGATGGCGTTCTCGCTCATCGCCTGCTTCTCGGTGGTGCCTTCCCAGACCGCGCCGAATTTCACATAGGCGCCGGTCAGCTCGCCGCCGGTGTTGCTGCTCGATCGGGCCGGGCTGGCGCTGTGGAGTTGCAGTTTGCAGACCATGACATCAGACATGATGTTCCTCTATAGGGTCGGTGACGGGATAGAGGGGCTGGGCCTTACAGTGTTGCACCCCGGAGAATGGTACGGACGAACGGGGTCCAGCAGGGTCGCCGTCCGCTACTGCACGGTTCGTCGCTGAGACCCGGATAACACCGGGTATTCGCCCGAGTTATGCAAAGCAGAAAGGGCCAGTGTTCAGCCAATACAACCCAATGTGCTCAGCAGTGCCGCCAGAATACGGATTCCGGCGGCCGACTTCAAGCCATTTTTGCAGGCTGCAACAAATTCAGAGCCTGGCCTCGGCGTCCTCGCGGTCGCTGCGCATTTTCTTCTTTGCACGGAACACGCCGCGGCGCACATACGCTTCCAGTTCCTCGATCATGTCGAGCACATAGTCGCGCAGGCGGGTGTCGCAGCGCAGTTCGGCCTGGCCGCTGCCGCCGCACAGCGGGCAGTCACGCTCGGACAGCACCGGCGCGCCCAGCTCCTTGACCTTGCCGTGGCTGGTGCAGGCCGGGCACACGGAGTTGAGCCAGTAACGCAGCGAGTAGTGGGCGACGGCGTCGACCGGGATGTGGTCCGGCCAGGTGCGGCGCACCGCCTTGGTCGAGACCAGCCAGGTCCATTCGTGCAGCACGCGACGGTAGCTGGGCGCCTCGTTGCCGAATTTCAGGCGGATGAGCTGGGAACTGAAGCCGCCGGCCAGGGCCACGGCCATCAGCACGTCGGGCGTGTGGTGCAGCGCGTCGTTGCGCAGGTTGCCGGAAATGGTGGCGCGGGCGTAGCGTTCGGCCAGGATCATGGGAACCTCAAACGATTTTCAGGGTGGTCAGGACGTGGTCGATGGCGCGGTCGACCAGCTGCGGGGTCGGGTGATTGCCCAGGATCGGGTCGATCATGTCCGCGATCTCGTCCAGGCGCTCGTCGCTGGCGCACAGCAGTTCGCGCACCATGCGGTAGCGGCGCGCATCGCGCTCGTTCTCTTGGGCTTGGGTAATCACTTGGTCTCCAGGATGTCGATGTTGAAAATGTGCTTCATCAGGTGGCGCTTGATCTTGTAGACCGGGGTCAGGAGGCCCTTCACATCCTCGACGATCGTCCTGCCGCCCTGGTCGTAGACGAAGTCGGCGACGTAGCGCAGGGCCGGCGTGGCCCGTTTGCTGCCGAGGATGCGCACCGACGGGATCAGCTCGAACTTCACCTGGCGGCGCAGGTTCGAGATCGACCCCATCTGCTCCAGCGCGACCAGGTTCTTCCAGCGGCGGGCCTCGGCGCGCGAGTCGAACGGGATGCCATCGACCATCGTCTTGATGTTATGGAACTTGGGCCGGCGCATCAGTAATCCTTCGGGTTGCTGCTGCTCCAGGATGCGCGGCCCAGCTCGGCGATCCGGGTGTCGAGGTAGATCACCTCGGCCGGCTGCGGGTTCTTCCAGCGCTGCTCGCGCTTGTTGATCGCGGCGATCGCGCGCACGCGGGCGGCGCGGCGCACCGCCGGGTCGCTCGACAGGGATTCGGCCAGGTTGCGCGCGGCGCGCGCGGCGCGCACGTTGGCGAGATAGATCACGCTCATGCAGGGACCCCGGACAGCTTGGCGTAGTGGCTGGGCTTGTCGCGCATGTCGTTGCTGCCTTCGCGCTGGCCACGCGAGGACGGCAGGTAGCGGTTCGACAGCGGCCGGAACGGCGGACGGGTCGGCGGCGGCACCTTCTCGCCCTTTTCCTTCTCCGAGATCTCGATCAGGCCGTACTTGTCCAGCAGCGCGTCACTGGCCTCGATGCGCGGGCCGATCTCGCTGACCATGACTGCGCAGCCGCGCACCACCAGCTCGCGGTACAGGTCGCCGATCTCGGCCAGCGTCAGGCGCAGCGTGCCGTGCAACAGGATGCCTTCCTCGGGCGTGATGGCAACGCCGGTCAGCAGCAGGTTGGTGATCTTGCGGCCACACGAGTTCGGGTTCGGCATCTTCATCGCACGTCTCCTTCGGAATAGACCGGGTCCAGGCCGTTCTCGGCCAGCCATTCGCCCAGGCGCTGGTGGTTGTTGCCAGGGGTCTGGCGGTAGCCGTGCTGCAGGGCCATCGCCAGGGTGAGGATGAAATCGCGGTCGGGGCCGGGGTGGCGCAGGGGACTGCGCCACTGTCCCATCTCCTCGACCGTCCAGCCGTAGTGCCTTGCCACCACCTCCAGCGCCCGGATCACGCGGGCCAGGACCGGGATGTCGTCCATGGCGGCCTGCTTGACGCGGATGCGCGATTTCTCGAAGTCGATGTCGGCCTTCTCCCAGTCGTAGAACCAGGCGACCTTGTTGAAATCCTTCTCGAACTCGCGCGTCACCCGGATCTTGCGCACCGCGGGCGCGACCGGCATCGGAGGACGTGGCAGGCGCGGCATCAGGCGCTGGTGCGGACGCTGGTGGCGAACGCGCTCATGGTCGCGTAGGTGTCGGCCACGCCCTGCGCGTTGCCGGCGAAGGTGCGCAGGTACTTCGGGTCGATGCCCAGGTTCTGGCCGCCCAGCTCTGCCTTCTTGCCGCAGGCGTCGTAGCGCACGATCCAGCCGTTCTCCTGCTCGACCTCGCGGCGCAGGGCGCGGGTCTTGGCCTCGGTGAAGTCCTTGCTGGCGTTGTCGCCGTCGTCGGTGACGACGTTGACGATCACCTTGTCGGCCCAGCCTTCGGCGGTGATGCGCGCGCGCTGGCGCAGCAGGGTGCGGCAGATCGCGTCCCAGACCGCCGTGGTGCCGTTCGGCTCGTAGTGCACGCTGGTCAGGTTGCCCAGGTGCGCGATGTTGACACCCTCGTACAGGGTGTCGATCTTGTCGTCGAACAGGACCAGGGTCGCGCGCGCCTGGCCGGGCACGGTCCTCTGCTCGGACAGGAAGCCGTTGTAGCCGTTGATGGTGTCGTGGCGCAGGTGCGACATCGAGCCGCTGCGGTCCAGGATGCTGATGATCTCGATCTTCATGTGTTCCCCTTGCTGGTTATAGGTACTGCCCGCTTTCCTGCTTCTCTCTGTGCTGCCGCCTGCGCAACCCCGTTTCTCTGATGGTGGGCAGACGTAGCCTTCCCTGACGCCTGCCTTTACGCACTTCTCCGACGGAGCCGCACGACGCGCCAGCCTTGCGTGTCATGGGTGCTGGCTTCGCCGCCCATCGCTCCTGTTTCAGACACTTCCCACAGTAGGAGCCTCACCACGCACCGCTGTCGTCTTCTGACCCGACCAGTGCGCTGCCTGTGCGGCTACCGGATCACCGGCTTCGCCGCGCGCATGATCGCCATGCGCAGCCGTCGCGGCCCCTCTTCTCCCCACTCCAGCAGCGCGTCGGCCCAGTCCGAACCGACGATGTTCTCGGGGTAGGCCACGCCGCAGCCGAGCACCTCGGCCGCCTTGGTGGCCTTCTCGACGCCGGGGTTGAAGCCACGGCGTTCGCAGGTCTCCCAGTCGTTGTCGCCGCACACCACGGCCAGGCCGGCCACGGTCGAACGCGAAACCACCTCGACCAGGTTGCCGGCGTCCAGGCAGATCTCGATCTGGCTGTTGGCCAGGGTCTGGAACAGCGCCAGGCCGGTGGCGAACCCTTCGGCGAAGCCGTGCAGGACGGCGCCGGGGCGGGTCAGCAGCAGCGAGACGCCCTTGGTCGAGCAGCCGGTGTAGTTGCGCTTGGTGCCGTCCGGCCAGATGCGCTGGACGGTGGCGAGGCGCCCGTCCCTGAACAGCGGCCAGACCAGCACCTCGCCATCGAGGCGCAGCTTGTCGCCGCCGAGCATGGACAGGCCCTTGCGGGCCAGGTACGGGTGGCCGTCGTACAGGCGCGGCAGCGACTGGTAGTAGCGGACCATGCCCTGGTAGGCGCGCGCGGCCTTCTCGCGCTCGCGCTGGCGGCGCTGCGCGTTGTCGCGCTCGATGCGCTTTCTCTCGATCGGCGAGACCGGGGTGTCGTCGGTCCACTCGATCCACTCCTCGTCGACCGCGTAGTCCTTGTAGTAGCCGCGGCGGCCGTCGATGCGCAGCATGTAGGCGCCGTTCTTCTTCTTCGGCTTGTCGGCCGTGGCGCAGCGATACCACTTGCCGTTCGGGGCGACCTCGCGCGGCAGGAAGCCGGCGGCCAGCAGGGTGTTGTAGAAGTCCATCAGGCACCACCCCGCAGGCGCTGGCCGGCCTTCATGCGCGCCTTGGCCCAGGCGATGTTGATCGAGCGCAGCTTGCCCTTGACCTCGCGCCCGGCCTCGACCGGCACCACGTCGGCGAACGCCACGCCCGGCGGCTGGCCGGTGATCTGGGCGTACCTGTCCTTGGCCCAGCTTTCTCCCTTGCCCAGGCGGATCGCCTCGGAGACGATCTGCGGGTACAGCTCGGCCACCATGAGGCTGGCGTCACGCGTGGCGACCAGCTCGACCAGGCTGCCGGGCTTGTGCAGCAGCGCCGGCTTGGGCGGGTACACGTGGCCGCAGGCCGGGCAGTACGGCAGCGGGTCGTGCAGGTGCGCGCACGACGGGCATTTCACCGGCTTGATTTCCTTGTCGGCCTTGGCACTGCTGCTGCGGCCCTGCTTGCCCTTGTCCAGTTCCAGGCAGCCCTCGGCGAAAAAGCGGGTCCAGCGCGCCCAGAAGCGCTCCGAGTTGCCGGAGTGGTCCAGCACGATGCAGGCGTCCTTGCCCTCGCTGATGCGCAGGCCCCGGCCGAACAGCTGGATATATTCGGCCAGCGAGTTGCGCAACGGGCGCGCCATGATGACCACGCCGATGTCGGGCACGTCAAAACCCTTGCTGGCGGCGGTCACGGTGATCAGGCCGCGGATGCTGGAGTCGGGCCGGCGGAATTCCTCGACCACCTCGGCGCGCTCGATGTCGTCCTCGCGGTAGGTGTAGGCCCGGGTGATGACGCCGGCGGCCATGAACTGGCGCTCCAGCTCCTGCACGTGGGCGGTGTCGACCGCGCTGCAGATGAACTTGCGGCCTTGTCCCAGCTTCAGGTACTCGGCCACGCAGTCGCCGACCACGGCCAGGGCGCGCTTGCTGGTCTCGCGCACTTCCCACTCGCCGCCGATGACCGGCACGCCGGTCATGTCCGGCTCGCGCGCGGCATAGATCCGGTACGGCGCCAGGAACCCGGTGTTGATGAGTTCGTTGGTGGTGGCCACGTTGATCATGGCGTCGTACAGCTTGCCCATGCCCTTCGTGAACGGGGTCGCGGTCAGGCCGACGAAGATGGTGTCGGGTTCGGCCGCCATCTTCTGGGTGACGGTGCGGCTCACCGAGTGGCATTCGTCGACCAGGACCAGCTGGGCCTCGGGCCACTTGCGCCGGGCCAGGGTCTGCACCGAGCACACCTGCACGCGCTCCCACGGCACCACGCGGTAGTGGTTGGACTGCATCACGCCGTGCGGGATCTCCTCGGCGTCGAACACGCGGCTGGTCTGGTCGATCAGGTTGATGCGGTCGCACACGAAGGCGACCTTCTTCATCTTGCGGCGCGCTTCGCGGACCATGAACGCGGCCAGCTTGGTTTTCCCGGAGCCGGTCGGCGCCACCAGGCAGATGCGGCGCTTGCCGGCCGCGATCGCGTGGCGGATCGCCTCGATGCCGGCGATCTGGTAGCCGCGCAGGCCGGCGTAGATGTCGGGCACGGCCAGCTCGGTCATGGGCGCGCCCGCAGGTCCTGGATGATCTCGAGGATGGCGTTACGATTGCGGGTGCCGACCAGTGCGGCGACCTTCTCGTGCCATTTTTCGTGACGGCGGATCGTCGCTTCCATCGCCTTGACCTGTTCCATGCTCTGCTGCAGGCGGCGGTCGATGCCGAAGCGCTTGCGGATCTCGGCTTTCAGCGCCTCGCCATGCTCGCCCGCCTCCAGCGCGGCCAGCTGGGCCTCCAGCACGTCGATCTCGTCGCGCAGGGAGTCGACCAGCTCGACCAGCTCGGCATCCATCGGCAGGCCGGCGCTCACGGCAGCACCTCCAGCAGGTTGAACGCGTACAGACGCAGGTATTCCTGGGTGCCGTACAGCTTCTCGAAACGGGCCTTGTTCGGGTGCACGGCCACCAGGCTCTTGTCGTTGCCGGTGCCCTGCTGGTGATGGCCCGCGCACAAGGGAAGGACATTGCGGTGGCAACCTTCCTTGGTGCGGCCGTCGATGTGGTGGATCGAGACGTGGTTCGAGGTCGGCAGGCCGGCCACCAGGCAGGCGACACAGCCGACCTCGTTGGCCAGGCGGTCCCACAGGACCTTTTCCTCGGGCGTGACGGCGCGCTGGCGGGTTTTCAGGCCCTCCTTCCGGGCGAACGTGACGCGCGGGTACGGCGCCTTGGCCGGCGTGTCGCCGGGCGCCCTGGCCTTGAAGCCGGTGCGTTTCATGGGCGTCGTGCGCTTCACTCGCGGGCACCTTTCCTGATGACGCGCACCCACTCGAATTCCTCGCGCAGCTGCTCGCACATGACCTTGCCGCGCGTGAGGCGTTCGATCTGCGGGCAGCGGCGCGGCGGCACGCCGGTCTCGTTGGTGTACCACTGCCGCACGGCCTGGGGCGACACGCCCAGCAGGCGGGCCAGCTTGGACTGCGAGCCGACGTGCTCGATGGCGCGGTCGAGGTGCCTGCGTTCGCGGCGCAGGCGGGCGGCGAGCATCCGTGCGGAAAGTTTTTTCATGAGGGCATTTTACAAGTCCTACTTGAAACTTCAAGTAAAACTTGAAACGGGCAAGCGCCACTTTAATGTGCGCTGTGTTATGTTGCTACTCGTGAATACTTCCCAATGACGGAGAATTGGCCATGTCGACCATCGGTGCACGCATCAAACAGAGACGCGAAGAACTCAAAATGAGCCGCAATGACCTCGGCATCGAATCCGGCGTGACACAGCAGGCGGTCCACGGATGGGAGGAAAAAGGGGCGATACCGGCATACCATCGGTTAAAGAAAATTGCCGAGGCGCTAGAAACAACAGTTGAATGGTTGTCAGCCGGAATTAGTGTTAATGTACCAACTGGCGCTAATTACACACTGATCCCTCTACTGGGGACGGAACCTGAAGGAGGCGGCGACGTGCAATACCACGACGAGGTCGGAGAACTCAAGGACGACCGCAACAGCTTCGCCTACCGCCGCGATTTCCTCGAACAGCTCGGGGTGAAACCCGAGTGGTGCCGGGTGGTCCGCGGCGACACCAGCATGACGCTTGGCGACCAGCTCCTGGTCGACCTGCAGCAGAAGGAAGTCCAGAACGGCCGCGTGTATGTCCTCAAATCCCCGAGCGGCCCGATCGTGCGCCGCCTCTTCGTGCAACTCGACCAGAAGGTGCGCGTACTGGCCGATCGCCCCGACATCCCGGAGCAGATCGTCCCTCCCGAGGCGGTCCACGTGCTGGGTAGAGTGGTGGCGTTCCAGGGCACCCTGTAACCGGGGGTCGAACGCCACCGAAGAAGCCGGCCATGCGCCGGCTTTTTTTTCGTCTCCACATTTCCGAGGTGGCCACAGAAGCGTTGGAGGCGCCTCAGACTGCATCTTGTGACGCGATTGGAGCTTGATACATATCAACATTTGCGCAGATGCAACAAGTTCACCGAATTGTAATCTAAGGTCCGCTTAAAAAATATTAAAGTTTCCCTTGTAAATTAAAGTTGGACTTTAATACACTGGTTCCTGTTTCCTCTGGAAAAAAAACAGGAGCCGCCTTGGACCACACCTTTCCCTACACCCTGCCGCACCTTGAGCTTGAGGTCGGCCCCAACGGCGTGCCGGTGCGCCTGCGCACGTCGGCCCAGCTGCAGGTCGAGTTCACCCATGACCCGGGCTATCCCGCGATCCCGACGCTGCCCAATGGCGACCCGGGCGAGCCGGGCCTGTCGGAATACTTCGACTTCAAGCGCATCCTCTCGCCGCATCCGCTGGTGCTGACCGCGCCCAACAACCGCGGCCGTTTCCTGATCGAGGCCGGCGCCGACATCTACGAGTACCTGTCGGAGGCCGCCATCGCCGACATCGAGCACGCGATGCTGGCGCGCCTGCGCGAGCAGCAGGACGACGGCCTGCTCGACCTGATGATCCCGCGCCTGGCCGCGCTGTCGGTGGAGGGCCGCCCATGAGCGCGCCGCAGGTGAAAACCCACTGGAAGCAGCTGGTCGACCCGCGCTTCGTCGGCGTCTACGCGCTGCCCAACGGCGAAGACATGACGGTCACGATCAAGTACGTCCAGAAAGAGACCATCACCATGATGGGCGGGAAGAAGGAGGACCATAGCCTCGCCTACCTGGTCGAAACGAAGCCGCTGATCCTGAACTCGACCAACAGCAAGACGATCGAGAAGCTGTACGGCCCCTACATCGAGGACTGGGCCGGGCGCCGCATCACGCTGTACGCCAGCACGACCAAGCTGGGCAGCGACATGGTCGAGTGCCTGCGCATCCGCGCCAAGGTCCCGCAGGACGTGAAGGAAACGCTGACCGACGCCCGCATGGACAAGGCCCTGGCCGCGGTGAAGAAGGGAGACTTCGCGGCCGACACGCTGCGCGTGAAATACGCGCTGACCGACGCCCAGGCCGAACGCCTGGCGCAGGTCGAGGCGGAACTGGCGTCCGGCGTGGAAGCGGCCCCGAACGACCCGGGCGCCGAACCGGAGGCCGCGTGATCCCGGACTTCCGCATCCGCTGCTCGGCCCTGTCGGCCATCATGACCGACCCGAAGGCGATCGACCCGGCCCTGCTCAACACCCCCGAGCTGGCCGCGATCGCGGCGAAGAAGGTCAAGACCGACGAGGACAAGGCGATCCTGGCGCCGCTGTTCGACATGACCCTGTCCAGCGGCGCCAAGACGGTCCTGAACGACATGGCCAAGGAGTACCTGTACGGCTACAACAACGTGGTGTCCAGCAAGTACACCCAGAAGGGCATCATCGTCGAGGACCAGTCGATCGCGCTGTACAACGAGCTGTTCTTCACCAGCCACAGGAAGAACACGGTCCGCACCGTCAACGCGTGGCTGACCGGCGAACCCGACATCGACACCGGCGAAGAGATCATCGACATCAAGTCGTCGTGGTCGATGGCCACCTTCCCCGAGCTGCCCGAGGACGGCCACAAGCCGGAATACGAATGGCAGGTGCGCGGCTACATGATGCTGCGCAACCGCGAGCGCGCCAAGGTCGCCTACTGCCTGGTCGACACGCCCGAGGAACTGATCGGCTACGAGAACCCCGAGCTGCACCAGATGGACCGCCTGCCGCTCGAAATGCGCGTCACGATCGTCGAGTACCAGCGCGACCCGCTTCTGGAGCAGAAGATCATCCGCAAGGTCGAGGCTTCGCGCAGCTACGTGGCCGGCCGCATCCATCGCGTCGAAATCGCCCACAAATACCAGACCTGACCCCATGGCCATGACGATCACCCTGACCGTTTCGAGCATCGACGAGGCACGCCAGGCGCGCGTGCTGCTGCACGACTACATCATGGCGCGCCGCGCCGAACAGCGCCGCGCCGAGCAGGCCGCCCGCTTCGACAACTTCCCGGAAACCTCGACGCGTACCCCGCTGGCGTTCCTGGAGCTGACCGCGCGTGCCCACAACTGCCTGGTCGCGGCCGGCATCGACACCGTCGAGAAGCTGTGCCGCCAGACCCCGAACGAGCTGCTCAAGCTGCCCAACCTGGGCCTCGGCACCCTCAACGACATCAAGACCGACCTGGCCGCCAAGGGCCACAAGCTGGCCGGCTGACACCTTTCATCCACCCACCCCCGACCTCAAAGGAATCCCTGACATGGCATCTGTCAACAAAGTCATCATCGTCGGCAACCTCGGCCGCGACCCGGAAATGCGCTACATGCCCAGCGGCGATGCGATCGCCAACGTCGCCGTGGCGACCTCGTACAAGACCAAGGACAAGGCCACCGGCGAAGCCAAGGAACTGACCGAATGGCACCGCATTTCGTTCTTCGGCAAGCTGGCCGAGATCGTCGGACAGTACCTCAAGAAAGGTTCGAGCGTGTACGTCGAGGGCCGCCTGCAGACCCGCAAGTACACGGACAAGGACGGCGTCGAGAAGTACGCCACCGACATCATCGCCGAGAACATGCAGATGCTGGGTGGCCGCAGCGACGGCGCCGGTGCGGGCGGCGGCCACCAGGCCCCGCCGTCGCGCCCGCAGAATACCGCGCGCCCGGCGCCGCCCCTGAGCGATGACGATGTGCCGTTCTGACGGAGGCCACGATGACCCGCCAACGCAACCGCACCGAGCAATACCTGCATGAACGCATGCAGGCCATCTTCGCCGCCAACCCTGACCCGATCCTGTTCGAGGTGGCCCTGGCCTACCTGATCGAGGAAGTCGCCACCGCCTGCGGCCTGTTCGTCGGCGAGATCCGGTCGGCCGAGAAGTTCTCGACCTGGGTCGGCTGCTTCCTCGACAAGGTGGTCGACGTACGCGCCGGCAAGCCGCAGCAGGTCCGCATCGGCCCGGACCCGGTGCCGAAGGACGACCTGCCGCCGGCCCCGCCGCAGGACGAGCAGGCGGAAACGCTGCCGGCCACCGCTCCCGAGCAGGCGCTGCCCGTCAAGCCCTGGGTGCGCGGCCTGAACGCCGGTCCGCTGTACATGACCGGCAAGCAGATCATGCGGCACCGCAAGCGCCTGCGCATGACCCAGGACGCGCTCGGAGAAAAGTTCGACATGACCGGCACCTGCATCAGCCACTGGGAAACCGGCCGCACGCTGCCCAGCGCGCAGCAGTACGCCGACCTGCGCGCCATCTTCGGTCTCGCGCCGGAGGGTCCGGTCGATGACTGACTACTTCCACGCCGACGAGGACGAGGACGATCCCGACGCGCTGATGGCGGACACGGACCTGGTCGTGATCGGCCGCGACCGCCATGGCCGGCCCTGCTTCGGCTGCTACTTCACGGCGCTGTTCGACTCGTTCACCGACGAGGAGCTGGAACGGGTCGACGCGGGCGACGATTTGCCGGCCGAGGTCGCCGAGGAGGCGCGCCGCCACGGTGCCAGCTTCTCGGTCGTCACCGACGGCCTGGCCTACATCATCAGCGACATCGCCGGCGACGAGGCGATCGGCGTGGCCGAGGCGATCTGCCAGAGCCTGATGCGCCAGGTGATGCTGCACTCGGCCAAGCCCGAAGGCCGGCCGAACTGACCGAAGGAGACGCGATGAAGCCAGGACGCCGCAGCAAGGACGAGCCGGTGCCGATCGTGCACACGGCCGACCCGCAGGATCTGCACTGGGCCATGCACGCGATCGTGGCGGCCCGGTCGCGCGAGCAGTACGACCGCATGCCGCTGCCGGACATCCCGAAGGCCCCGGTGCTGAAGGCCTGGGCCGACAAGCCGGCCCCGCGCTCCTCGCGCCAGCGCCGGGAGATCGAGAACGAGCCGGTGTTCGGCCCGAACCAGAACTGAAACCACAGGAAAACCATGACCGACAAAGACATCAACGCCGCAGCCAACGAGGAATCCAGCGAGCAGTTCATCGCCCCGGTGCCGCTCAACGACATGGGCATGCCGGACTTTCGCAGCTTCTTCGAGATGGTGGCCGACACCATCCCCGAGGACGTGCTGGCCCAGCTGGCCGGCGACAGCCAGCTGCCGCCCGAGATCGCCGACCGCGCGCACCGCCACGCCGCGGCGCTGACCTACGTGATCGACGGCGTGGCCGCCTTCATCGTCGAGGCCTACAGCGGTCCCGAGCTGGTCGCCGACGGCATGTACAAGCGCATGCAGCGCGCGATCGTCGAGTACGCCGCCGAATTCGCGCAGAAGCCGGCCGCCCATGTCCACTGATCCGGGAGGCTTCATGAGCACCGATCCGCACACCAGCCCGCTGGAGATCCACGGCGTCGTCCTGGTGCCGGTCGACGACGACGGCATTCCTGTAGTCGAGCACTTCATCATGGCCATGCACGACGCGGTGCCCGACAGCATGCTCGACGAGCTGCAGAAGGACATCCCGTCCGCGCTGCCGGTGGAGGAGGCCCGCGTCAACGACCGCTTCGCCATCACCTGGGGCTTCCTGACCGCCGGCATCGCCTCGACGCTGCTGCAGATCTACCCGAACGACATCGAACGGGCGCTCGACGGCTTCATCGACATGCTGCGCACGATGGTCGCCCAGCACCAGGTGGAGCAGGAACCCAAGTGAACCGCCTGTTCGTCCTGCGCGAGGCGACCCACCTGGCGTCGTTGATCTCGTTCCTGTCGGCGAACTGGCAGCAGTTCGCCGGCGAGGGCAAGTTCCTTGCCGTGACGGTCACGCTATACAAGAGCCGCCGCTCGCTGGAGCAGAACCGGCGCTACTTCGGGCCGGCCGTCCTCGGCGCCATTGCCGAACAGGCCTGGGTCGGCGGGCGCCAGTACAGCAAGACGGTCTGGCACGAGCAGTTCAAACGCCAGTTCATCGGCGTGATCGACCTGCCGGACGGCGCGACGATGGCGATGTCGTCGACCGACCTGGGGGTCGAGGAGTTCAGCAATTTCATGCAGCAAGTCGAAGCCTACGCCGCGGGCACCCTCGGCGTGCAGTTTACTTAACCAGAGGAGCATCACCATGCCGAAACGCATCAACCCGCCGCGCCCGCAGGACCCGAACGGATTCCTGGATTTCCTGCACGAGCACCTGAAGCTCAAGAACGACGCCCAGCTGTCGCGCACCATGGGCGTGCCGCCGCCGGTGCTCTCGAAGTTCCGCCACTTCCGCGTGCCGGTCGGCCCGGCCTTCCTGATCGCCGCGCACGACTTCACCGGCCTGTCGCTCGACGAGCTGCGCGCGAAGCTGTACCTGGTGGAACCGGACGGCACCGAGCTGGGCAATTGATGAGCACGCGCCGCACCATCACCATCACGCCCGTCACCGACCTGGCCCTGGTGCAGCGCGCGGCCCAGATGACGACCCATGGCCAGCCGGTGAAGGCGCCTTTGAAGGCCTGGTATCGCACCGAGCACAGCCCGATCCGCGCGCGCATGTTCTGGATCGAGCTGGCGGCGATCCCGACCTTCGTGTCGGTCCACCTGGTGCGCCACAAGCAGGGCGTCGAGCACTTCGTGCAGAGCATGCGCGACGACCGGGGCGGGGCGGGCGACGATGTCGTCAACCGCAACACCCCGGTCAACCACGGCATGCTGCTCAACGCCCAGGCCATCATCACCATGAGCCGCAAGCGCCTGTGCTACAACGCGTCCGGCAAGACGGTCGCCACCTGGCGCCGCGTGCGCAAGGAAATGCTGGAGGTCGACGCCGACCTGGCGCGCTTCATGGTGCCCGAGTGCGTGTACCGCAACGGCATCTGTCCCGAGTTCAGGGAGTGCAGGCCGGGCATGGAGCGGGTGTTGCGGGCCTACCGCGAGCATGCCTGATGCAGGGGGGTGTTATAGTATGACACCCCTTTTTTTGCCTGCCCCATCCGGCACGACCCGTAAAAAGCCCGTAAAAAACCCGCCTGGCGCCACACAGTTGGTTTCAAATATGCAATACTGGTTGTTCAATATTGCATCGCCCAACCCCGGCATGCCCGATGCGGGCGGGCCTGCCGCTTCCCCGTCCCGCCAAGGAGTAGGCATTGGTCACGTCCATCACTGCATACCTGTCCGCCGACGGCCAGGTCCACCGCAATCTTGAAGAAGCCGAGTTCTGCGACTACAACCTGACGGTCCGGCAGGACATCGAACGGTTCATGGCCGAGAACGGGATCAGCGATCCCAACGGCACGCAGGCCACCCTGCTGGCCAAGTGGGAGCTGTGGCGCCTGGGCGGCTACGCCGGCTGGCTGGCCGGCCTCAAGGGCGAAGCGCCGGTGCCGGTCGCGCCGGAACCGCCGGCGCAGGCCGAGCTGCCGCACCTGTCGATCGTCGACAGTGCGCCGTCCGCCGAAGCGACTTCCGAACCGGCGCGCCACCCGCGCACCGCGCTGGCCAGTGCCGCATCGGAGAAGGTCAGCGGGTTCCGGCGCCGCGTGGCCGTGGTCGCGCTGCCGGTGATCCACCACCGCACGATCGAGAAGGAGTTCGGCAACGAGTTCAAGCTGATGCTGCTCGACTACGCCAACGCCATGCCGAAACTGGAATCGCTCAAGCTGTACCACAAGGTGCTCGTCATGACGCGCCACGCCCATCCCAAGACGGTCCAGCTGCTGCGCGGGATCGGCCAGGAGCCGATGCTGGTCAACGGCGACATCGACAACCTGCGCGAGACCCTGACCGCGATGTACCTGGCAACCGCGGCCTGACAGGCGCGGCGGCGACGGGGTGTTATAGTATAACACCCCGATAATGTCTCCTAGGTAATTTCCGCTTTTCGTGAGATAATTTCCGCTTGTTCATTCAAGAGGATCTCACATGGCAAAGATCATTGCGGTAGTCACGCACAAGGGCGGGGTCGGCAAGACCTTCACCAGCGTCAACCTGTCCGATGCACTGGCCCGCGAAGGGCAGAACGTCCTGCTGTGCGACCTGGACCCGCAGGCCAACGCCACCAAGCTGGTGTATTCGTTCGAGCAGTCGCCGCCGGCGCCGATCGAGAGAGTGCTGTCCAGCGAGGCGACGATCGCCGAAGGGATCATCACGTCGACCAACGTTCGCGGGGTCCACCTGCTTGGATCGACGATCAAGCTGGCCAACCTGGAGCGCACGATCCAGAACAACCCGTTCACCTCGACGCGCCTGCTCTCGCAAAAGCTCAAGAGCGTGGAGGACGTGTACGACATCATCATCCTGGACTGCCCGCCATCGCTGGGCGGCCTCACCGCCAATGCGCTGGCCGCCGCCGACATGGCGATCGTGCCGGTCGAGTCCGGTTCCAAGCTCTCCCTCACCGGAAGCGACGACACGCTGGCCTTCATCAGCGAGGCCCGCAACATCAACCCACGGCTGACACTGGGCGGCGCTCTGCTGACCATGCACGACGGCCGCAAGACCGTGTGCCGCATCATCGCCAACGGCGTGCGCGCCTCGTATGACGAGGTGTTCGAGACGACCATTCCGGCCAGCACCGATGTCCAGAAGGGTCAGATCCTGAACAAGACCATCCTGCAATTCGACAAGGATCACACCGTCACGCGCGCCGTGGTCGACCTGGCGCGCGAAGTCATGGCGAAGATCGGCGTGCAAGCGAAGGAGGTTGCCCATGCCGAGTAAGCTCGAACAGCAAATGGCCGAACAGGTGGCGCGTCGAGGTGGGCCGGCAGCCGGTGGCGCCGGTCTTGGCGGCACGGTCCTGGGCACGATGGGCCGGGAGGCAGGCGCGGCGGAAATGCTCAAGCTGTCCCAGCTGGTGCGGTCACGCTTCCAGTCGCGCGGCAAGCGCGACGAGGTCTACCTGGAGAACCTGGTCGAAAGCATCCGTGCCGAAGGCCTGCTCGATCCGATCATCGTGCGCCCGCTGCCGGCCGGGACTGAAATTGCTGAGTGTTATACTATAACACCCCCCGATCCTGCCCTTCCGCTGTATGAGCTGGTCGCCGGCCACCACCGCGTGGACGCCTTCGGCATCCTCGGCCGCGACGAAATTCGCGGCTTCGTGCGCCACCTGTCCGATGCCGAGGCTGCGCGGGCGCTCACCAGCGAGAACACCATCCGCAAGGGGCTGGGGGACTGGGAACTCTACAAGCACCTGGTGATGCTGCGCAAAGAAAACGCCGTCGCCAGCAACGTCGAGGCGGCGCGGGTGCTGAACAAGAACCGCACCATCGTCCAGATGCTCGATGGCTTCGGCGAGCTGCCGCAGGCCGTCCAGGATCTGCTCGACGACCACCCGAACCTGATCGGCTACAACCTCGCCCACAAGCTCAAATCCTACTGCCCGCGACATGCCAATCTGGTGTTCGACGCGCTGGTCCTGCTGTCGCAGGAAAAGCTGACACAAGCCTCAGTGCCGGCCTGGATCGAGGACAAGGCGAACCCGCGCGCCAGGAAGCCGAGGAAGGACATGGAACTGGGCAACGGTGTGCGCCTGGTCGTCACCAGCGACGGCGCGCGCGTCTCCGGCAACCTCGACTACGACCGCCTGCACAAGCTGATCGAGACGCATCTTTCCGAGCTGCTTGTGGCCGCCTGAAAAATCACCAAAAGTAACAGGGCGCCGCAGTTGTTTCCACTCTGGGACACTGCGGAAACACAGGTTGCATAGATGCACCTTTACGCACTACCATTTAGACCCGTCGTTACATTCCAGACTGCCAATGTTCAAAGTTCCTGAGCGTTTCCGCGTTGCCACCGGCATCTACGGCACCACCGCCGAGGCCGGCAATAACGGCCACTTCCAGGTCAAGCTGGCACGCAACCAGACCCTGCAGGTCGTCTGCTCGGACCAGCTGGGCTGGGAGCACGTGTCTGTCTCCCGGCAGGACCGTTGTCCGCTGTGGGAAGAAATGTGTGCGGTCAAGGACCTGTTCTGGGACCCCGAGGACACGGTGATGCAGCTGCATCCGCCGAAATCGTCGTGGATCTCCAACCACCCGTACTGCCTGCACCTGTGGCGCCCGACCGGCGCGGAGATCCCGCGTCCGCCGGACATCTTCGTCGGCCTCGCTGCACTGGGAACCCTGAAATGAACGACGATCAACTGGACCCGGCGCATGCCGAGGCGATGATGCGGCTGGCCGCCACCCTGACCGACGCGATGACGGCGGCCGGGCGCGCCAACCCCGACCTCACCTGGCTGAACATGGTGTTGGCCGCCGCCGTCGCCTGTCGCGGCGTGGCCGCCGTGGCGATGAGCGACAACCCGGCCATCAAGCTCGACGACGCGCGCCGGGCGATGACGCTGCAGTTCCTCGAAGTGATGAGCATGCCGGCCGAACTGGTGCGCACGGTGAAGACCAAGGACGACGAGACCCCGCAGACGATCGTGCTGCCGGTCAGGAGGCATTGATGAACATCCCCGAACCCGACATCGACATGACGCTGACGATGCCATGGCCGATCATCTGCCGGCTCGCGTGCCAGGCGCGCATCCTCGGCTGCTCGCTGGAAGACCTGGTGAACGAGGCGCTGGCCGAGCACATCGCACGGAGCGGCGCATGAGCGACGAACAACTGGACCGCGAGCGCCGGCTGGCCTACCTGCACGGCGTGATGGCCGTGCTGATCGACGAAATGAACCGGATCTACAAGCCGGACCGCTTCATCCTCTGGAAGATGCTGGAGCACAATCGCGGCAAGCGCCTGCTGTTCCAGGCCGACGCCGTGCTGGCCGAGATCTGCCGGCTGGAGGGCGAGCCGCACACGCCGCTGCCGCCGATGCGGCGCCCGAAAGTGATCGGGCACCCGCTGTTCTGGTGGTACGGCCAGTGGGCGGTGGGCGCGATGAACGCGATCGGCGTCATCACCTACACTCTCGACGGCCAATGGGCGCTGGCTGTGCTGTCCCTGGCGTGCCTCGCCGTCTGCATGAAGTGGCGCGTCCCTCCCTACCATATTGCCAAACAAGGAAAGTGGCGAGCATGACTGACAACAAGAAAGAACGCACCGAACACGAAACCGCGCTGGCCGCCCAGGAATTCCTGGAGACGATCGGCACGGCCATGACGAAGCTGGAGATCCCGCCGAAGTTCGCCATCACGCTGTTCGGCTTTTTCGCGCGCCGCGTGGTCGAGATCGAGGTCGAGGCGGGCGCCGAGGAAGCCAGCATCACCGGGCAGGTATTCGACGCGTTCGCCGAAGGCCTGGGCCTGAAGGCGGCCATGGTGAAGATGGAGGGCGAGGTGGCCGCGCAGTTCAAGGCCGCGGTCGAGCGCGAGTCCGGCGACCACCCGCTGCAGTGAGGGCACCATGTTGATGGATCTCCCCAAGGGCACGACGCCACAGCCCAACGAGGTCGTGCGCAAGTTCATGCGTGACGTGCTCGACCTGGCCGAGCAGTCCGGCATGCCGTTCGGGCAGTGCCTGATCACGTTCGGCCTGATCGCCAAGAGCATCGCCAAGATGTACACCGACAACGGGACCGACGAGGACGAGGCCATGCACTACGTGGTCGGCTTCCTGATGGAAGGCCTGGGCTTCAGCATGCAGGCGGGCGACCAGGAGCAGGTGCATTGATGAGCGACGACAAGGAAGAGAAATACACCGAGTTCGTGCGCCGCGTTGCCCTGCTGGGCAAGGAGCTGCAGGTCTCGCCGGGCGAAGCGCTGTACCTGTTCGGCAGCCTCGCGCGCGGGTTCGTCGAGCACGCCCACCAGCGCGGCGACGGCTCGGTCCAGGAACTGGCCGAGAAAGCGCTGAACCGCTTCGCCGCCGGCTTTGGCGGCGAGGTGTCCGACATCACGGTCAAGCAAACCCCCGACGGAGGCATGCATTGAACCAGGTACTTGAAACCAAGCTGCTGCTGATCGCGGTGCTGGGCGGCACCACGATCTCGACCGCATCGTGGCAGTGGACCGATCCCTGGTCCAGCCTGGCGACATTCGGCGGCGCCCTGCTGGCCGGCATGGCAGCCGCACGCATCACGCGCATCGTCATGAGGGCGACGGCGTGAGCGGCGCACTGATGTCGATCTGGACCGTGTACCGCCACCCGGCGGACTTCCCTGAGCACTTCGTGGGCCGCCGCCATGAAGTCACGACGGGCGGCGGGCTGGCCGTGACTGCCGACATCCTCGTTGCGGACACCCTGGACGGGGTGCGTGCTCAGTTGCCGCCCGGCCTGCACCGGGTGGTGCGCCAGCCGGGCGACCGGCCATCCATCGTGGAGAGCTGGATATGAACGACGAAGTGACACTGCTGCGGCACAACGTGATCGCCATGGGCGAGATCCTCGAAGAGAGCGTGAACGCGCTGCGCGGGCGCCCGCCCGAGGACTGTTCCTGGTCGACCCACGACGTGGCCGAGCTGGCCAGGACGGCCGCGGCGTTGGCCAACGCGTATGTCGCCGTGACCTTGCCTGGTGCCGACGAATTCGACTACGAGCGCCTGCGCGATGCCGCCAACGCGTGGCGCGCGGTGCGCGCCGATACCATCGTGCAGGGCGCCCAGATGATCGCCTGGCGCGACAACCCCGACAGTTTCCCGCAAGGAGATAGGCAATGACCCCTGAACCGACCGATCCCTACACCAACGCGCTGATCGACGCGGCCGAGGAACACGCGAGCGCGTACGACGACGACGACCGCGAGTGCATCAAGACCGACGTGATGAACGCCTTCTATGCCGGCACGGCATGGCACGCCGAGCACGGCCTGGACGAAGACCGCAGGCAGCTGCAGGCCAGACTGGAGGCGGCGCAGCGCGAGCTGGCCGTGTTCCACGCCGAGCAGCCGCGCGTGTGGGAAATCAGCCGCGAGCACGGCGAATTCCTGACCACGATCCGCGAGCAGCAGGCCGCGCTGGCCACCGCCCGCGCCCGCATCGCCGAGCTGGAGCAGAAGACGTGAGCGCGCCGATCTGCGACTGGTGCGAGGAACCCGTCCTGAACGACGACCGCCGCGCCCCGAACTACGTCCGGCCGACCCATTACGAGTGCGGCCTGCGCGCCGCGATCGGCTCGGTCGGGCACCAGAAGATGCGCTGCTTCTGCTTCGGCGGGGAGGAGGAAGATCCTCCCGGCCTGAGCCGTCGCCAGGCCGCGATGGCGGCCGCGCTGTTTTTCCACCTGGGCACCGTACCCGACCACCTCATCAACCCGCAACCTACCGAATCATGAGTCAAACACCCCACCAGGCCGCGCTGGCCGACGTACTGCCACTGATCGAGTCTCTCGAACTGCCTTATCTGGAATCCCTGCAGCAGCTGCTGGCCGGGCACATCGCCAAGCGCCGCGAAGAGGCCATTTCCGAGGCGCGCGCCCGAATCATGAAGATCGCCCTGAGCGTGGGCATGTCGCCCGAGGCCTTGCTGGCCATGGAAACGGCGCCGCGCCGCCCGTTCCCTGGCGCCGGCGTGCCCAAGTACCGCGACCCGGAATCGGGCAAGACCTGGAGCGGCCTGGGCACCGTACCACGGTGGATCAAGGACAAGGATCGGTCGCAGTTCCTGATCGGCGATAGCGCATAAACGACCTGCCAGACATTCGAGTGGAGCCGCAGTGGACGACCCGCACTACAAACGACAACTCACCCTTTTCAAGAACTCGGCCAAAGAGGAAATGAAGAAGGTGGCGCCGACCAAGATGTCGGTCTGGCCGAACAAGTATCGGGCGGTCGCCAACGAAATCGCCCGTTGCTCGTTGTTTTCGTGTCGCAATCCGAAGACGCCGCGGCACCATTACACCAACGAGCGCCTGTTCACGCTCGGCAAATCGGTCATGACCTACAGCGGCGAGGAACTGCGCAGCAATGACCAGGACATCTGGCTGGCCCTGGCGCACGCGGTGCGCGACTACCCGGGCGAGAACATCGTCCTGCACATCACCAGCTCGGAGATCTGCCGGCTGGTGGGTTGGCGCATCGGGCAGGACTACTACACCGAGATCTACAAGTCGATCCAGCGGATGAAGGCGACCGCGCTGACGGTGTTCTCGCCGCGCCTCAAGAAGGCCAGGGCCTACGAGCAGGCGCGGCGCAGCGGCGCCTCCGACGAGGAGCTGGCCAGCCTGTATGCGGCCATGATGCGCACCGACAGCGACGAGGCAGGCGAGGACGAGGCGGTGTCGGGAATCATGATGTCGATGATCGGCAGCAAGGTGCTGTTCGATGCCGAAGGCGTCGAGGTGGTCGACGACATCCCGCAGGGCAACCTGAAATGGACGATCCCGCTCGACGCCGAGATCGTGGCCCTGTTCGCCTGGTCGTACCTGACGCTGGTCCCATACGAGCGGCGGCGCAAGCTGCCGCGTGGCGCGGCGCGCAACCTGCAGGCCTACTTCATGAGCCACCAGCAGCCGTTCCCGGTCAAGATGTCGTCGCTGGCCAAGATGCTGAACCTGGACGGCGAGCTGCGCGAGAACAAGCGCACCATCGAGAGCGCCCTGATCCAGCTGCAGAAAGAGGGCGTGCTCGAAAGCGTCAAGATCGACAAGGGCAGGGGTGATGTGCTGGTTCACGTGGTGCGGGCGCCCGAACCGCCCGACGATGACGAGGCCGCACCAACTACAACCAGCCCACAATGAGCTACAACCAGCCCACATTGGACTACAGCCAGCCCACAATCGGGGCAAAACCCACTCCAGCCAGCCCACAATGCACTACAGCCAGCCCACGTTTTGCTAAAACTGACCCACATATCGCTACACCCAGCCCACAAGGGGTGTGGAAAACGGCCAGTGTTATCAACAACTTGCGCCACTTGTCCACACCCGCTAACCATTCTCTGAACCCTTATTTAATAAATAGACCCGGGCAATGCAGGCAAACCCCCAAAGCGCTATGCAATGTGGGTCAGTTGTAGCAAGTTGAACTTGTAAAGCGCGCTTGCTACAAATGACACACATTCGAGAACTTCCACGTTAGGCCGTAGGAGCTTTCCTACAAAATCTCACAAATTTTCACCTTGTCACTTTGTAATCATTTTTTTGTGCTTTCAAATCATATGCTTGCAAATGTGTATTGATCCAGCAACGCGGGGAATGTAAAACCCGGAATTTCAAATTGCGATTGCATTTGAATGCTTTTTGTTTAAAGACATGTCAGGTACGATAGATAACAAGAAGAAACCAAACACTGACAACCATGAGCAAAAGCATTTGGACCGACAGCGAACTAGACGCACTTGCCCGCGACATCCTGTTCAAGTACCCGGGACGTGGCCTTGACCGTGTAACCCAGCCGCACCAGATCGACCTGAACGACCTCGAAGTGACGCCCCTGATCCAGAACGCCATGCCGCCGCATCGGCAGGCCATGCGCCCCAAGCTCAACCGCCTCAAGCGCGACCTGGTGGCGGCCCTGATTCGCGTCACCGGCCGGGGCGGCCTCACCGTCGAGACGGCCGACGCCATCGCCCACCTGCAGCCAGCCTCTGGAACGCCCGCCATGCCATTCGATCCCGCTCACCAGCCCGACCCCTTGCCCACCACCGGATCGACGCCTGTAGAGGCTGTGGCGGCCCCGCAGGCCCCTGTGCTATCCGTATCCGAGCCGGCAGCCGTGGCGGCCGCGGTGCCTGATGGGGGCAGTGAAGAGGACGACGAGACAGACGAGGGCGACGCACGGAGCGGGCGGCGCAAGGGCAACAAGCAACGCCAGTCGAAGATCCGCTGGAGCGACGACGAGTGGCGGTTCTGCGCACTGGCCCTGCACACGATGTGCCCGACGCTCAACCTGGTCGAGGCCAAGACCATGGATGGCGTCACACTGCGCGAGCTGAACATGGCCGCCTCGATGATGGAGCCAGGCCGGCAACGCAACTTCAAGTGGCTCAAGGGACCGGCCGCGCGCCTGATGCAGGAGTACGAACGTGCCCGGCGCGACCGCGATCCGTTCTATTACGGCAACCCCGTCATGGTCGAATCGCCTGTCGAATCGGTACAGGTAGCGGCCCTGGAACCTGTCCCGGAGCCGCCAGCACCACCTTCGCCAGCGGCCGAGGCGGTGCCGGAACCTGCGGTGCAAGCGACCACATCCAGGGAGAAGCCGGTCGGCGCCACCTTCTCTCGGGTCGGCGAGCAGCGGATCTTCTGGAGCACCGCCGAATGGGTCGAGATCGCACTGGAGATCGACCGCCTTCATCCGCACTCCAGGTACATCGAGCGCAATACCACCGGCGCGCTGACGGTGCAGGACATCATGCAGGCCCAGCGCGTGCTGCCCCAGGAACGGCGCCGCCAGCTGCGCAGCGCACTGATGGACAAGCTGCGCGCATGCCTGCTGGACGCCTTCAAGGAGATCAGGCGCATGCGTACCGAGGCCTCCAAGGCCCAGCATGCCCAGGCCGTGCAAGCGTTCGAGGAGCGCCGCGCCGCGGTGGTCGCGCCACCCCCGAATCCCTGGGAAACGGCACTACGCCCGCTGGTCGAGCTGTTCGCACGCGAACTGGGCGCCCAGCTGCTGCCGATGATCGTGCAGGCACTGGCAAGCAGCCAGGTCGAGGCCCCCAGCGCGCTGCCGGCGAACGTCACCAACGTCGCGTCACTGCTGGGCAGCATCGGACGGGCACCGGAGCCGAAGCCCAAGAAGATGCGCATCGGCATGGTCAGCGGCCGCAGCACCTATGCCGACGACCTGGACAAGACCTTCCCCGAGGTCAAGTTCGAGTACATCGAATCCCACAACACGCGCATGGTCGACAGCGTCAAGAACTGCGACCGCGTGATCCTGATGACCCGCTTCACCTCGCACTCGATGCAGGACCGCCTCAAGAAGGCGGTCGGCGACCGCCTGATCCTGATCAACGGCAGCGTCACCGACGCCAAGCGGGTCATCCATGGCCTGCTCAACACATCTGAACGAAAAACCGCATGACGCACTACATCCTGAACAAGGACAAGATCCCGGTCGAGGTCGACCTGATGACGTGGGTCGAATGGTTCGGCAACCCCGGGCGGCGCCGGGTCGCCCTCACCCGGCTGGGCAAGATCAGGATCTCGACCGTCTTCCTCGGCCTCGACCACCGCTTCGGGCCGGGCGAGCCATTGCTGTTCGAGACCATGATCTTCGATACCAGGGTGCAGGACTACCAGGAGCGCTACTGCACCTACCAGCAGGCGCTGGCCGGCCACCGGCGCGCCGTCTACCACGTCAGCGAGCAGCTGCGCGCCGGCGCGCTATCCTCGACCAGCCGCAACGCCCGCGAGGGCCGCTACCTGGTACGCCGCGCGAGGGCGATGGCGTGAGCGCACCGTATTACGTCGCCCTGTACGGCGGCTTTCTCGTGATCGAGTCGTATGACAGCCTGGACGGTCCGCGCACCAAGACCTACACGATGACCGACGTGCGCCTGGCCACCCCGTACGACACGTTCGAGAAGGCCGACTCGGCCGCCAAGTGGGCCGTCGGCCACCTGTACCCACCCGACCTGCGCTATTTTGCTATCCTGACGCCCAGTTTTGGAGGGCAGGATGGCTGACCTGGAAAAGATACGACAGCGGGAGAACGACCCGGCGATGTTCGAGCACGCCGAGCGCATGGCCAAGGAGATCAACCGACGCCTGGACACACCAGGCATGAGCGCGCTGGCCAACCAGGCCAAGGCCGCGAACAGCCCGAAGGCCAAGGTGATCCTGCTGCGCAACATGGCCGACAAGCTGGGCCAGGCCGCGAAGGGGTTCACGCCCTGCAGGAAGGGCTGCAGCCACTGCTGCCACATGGCGACCATGGTCCACCTGGACGAAGCCCGCGCGATCGCCGCCGCCACCGGCGCGAAGATGACGATGCCGAAGGCGTTCAACGTCGACCTCGCCAACATCGAGAAGGTGCGCAACCGCTACGACGGGGTCGCGTGCCGGTTCCTCGTGAACGGCGCCTGCTCGATCTACGCCGAGCGCCCGCTGGCCTGCCGCCTGCACATCATCGTCGACCGCGACGAGACGCTATGCGAGATCGTGCCGGGCCAGAAGATCCGGGTGCCGATGGTCGACACGAAACAGTACGACTGGGCGATCTCGATGGCCTGGGGCGGACCGCTGGAAATGAAATACGCCGACATCCGGGAGTTCTTCCCGCCGAGGCCGAACAAGGAAAAATGACATGAATTCAACCGCGGAACTGATGGACAAGGCCGAGCGCGGCGTGGTGACGCACGAGGAGCTGGTCGACGTGATGATGAACGGCGCGGCCAAGCACGGCGTGCCGACGCCCCCGCGCGACGTGCTGCTGGCCCAGGTGCGCGAACGCCACCCCACGCCGGCCGACGTGAGCGCGTTCGTGCGCGGCTCGTTCAAGATGTTCTCTGCCTACATGATGGACAACGCGCCCGGAGGCAACGCATGATCCATACCGAACACAATCCGGGCAAGTACGACGACGTGTGTACCGAGGCGCGCATGAAGACTGGCGCGCTCGGCGCGGCGCTCATCATCATCGGCGGCGGGAAGGGCACCGGCTTTTCCGTCCAGGCCCCGCCGGGAGTGCTGGCCGCGCTGCCTGGCCTCCTTGAGGACATGGCGGCCGAGATCCGGCGCGACCTGAACAGTCTCATGCCATGAGCGAACGCTACGCGATCATCCGCAGCAATGACTGCATCGTGATCGAGGGCGCCATCCCGATCGACGATCTCACCTCGCTTATCAAGGCGTGGGAAAAACGCCGAGCCGAGGACGAGCCGGCGTGGATCGTCGACAGCCTGCTGTCGGGGCACCTGAAATGCAACATGGTGGTCGGCCCGCCCGAGGCCTCCCTGGCATGGCGCGAACGGCTCGGCCTCGCAGTGGACGGGCCGCGCCCGCGCTACCGGCTGGTCGATGAGCCGTTCCCCGGCATCACCTGCACGACGTGCGGGCGCACCTCGTACAACGCGAACGACATCCAGCACCGCTACTGCGGCAACTGCAACAAGTACCTGGACGACCAATGATCAAAGCACGCAGCGGCAACCTGGTGATCTTCGGCCTCGAAGCGAAGAACATCGAGCGCCTGAAGGCCGGCGACCCCATGCTGTTCAAGATGAGCGAGCTGGGCAAGGCCAGCCCCGACGACGTGGTCGCCATCCTGTATGGCGAGACCCAGGACGACATCCTGGCCGCGATCGAGAAGCAGTTCGGCCTCAAGATGCCGAAGATCGACCCTGTGAACGAGAAGCCACTATGAACATGAGAGACAGAAAGCGGGCCGCGCTGGCGATGTGGGCGCCGCCAGTGGACCAGAACGAGGCCGAGGTGCTGGCGACCCTGACCCAGGTCCGCCATGCGCGGGTGGACCTGCTGCGCCAGCCGGGTGCGCTGGCCGAGATCCGCTCCCACATCAAGGCGGTCAAGGGCCACGGCGGGAGATCGCTGCGCAAGATGCTGGCCGAAGACCTGAAACTGATGCGCCGCCTTGACCGGCAGGAGCGTATGTCCGCATGAATGCCCCGAGGAAGATCCCGCCCGAGACACGCGCGGCGATCGTGAGCCGCCGCCGGCGCGAAGGCCTGACCCACGTCGCCCTGGCGGCCGAGTTCAAGGTCAGCAAGTTCGCGGTCGGGAAGATCCTGCGCCGCGCGCAGGCGCGCGATCAGTCGGCTGCGGCAGATGCCGCCAATCCATAACCATTGCCCGCGCGCATAATTAGCATTATGTCAAATCCCGAACCATTGTACCGACGCAAGACCGACGACGAAGTCGCCGCGCTGGCCAAGCGGATCTACCGCCACGAAGTGTTTATCAGCTGGATGCTCAAGCGCCAGGAAGACCTGCCGATGGTGTTCATGGTCCTGAACTTCATGGAAAAACCGGCGCTCGACCAGCTGGTGGTCGACAACATCCATTTCTTCTATGAAGCGTACAGCGAAGCCGGCCCGATGAGCGTCAACGGCTACCCGACGTTTTTCTCGGTCCACTACCTGGACCGCGAGGACGGCGCGCGCGTGCACGCCAAGGTCCGCGAGATCGCCGAACTTGTAGGATGACACCATGACAGACAACGATCACTCCGCACCCGAACCCGAAAGCGCATACCTGGCACTGGCCGACCTGCCGCCGGAGATCCAGGGCCACATCACCCAGGCGCTCAAGGGCGCGCGCAAGCAGATCGTCGAGGCTGGCGAGTCCGACCCGGTGGTCCTGATCTATGGCGACGAGACCGTGGTCGTCGACGCCATCTTCCGCACCTCCGCCGAGAAGGACAGGTTCGCCTTCGCGGTCCGCGAACTGGTCAAGCTGCACAACGCGCATACGGTCGTCCATATCAACGAAATGTGGACGCTGCCCGATGCGATGCCGGCCGAGCGCAAGCGTGCGCTGATGCAGCAGTACGGCCAGATCTCCCGCATGCCGGAGCGGATCGAGGGCCTGATGGTGAACATCGAGTGCCGCGACGGCCGCGGCTGGCTGGCCAGGTCGGAAATCCATCGCAAGGGCCGTGCCGTCACCCTGGGCGCGCCGCTCATCATGAGCGTGGACCATCTGACAGCCGGGGGACGGTTCGCCGGCTGGTTCGCACCCGAGCGGCAGCTGGACGACGAGCTGGGGCCGCGCCCATGATGGCGGCTTCCGACCTCGCGCAGCCAGAACACCCGGCGCGCATCCTGCAGGCCGGCCGGCTCGGCCAGCTCGGGCTGGCGGCATGGGAACAGATCCGGCCGGGCCGCAGCGCCACCGAGGCCGAACGCGACCAGTTCCGCGCATGGCGTGCGCGCCAGGTCGGCCGTATCACCGGCTGGCAGGTCTGGCAGGGCTGGCTGCGCGAACACGGCGTGTCGGCCGAACCCGACCTGACGCGCGGCTCGTTCGACGCCTGGTTCATGGAAGCGCGCTATCACGAATGGGACCTGCTGGACGCCTGGATGGCGGCCAAGCAGTTCGCGGCCTGGGCCGGCTGGTAGATGCGCGTGCTCGTCACCGGCGGGCGCAAGTACGCCAACCAGGGCAGGGTCTACTCGGCGCTCGACGCGGTGCACGCCAAGCACGGCATCACCCTGCTGATCGAAGGAGGCGCCACCGGCGCCGACCGGCTCGCACGCGGCTGGGCGATCACGCGCGGCATTCCTTTCGAGACCGAGGAAGTCACGAAAGAGGACTGGGTCCGCTACGGCAAGCGCGCCGGCATCATGCGCAACGCCGTCATGCTGATCAAGTACAGCCCCGAGGCCGTGGTCGCGTTCAAGGGCGGCACTGGCACCGCCGACATGGTGGCCAAGGCCGAAGCGGCCGGCGTGCCGGTGTGGCGGGTGCCGGAACCCCGCCGGGCGATCTTCGTGTTCGGCTCGAACATGGCCGGCCGTCACGGCCGCGGCGCTGCCCTGGCGGCGGGGGTGAAGTACGGCGCCATCTACGGCCAGGCCGAGGGCCTGCAGGGCGACAGCTACGCGATCCCGACCAAGGACGCGCTGCTGCGCCCGCTGCCGCTGGCCACGATCGCGCGCAAGGTCGAGACCTTCAAGTCGTTCGCGGCCGCACACCCCGAGCTGCGCTTCATGCTGACGCCGATCGGCTGTGGCCTTGCCGGCTACCAGCATCACGAGATCGCGCCGATGTTCGCCGGCAGTCCGCCAAACGTCGACCTGCCGGCGGAATTCCTGGCCGTTCCCCCATTTTGCAACTAACCAAGATGTGAGCTGCCGATCCAGGCGCTATACTCCCGCTCCATGAACCTCGACTCCCCCGATCTGCTCGCCCAGGAGCTGGCCGCCGTGCGCGCGAACTGGGAACCCTACGTCACCGACCTGCAGGTCAAGGCCGGCCGGATCTGTGCGATCCAGAAGCTGATGTATACCTGGGCGCTGCTGGCCGACCTCACCCCCTGGGGCCACGAACGCGACGGCCGCTGGTGCTACTCCAGCTACGAGAAGGCCAGGGCCGCGCTCGATGCGTGGTCGGGCGAGGACGGCACCGAACCCAGCAATTGGCACCGACATCCCGACACTGGCCGCCGGCGCGACCCGGACGGCAAGGAATACGTGATGCCATGAGCGCGACCGACCTGCCCATCCTCTCCCCCATCGAGATCAAGGCGCTGCGCCACGGCCTCGACCTGTCGCAAAGTGAATTCAGCTCGCGCTTCGGTGTGCCGATCGCCGCCCTGCGGAACTGGGAACAGGGCCGGCGCCAGCCTGACCCGACCGCCAACACCTACCTGCACCTGGTTGCCTTCAATCCGGACGGCGCCGCGTCCGTCTTGCAATACCTGGCCGAGAAAGCCCGGAGCGGGCAACGATGAGCACGACCTACAAAACGGGCCAGGCCGTTACCCTTGCCTATCACGGCCAGGAGAAAGAGGCGTTGATCGTGCTCGCGTCCGGCAACAGCCGCAGCCTGATGCTGTACTTTGACGGCGCCCTGCGCACGCCCGGCGGCGGCCTGCTGGTCAACTCGATCCCGCTGCTGATGGATGACGATGGCGTCTACCGCGACCTGGCCGAGAACGCGCCGGCGACCTTGACCCCGTAAACGCAAAAAAAGCCCGCCCACCGCGAAGGTGGACGGGCCTGCTGTCAGAAAATCAGGATAGCCGGGCTAATCTGATCGCCCTACCCTCCCTCGAACATCTTCCTCTCGGCCGCCCGGCGCAGCACCAGGCCGCGCAGCTCGCGTCCGCCGCCGAAGCGCCACTTCGGGAACTCCCCTGCTGCTCCGCTCCAGTCCTTGCGGCGGATCTTGCGGCGCAGGGTCGAGGCCGACAGCGCCCCCAGGCCCAGGTTGTACGCGAACGAGGTCACGGCCGCCAGCCGGGCCGGGTACGGCGCCAGCTCCGGGCACAGCTGCAGGACGCGCAGCATGAAGCCGCCGGCCTCGCTGGCCAGCAGCATGTCGCAGTGGGTCTGCGTGGCCGTGTCTCCCTGCTTCACCCCGCGCGTCGATCCCCAGCAGATCGTCCAGACGCCGGCCGGGCACAGGTAGGCCTTGAGCCTGCAGCCCTCGAACAGCCGGATCAGGCGCAGCGCCAGTTCAAGCGCGGCCCCCACTCACTTGCCCTTCTCGATCGTGCGCGAGACGAACCAGAACGCCAGCACTCCGGACAGGATCGCGCGGTCCTCCTCGTCGTAGATCTTGAGGATCGCTTCCCAGCCGGTGATGCCGTGCGCGATGGCGACCTGGTACATGGCCGCCTTGGCCAGTCCGTACAGCGTGAGGAGATAGTAGGTCGTCGCAGGCCGCACCAGGAAGTTCAAGCCGTCGACCCATCGCATGTTGGTTAGTTGCATCTGACCTTTAAGTGCTTCGGCCAGTGCATCCATCTGCGCCAGGTTCATGTCGGCCTCGCCCTGCGTGCGGATCTCGTCCTGGCGCATCGCGCTCCTGGTCTGCTCCAGTGCGATCTGTTTATCCAGCATGGCCAGCTCGTGCTGGTTGTCGCCGCGCTGCTTGAGGATGGCGAACACCTCGGGCAGCAGCCGCATCAGGCCGCCACCCAGCATGGACAACAAGGTCAGGATCATGGCGATTCTCCTTTGACCACCTCGAAGGGTTCGCTGCGCCACATCACCTGGTGGTTGGCGAAGCGGCCGTCGACCAGCGCGCGGCCGCTGGCTTCATAGGTGCCCGGCGGCGTGCCGGGCGGAACGATGTTGAGCTGGCTGATCGCGGTCGCGCAACCCGGCGCGATCTCGACCCACACGTCCGGCAACAGCACGAAGCCGCCGGTGTCCAGGTTGCGCAGCATGTGCGTCACCAGGTAGCCGTGCCGAACGCTGTCGTCGTTGCAGCGCGCCACCATCAGGCGGACCGGCTCCCCCGCCCTCACCGTGCGGGTGATGACAGGGAACGGCACGTTCTGGTAGCGCAGGTAGGGCTGTTCGACGGTGATCCCGAAGAAGTAGCCACCCAGGATCAGGGCCGCCAGGGACAGGGCGACGGCAGCAAGCGTGTGGAACACACGCATCTGCATCCGGTGGCTGGTCATTTGATGTGCTCCTTGAAATAGGTGACGATCCACGTCACGAGGCCGACCACGGCCGACCCGAGCGTCATGATTCCCCATTTCAGGGCCTGGTCGCGGTCGGCGGTGAGCCGGGCGACCTGTTCTTCCAGTGCGGCGATGCGCTGTTCGGCGAGCGCGATGTGCGTTTCATGCGATGGCATGGCTGTGTTCCCTAGTTATATAGTGTGAAACAGCCCCGCACGGCGACGGGGCGCGTGCGGTACATCAGTCCCCTCCTTCTCCGTTGGCGAAATCTCCATACTGGCGCGCATCCAGCCCGCGCTTGCCCGGCAGGTACAGGCCATCCCTGGCCTGCGCCCGGCGCATCATCCGGTTGCGCACGCTCATCTGCAGGTGCAGCGGCGCGATCAGGCGGTTCGGGTGCTTCTCGTTGAACGCCATGATCGCGGCCAGCGCCTGCTCGCGGTCGCCGTCGTCCTGCCCGATGACGGCATCGGCGAACTTGTTCATCAGGACCTGGCGCCGGTGCTGCAGCGTCACGTCCTGCGCGTACACGGCGCTCTTGGCCTCCTGCGCCTCGCGCACGCGCCCGGCCGAGAAGCCCAGCCAGGAACCGGCGTGTTCGGCTTCGCTGATGTCCTCGACCAGCGTGATGCCGTTACGGTCCTTGGCGCCGCCCTCGGTGGCGTAGCGCATCGAGCGCACCGGCCCCTTGAGGAAGGCCGGCAGCATGTTCTCGATGCCGCGCCCCACGTCGCCGCGCACGATCATCTCGAACGACTTGGCCCAGCTCGCGCCCATGCCCACCACCGGCCCGAGCAGGCCGGCCAGGTACGCGTTGTAGGCGTCGGCTCCCTGCAGGCTTTCCTGCACGTCCGGCACGATCAGGTGGTCGGCGCCGACGCGCCCGGAAATATCCCAGGGCGTCAGGCGAGAGACGCCGTGCGACAGCACCTCGCCCAGCTTCTGGCCGACCTCGTCGCCGAACGCCTCGCTGAACATGTCCGCCAGCGCGCGGCGCAGCGCCACCTGGGCGTCCCACGGATCGTCGTCGCTGCCGCCCAGCATCGAGGCCGCGGCGAGCAGCGTCGACACCGCCGGCAGGCCCAGCACGCCGGCCGCCATCGTGTGCGTGGCCAGAAGGCCCAGGAACGCGTTCCTGGCCTGCTTGTCGCCCTTGGTCATCAGGTAGGCGTTGCGCGCGAACGTATACATCAGGTTCTGCGCGTACTGCTTGAACAGGAAGATCACCTGCGCGATCGGCCCCTGCATGAAGCGCGGGCGGTTGCCGGCCGAGTAGTCGAAGTGGCTGGCCTTGGTGATGTCGACCGAGGCGCGGTAGGCCGCTTCGTGGTTCATGCCGCTCTGGCGTGCCAGGCGGTAGGTGGCCAGCGCCGTCGCCTGCCGGTTGAACAGCTCGGCATGGTGGAACATCCAGGCCGCCTTCTCCATGTAGCCGCGCATGTGGCCGCGCCAGACGCTGTCGCGCCCCGAGGCGATGCCGGCCAGGTCGTGCACCATGGTCAGGTCGATCAGGCCGGTGCGGACCCACTCGTCGTACGCCAGCTTCTCGTCGCCGGTCAGCTGGCCTTCGAGCTTGTTGTGGCCACGCATGACGGCTTTCGAGGCCGTCAGCAGTTCGCTGGACGCCTTCTTGTAGCCGAAGCGCCCGCCCAGGAGCGGGAACGCCACCGTCGGGGTCTGCAGCAGGTTGACCATCGCCGAGGCCGGCGACAGGCCCAGGTAGAACAGGAAGCCCAGGCCGGTCAGCTTGGTCGACAGCGGGCTGGCCTTCGGGTTCATGTAGGCGTCGTGGCGCTTGACCATTTCGTCGACCACCTGCTGGGCCTTGACGCGGTCGTAGCTGGCGTCGGTGTTCTTCTCGAGGACGTGCTTCTGCATCGACTCCAGCGTCTCGGCCAGCTGGTCCGAGTAGTTCAGCTTGGCCAGGTAGTTCGCACCGTGGAACATGTGGTGCGCGAACGCCCGGCGCGCGTCCTGCGAGAAGCCCGGCATGCCGGCGCGGTGGATGCCGGTCTTGGCCCAGGACAGGTCCGGCAGGCTGGTCAGATAGATCTGGTTGATCGCGTCCAGCAGCGACGGGTCCTGCAGGCCGGCCTCGTCCAGGGTGCCGAACAGCTTTTTCAGGAACCCGCGCGAGACGGAGTCCCGGGCCGCGTTGTACTCGGCGCGCTTGACGATCGGCATCACCTCGTAGCCCTGCTCCGGCGGATACTGCTTGATCAGCTCGGCGCGGCGGTCCTCGGCCGCGTTCAGGGTTTCCTCGAACGCCACCGCCTCGCGCACCACCGACTGTCCCGGCTGCGGGTTCTTGCCGACGTAGCGCACCGTGATGACGTAGTCGCCGAAGCGTGCCAGCGGGAAGTACACGCCCTTGATCCGGCGCGAGAAGAATTCGCCTTCGAGCTGGCGGATCATGCTGGCGCGGTTCGGGTGGTCCGGCAGCGAGCGGGCGATCCGCTCGTGCACGGCCCGGCGCACCGCCTCGTGCTGGTCGGCGTACATGCGCGCCGCGTCCTGGTACACCTGCTTGGCCTGCGGCGTGAGCCGGTCGTAGCGCTGCTTCAGGTCGTTGTAGTGGCGGCGGATGTCGCCGTACTGGAACGGCTTCGAGGGGTCGATCTCCAGGCGGGTCGAATCGTGCATCAGCTTGGCCAGCGCTTCCTCGTCCTTCAGCTTGGCCCAGCGCTTGGCCACCTCGTCGGCCTTGGTGCCGCCTTCGTTCTTCTCGGCGTCCATCAGGGCCGCGAGATCCGAGTACACCTGCATCAGGTTGTCGCCGCCCTGCTGCTGCGGGAACAGCTTGCCGTACACGTCGGTCAGCTGCAGGCGGCCCAGGAACTGCAGGCCCAGGCTGCGCATGTGCGCCAGCGTGTTGCCGGTGCGGGTCCAGGTAACGGCTTTGACGCTGCGCGCGGCCGCATTCGCCATCTGCTGCGGGGTGGCGCGCATCAGGCGCAGGCTGCCCGGGTCGCTCAGTTCCGGCAGCTCGCCGCGCGAGAACCGGATGTCGGCGTTGCCACGGTCATAGGTGCCGGCGTTGGACACCGCGCTCTTGATCTGCCCCGGCTCCAGCGCGATCCAGGTCGAATCGCGGCCGTTGTCCAGGCGCACGCCGTCGCCGCCCATCAGTTTCAGATTGCGCTGGACGCCAGTGTTGTCGAACTGGCCCATGTCCTTGCGGGCCAGCGCGTAGCGGCCGGCATCGAGCGGCTTCCTGATGTTCAGGAACACCGGCATCTGGTTGAAGCCCGGCTGGTCCTCGCGCGAGACGTTGTCGATGTAGTCGCGCCGGTCGGAGAACCAGAATCCGCCAGGCGAGCGGATCTTGGACTTGTCGAAGGCGGCCACGTCGGCGTGGGTGCCGTGGAACACCACGCGCGGCTCGCCGTTCTCGTCGACCACCTTCGAGGCGGCCGCCGGGTTGTTTTCCCAGTCGCCGAACCAGGCCTTGAACTCGGGCGTGCGCACCTGCTCCCACTGGCGCTCGGACAGCTTCGACGGGCGACCGTTGGGCGCCAGGCGGGCGCCGTCGCGCTTGAACAGCGGCATGCCGCCGGCCAGCTTCTCGCGCATGGCGTCGGTGATGTCGAAGCCGGGTTGCGCCAGGTAGTCGCCGCTCTCGTCGGTGCGGCGGTAGCCCGGGGTGCCGTTCTCGATCTCGACCGTGCCGACGCGGCTGCCGCCGACCTGCTTGAGCAGGCCATTGACGGCGTTCGGCACGATCCTGTCATAGAACGTGCGCATCCCGTCCCCGCCCAGCACCAGGTTCTCGCCCTCGATCGAGCCGTCGTTCGGGTCGTCGAGGATGCGGTCGGCCATTTCCTTGCCCAGCACGCGGTCCAGGCGCTGGCCGACGAATTCCTCCGGGGTGTGCACCGCCTTGCCGACCACGCCATCGACCACCACCAGGTTGACCGCCGTGTCCTCTCCCTTCGGGAAGATGGCGATCATGGTCTGGCCGCTGCGGGTCCAGTAGTCGATCCGGTCGACCTCCGCCGACAGCTGGAAGCGGTCGACCGCCTGCTGGCCGGTGACGAACGAGACCCGGTCATAGCCGTTCTCGGCCGCATAGGTCAGCACGCGTTTCAGGGCCAGGTTCAGCCACGCATCGGTCTTGCCGACGAACGGCGCGGCCGGGACGGCATCCTTCGCGTCCAGCATTTCCTGCCGGTAGCTTTCCCGATCCTGGTTGTCGAGGCGCGCCCAGTCCTCGTCGCTGATGCCGAAGAACGCCTTCGCGTCCTCCTGGGTGGTGCCGATGAAGCCTTCGCGCTTGCCGACCTGGCCCCAGTCGCTTTGCAGTTCCTCCACGTGGAGCACGCGGTTGCCCTCGGCGTCGATCCGGTCATTGAAGCGGATGTGGGCAAGCACGTTTTTCTCGCCCCAGTGGCTCGACTGGAAGGTGCGGCGGGCGCGCTGCTGGCGCTCCAGCGCCTCGTCGGCCTGCAGCCTGGCCAGCTGGGTGCGTTCGTCGGCGGTCAGGTCGGCCTCGGTCCAGCCGGGCCTGCGCATGTTGCCCTCGACCTCCCAGCCGTACTTGTCGCTCAGCTCGCCGATGTAGTCGTCCAGCCTGAACGACGGTTCGCGCTCGGGCAGGGTCAGCAGCAGTTCGCGGTAGTTATCCCCGCCCGGCAGCGTGTAGGTGTCGTACTTCGGCTGCGGAACGGTGTCCGCCGGCAGGCGGTAGGCGAGATCCGCCTCGATGTTGCGCGCGGCCAGCAGCTCGTCGTACTCGGCCTCGGCGGCCTCGTGCTGCGCGAACGTGAGGTCGGGGTCCAGCATGCGGTTGACCAGTGCGCCGATCCGTTCGTTGTACTTCTCGAACACCGCTTGGCGCTTGGCCAGCCCTTCCGGGGTCGGCGTCGGCGCATCCTCGTGCACCGTTTCCGTGACGCGCACGCCATTGGCGGCCAGGTAATCCAGCAGCGCGGCCTTGCTGACCTTGTTGGCGGACCCCTGCAGGTTCAGCCAGTCCAGCACGCCGGTCCAGTAGATCTCGTCCTGCTTGACGCCCTTCTGGGCGAACCCGCTGCCCATGATGGTCTCGGCCCACTGCAGGGCGGTAGCCGATTTCTGCGGCAGGCGCTCGATCGCACGCGCCAGCTGCGAGTACCAGCGCGGCTTCTGGCCGTCCGAGAAGCGCGCGGCCTGGATCTCGCCGAACGGGCGCGCGCTGCGGCCGTTGACGACCGCCGCACGGGCGCGGCCGATCAGGGCCATCGTTTCCGCCTGGGTACGTTCCTCCATCCAGTCGGCGATCCGGCCCAGGCCCACGGCGCGCAGGGCGGCCTGCACCTTGGCCACGAACTTGTCCCAGCCGCGGATCGGGCGGCCGTCCGCCGCCAGGTCGGCCAGCGCTTCCTCGGTCGCGGTGGCCAGGTCGATCTGGTTCTCATAGCGCTCGACCTTCTCGCGCGCCGCTTTCGCCAGCTCGGGGTTGATCAGGCGCAGGCGGTTCATTTCCCGCGTGATTTCGTCCTCGGCCATGATGACGCGCAGGCCGTGGTGGCCCAGCGCCTCGTGCGCCAGCACGAATTCGAGCTGGCGTTCGTCGGCCAGGTTGCCGGCCACGATCCACACCTTGCCGTCGAGGTAGACGCCGTGCGTGTCGCCCGGTGCCTCGAACGGCAGCTGGTCGACCGTCTCGACCACCGCCAGGTCCGGGGCGGCGCGCCAGCCCTGCATGATGCGGCGCGCGGCCTGCTCGGCCTTGTCGCGCGCCATGCCGGCGCCACGCCCGCCGCGCGAGAACCGGGCCTGTCCATCCTCGTCGTCCGGCAGCTTGTCGTCGCGCCGGCGATGGCGGTCGTCCTCGCGGCGCTGCTGGCGCACGGCGATTTCCGCCGGCGACGGCACCAGGTTGAACTGCATCGCCGCGGCCCGGCGCGTGTCGCTGGTGCCGTTGGCCAGCTCGCGGATCACTTCTTCCAGCCGCGCCATCTTGGTGTCGAGTTCTTCCTGCTGCGGGAACGGCTGGCCGCGCTTGGCCTGCAGCCCCGGCAGGTTTTCCCTGGCCTGGTTCAGCTGCTCCTGGTAATAGCGGGCGCTGCCGCGCAGGGCGGGGGCGTCGGCCCTGCTGTCCAGGTCGGACAGCGCATTGCGCAGGCCGTTGGTGGCGAATTTCAGTTCGTCCGTCGAGGTCGAGCCGTGCACCAGGGTCGAGCCGTCCGGGCGATTCAGGCTCACGGTGGCGAACGTGGTTTCCTTCTTGAAGCCGTCCGGCTTCTCGACCGTCAGCTCCACCTTCAGGCCCAGCATCGTGCCGACCACGCGCGAATCCGACTGGCCCTTTTTCAGGCCGGCCATCATGTCGCTGGCCATTTCGGCCAGCTCGCGGGCGGCGTCGGTGCGGGTGATGTAGTCCTGGCCGTCGATCCTGGCCTGGAACGGCAGCTGGTCGCCGAAGCCGGCGTGCAGCGCGTCCATCGCCGTGTTGATGGCCTGGTAGCGCTTGCTGCCGATCTTGACCGAGATCTTCGCGTCCTCGTCGCCGGCCTGCTGCTGCAGGACCAGCTCCTTCAGGGCGCGCGTGGCCTCGTCGTAGCTGGTGTAGGTGGCGCCCTCCATCTCGACGCTGCGCTTGGCGACCTGCTCGGCCAGCTGGTCGCGGCCGTCGTCGATCAGCTGGGCGTCCTGCTGCAGGGCCTCGATGCGCTTCGGATGGCGCGCGATCGTGCGCTCGGCGTCCTCGACCTGGCTGATGATGCCCCACTCGCGGCGCGCGTGCTGGCGCTGCAGCAGTTCCAGGTTGTCGATGTCGGACGCCAGCTGGACCCGCTCCAGGAGCAGCGGGTCGCCCGAGGCGAGCGCCGCCAGTTCGGCCATGCTGACCGATTCCTCGTCGGCGAAGTCCATCGAGAACGCGCCGTCGTACTTGCGGATGCCATTGATGGTGCGCAGCTTCGATGCGTTCAGGTTCCACATCTTGGCGTCGATCGTGCGCTCGGTGGCATACGCCAGGATCGCCACCTTGAAGCCGGGGCGGCGCACGTTGCCGTTTTCATCAAAACCGATCAGGTTGCCCTGGCGGATGATGCGGCCCTCTCGCTGCTCGATGTCGGACGGCTTCCAGGTCACATCCGCGTGGTGCAGCGCCACCAGGCGCTGCTGGACGTTCGTGCCGGCGCCCATGCGCTGGGTCGAGCCGATCAGCACCCGCACTTCGCCATCGTTGACGGCGTCGAACAGGGCCTGCTTGGCCTCGTCGGTCTCGGCTTCCTGCACGAAGCGGATCTCGGAGGCCGGGATGCCACGCGCGATCAGGTTGTCCTTGATCTGCTGGTAGGCGTTCCAGCCGCCGCGCTGCGCATTGCGCATTTCCTCCATCGCGTTCGCATCGTACGCTTCCAGGCTCTCCGAGATCGCGCGCAGCTTCGCCTCGTCGCCCTCGCGCAACGCTTCGGCCTGGTCCTTCAGCAGGGCGTCGTAGGCCTTCAGCACCTTGTCGTCGCCCTTGCCCCTCGGCACCGAGCGGTCCAGGAAGATCAGCTGGGTGCCCTTCTCCTTGTCCCACTTTTTATAATGCTCCAGCACGCGGTCGGACAGCACCTCCAGCTTGCCGTCTTTCTCGTCCGACGTATTCATCGGGTCGACCGCGCGCACGTCCAGCGAAACTTTCCGGGCGCGATCCATCAGGCGCAGGCGCGCCTTGTTGCGCTCGTACGGGTCCTGGATGTACGGCAGGCTGTCGAAGTCGGCGATCGTCTGTTCCAGCAGCGCGATCTGGGCCGGGGTCGGCTGCACGATCACGGACTCGCGCCCGCCCCCTTCCACTTCCGGCACAGGGAACTGCTTGCCGGGGTTGTCCTCGGCATAGGCGCGCTTGATGTCGTCGTTGTCGACCGCGTCGGTGAACGAGTAGTACAGGTCCATCAGGGACCGCATGTTCGACCAGGTGCGGCCCAGGCGGTTCACTTCCACCAGGCGCCCGGTCTCGTTCGGCTCCCAGCCGGCGTCGGTCGAGACGAACTGGGCGCGCCAGGCATCGAAGTGCTCCAGCCCGAACTCGCGCAGTTTATCGGCCGCCAGGTAGCGCATCATCGTGTACATCTCGGCGGCCGAGTTGCTGATCGGCGTGCCGGTCATGAAGGTCACGGTCCCGGTGGGCGACTCGGCCAGCACGCGCACCTTGTTGTACAGGTCGAACGCCTTCTGGCTACCCGTCTTGTTGCCCATGCCCTTGACGTTCGTCAGGCGCGAGCTGTAGAAGAGGTTCTTGAATTCGTGGGCCTCGTCCACGGTCATGTCGTCCACGCCCATCTGCTCGAAGGTCAGCAGGCGGTCCTTCCTGGCGGCGCCGCGCACCTTCTCCATGCGCGCGGTGATCGAGTCGACCAGGCGCTCGGCCTCCTTGACGCCGAACGGTTTCCTGCGGCCGTTGTCCAGGCCGTCTTCCTTGGCCTGTTCCTCGGCTTCGGCGACCGCTTCCAGCGCCGCGTCCAGCTCGCGCTGCAGGTAGCGTTCCTCGGTCTCCGGGGAAATCCCGATGTAGAAGAACGACGAGTGCGGCACGATCACGAGGTCGTAGTCGCCGGTGGCGATCTTGGCGAACAGTTTTCTACGGCGCGACTTCTCGAAGTCCTTCTTGCCGGCCGCGAGCACCTTGGCGCCCGGATACAGTTTATAGGCGTCGTTCGTGAACTGCTCGACCATGTGGTTCGGCACCACGATCATGGGCTTCCTGGACAGGCCCATGCGGCGGCGCTCCATCGCGCGCGCGATCGCGGTATAGGTCTTGCCGGCGCCGACCGCGTGGTCGAGCAGCATGAAGCGTTCGCTGATGCCGCGCCAGATCGCGTTCTTCTGGTGGCGCCGCATGTTGATGACGGCATCCGGCACCTTGCCCGGCAACACCAGGTGCGAGCCGTCGTGCTGGCGGTTCACGCGCACGTTGAACTTATCGTTGAACAGATCCACCAGCTGGCGGCGGCGCTCGCCGTCGCCGAACACCCAGTCGTTGAACTCGTTTCGGATCGCGCGCGCTTTGAGCAGCGCCAGCTTGGTGCGCTCCTCGTCGAAGTGCGAGTTGCCGTTCGAGTCCATGTAGGTCAGGCGGATCGAGCGGCTGTTCAGCAGCTCGTTGATGATGCCGGCCGCCGTGATGCCGTCCGATCCCCACTGTTCCTCGTTGGCACGCACGGCCTGGCCGGTCGACACCGAATAGGCATTGGTCACTTTCGAGAACGAGACGCGGGCGTCGGCGCCGGTGATGTGCTTGACGAACTCGGCGTACACCTGCGGCGGCACCCAGGTCGAGCCGAGCAGCACCGTGACGTTCTCGGCGCCCCAGGCCTCGGGCTGGACCGCTTCCAGCGCGGCCACGTTCTTGTCCATGTTGGCGGCCTTGGCGGCGGCCAGCTTGCGGCGCACCTCGCCCGACAGGTATTCGTCGGCCGGCACCACGATGCCGCTTTCCGGGTCCTCGAACACCAGCGGCTTGTCGGCGTTCAGCAGTTCCGTGCGCACCTCGTCTTCCGGCTTGCCCAGCAGCTCGGCGATGCGCGCCATGTCGGCGCGGCCGCGCTCGGCCATCGTGATGGCCAGGGCATCGGCGGCGCTGGCGGCCTGGGTCGGCGGGATGTACTTGTTGATGACGCGCGCCGACAGGATCGGCGCCGGCTTGGCTTTCGCCGGGCGCGGCTGCTCGTTGATCTTGTCGGCCTTGGCCTTGGACAGTGCCGGGCGGTAGCCGACTTCGAGCGCCTGCACCAGCGCGCCGTCGGGCATGTTGGCGACCAGGCCCGAGTTGTTCGGCTCGCTGATGAAACCGTGTTCGGCGACAAACGCGTCGTAGGCGGCGCGCAGCGCCTTGCGGTTGGCCTCGATCTCCTTCGGCGCGGCGTCGGCCGCTTCCAGGTTCAGCTGCTTGACCAGCAGGTCGCGCAGCTTGACCATCTGGGTCAGGCGGTTGAAGCGGGCCTGCCCCAGCTGCAGGGTGGCCGGCACCTCGGCTTCGCTATTGAAATAGCGGCGCTCGTACAGGTTCTGCTTGGTCGGGACCTCCTTGCCATCGAACATGACGGTCTTCTTGACCGCCTTGCCGTTGGCGTCCTTGACCGCCTCGACCCTGTACCAGCGGCCGCGGTTGTCCAGCAGGAGCGACGGCGACCACGGCGCCTGCGGGGTCAGCTCGCGCCGGGCCAGCTCGTAGTCGCCGCGCGCGGTCTCGCGCTCGATGATCTGCTGCAGCTTGCCGTCCTGGTCGATCGTGATCGAACCGGCCTCGTGCCCGGCCAGCGCGATCCTGAGCGAATCGCTCATCGCCTGGTGCGCGGCCAGCATTTCCTCGATCGGGTCGACCTCGGCGCTCATGACGCCTTTCGGCAGGCGGCCGATCGCCTCGTCCAGCATGCCCGCCAGGTCGGCGCCCTTGGGCAGCGTGACGTTGACCTCTTCGCGGCCGTGCATCTTGCCGGTGCGGCCAAGATCGCCCATCACCATCGACGGGTGCGTGACGTAATACTGGTTCACGACCATGTCTTCGCCGCCGGCCGGGTCCTTGACCTTGCCGGTCTGGACCCATTCCGGCACCATGGCGGCCAGCTCGCGCCGCTCCATTTCCTTCTGGTGGTTCTTTTCCGGCTTCGAGCGCGCCGCTTCCAGCGCGGCCGTCATCGTCACTTCCTCGGACGGGGTCAGGCGCTGCAGGAACACGATGTCGGTCACGACATCGGTGCGGGCGTTCTCGCGGAACGCCGAGTCCGGCAGGCGGATTGCGCCCAGCAGGCGCGCGCGCTGGGCCAGGCGCTGGCGCGCGCCCGGGTCCACGGCATCCATCAGGTAGCGCGAGACGACCTGGATCTGCAGGCCGCCGGGTTTGACGGCCTCGATCGCGCCGAGGAAGAACTGGTTGTGGATCGACAGGCCGTTCAGCTCGGGCTTGAACTGGAACGTCAGCGACTGGCTGCCGAACGGCGGGTTGCCGATGGCGAGATCAAACGAGGCGTCCGGCAGCGGCACCTTCTGGAAACCCGAGTGCAGCACGGTCTCGCGCGGGTACAGCAGGGCCGCGATGCGGGCCGTGATGGCATCGTATTCGACGCCGACGAACTTGGTCTGCGGGGCCAGGTGTTCCGGCACCAGGCCGAAGAAGTTGCCGACGCCCATCGACGATTCGAGGGTGATGCCACCCTTGAAGCCCAGGTGCTCGGCCGCCTTCCACATCGCCTGCACCACCTTTTCCGAGGTGTAGTGCGCGTCCAGCGTCGAACGGCTGGCGGCGGCGTGTTCCTTGTCGGTCAGCAGGCTGGCCAGCTCCTCGCCGCGCGCAGCCCACTCCGGCTTGAACTGGCCGGTCAGCGGGTCGGGGAAGGCGTTTTTCAGGCCGCCCCAGCCGACGTATCTCGCCAGGATCGCCTGTTCTTCCGGCGTGGCGCGGCGGTTATCACGCTCGACCTGTTTCAGCGTGCGGATGGCGTCGAGGTTGTCGTTGAACTTGACGGTCTCGCTGCCCTGCCCGAGGCGCAGGTCCGGGTTGATGCGGAAATTGACGGCCGGAACGTTGGCCGGCGCCGGGCTTACTCGTCCGGGCGCTCCGGTGCTTCCCGCATCATGTCCTGGTACTGCCTTTCCGCTTCGGCCGCGTCCCTTGCCTCCTCGCTGTCCAGATCCGGCTCCGGCGGCAGCAGGATCAGTTGCGGCAGCACCACCTCGGCCGCCTCGTGCTCCTGATACCCCTGCGCCATCAAGGCCTGGATCTCGTCCTGCGCCTGCCGGGCGGCGACCTGGATCGCCGAGGCCAGCATCCCCTGCGCTTTCAGTTCCGCCGTTTTCTCCGGCAGGTACTCCTCCCAGTGCTTGCGTGCCATCATCGCCAGCGTCGTCCTGTCCATGGCCCTTCTCCTGCGTGTCCGTAGCGTTGAGTGTATCGCGGTTCGGGCTGGCGGCGAACACGGCTTTGCGTGCGCGCTCGGCCAGCGCGGCCGCGGTGAGGTCGGCCGGCATCCACAGGTTCTCGCCGCCGCCGAACGGGTCTTTCGCCTCGGTCACGCGCATCATCAGGCTGATGCCGGACTTGGAGCCGCTGACCCCGCCGAAACCGCCGGTGCCGACGTGGATGTAGATGCCGCGCTGGGCCTGCTCGTGGAACATCGTCAGGTAGGCGTCGCCGCCGGCGGCCGGGCCGGCGCGGTTCACGCTGACCGGCTTGATCGCCTTGCCAAAGTGCTCGGCATTGGTAAAACCGGCGTCCAGCAGCATGCCGGTCACGTCCTTCAGGTAGCGCTGGGCATCCTTCAGGAACGCGTCCTTGACGCCGCCGCTCGGGATGTCGCCGGGCGGACCGTGCGGGAATTCCTTCGTTTCCGTGTAGCCGTCGATCGCCGGCACACCGTAGTCCAGGCGCAACTTGGCCTGTCCATACACCTTGCCAGGTTTCTTCGGCTTTTCCTTGGCCGGCGCGGCGGGCGCTTCGTCCTTGGCCGGTTCGGCCTTGCCCTGCGCCAGCATGGCGCGCTCGCGGGCGTCACGGAATTCCTGCAGCTCCTTCTCGTGCTCGGCGATCTTCTCGTCGTAGACCCAGGCGTTGCCGGTCGATTCGGCCCGCTCGCGCAGCGTCCTGAGCGTCGACAGGCGTGCCTCGATCTCGCCGATCCGCTTGCCGAGCATGTCGATGCCCTCGGCCGTCACCGGCGCCGGCGGCGCCACCAGGCGCGCCACCTCGTCGTTCGAGACGGCGTTGACGGCCGCCTCGGTGTCGGTGCCCTCGTGCATTTCGGCGATCGCGTTGTAGGCGGCCTTCCACTGGCGCGGGCTGATCTGGTCGACAAACGGCGCGGTCTTGTCGTTGGCGCGCATGCCGCGCGCGGCGGTGGCGACGGCCTTCGAGAACGAGCGCACGCCCTTCTTCACCAGCATTTCGATGACCCTGGACAGCGCCGGCAGCAAATCACCTGCGGTGTACTTCTGGCCGGTGATGTTCAGCTTGCCGCCGAACACGTCGCCCAGCACGTCGCCCAGGTGGCCGAGTGCGTCCTGGAAATCGGCGTCGAACAGCTCGTCGTCGGTGATCTGGCGCGGTGCGGGCTTGGTTTCCGGGTTGAGTCGCGGGGCGGTTTTCGCCTGGTCGTAAGCACGCTTCACCTTCTGCAAGATGTCGTCGACCCGTCCGTTTGCGAGATCGGCTTCCTGCAAGCCGAGCGTGCGCAGCCCGGCTTCCCACTTGTGGTTCATCAAGCCTGCGAACTGCGCCGCCTCACCATCCAGGTAGCGCGCCAACGCCGCCTTGTTGAAGCCGTTCATGCTATCGGTGCCGAAGACCTGGTCGATCCAAGCGGCCGATCCGAGGCGCGCGAGATCGGCCGCCCGGCTTTCCTCGGCAGCCTTGCGCTCGGCATCGCGTTTGTCGCTGGCGGCCTGTGCCGCGGCGTCCTTTTTGGTCACGCGGTCTGCGTCCGGCACGTCGCTCCATGCGGCGCCGGTCGGTCCGATGCCATGCACGTAGTTCTTCTCCGAGAACGCACTCCAGCCGTTCTCCTTCAACCAGGACTGCAGCGCCGCGATGTCCTCCTGGCTGAAACTCTGTCCCGGCAATGGGCGCAGCTTCACGCTGTTGGCTGCGGCGCGCTCCACCGTGTAGTTGCGGACCGGCGCTTCGGTGAACGGCGCGGGTTTCGTTTTCGCTGCATCCGTTCTCGCCTTGATCTGGGCGTCGATCTCGCTGGCCTCGATGATCTTCGCGCCGGCCTCGTCGATGAAGCGGTTGAGCGGCTCGGCGCTGCGATGGATCGGGTTGTCCGTGTGGGCGGCGTTGCCCAGGATCTGGCTGCCGAACAGCTTGGCGCGGATCTTGGCCTCGCTCACGGTGTCGCCTTGCGCCACGCGCTGGAGCAGGGTGGCCAGGGCCTGCCCGCGCGCCAGCGCGTCGACGTAGGCGCCGCCCTGCGGGGCGATGCCATCCACCGGCGCCAGCCGTTCGTACTCGCGCAGCAACGTGTTCGATTGCTCGCGCAGGTCCTGCATGGCGTCCCGCACGTCCTCGACCTGGTCGTCGTTCAGCGTGCCGAGCCAGCCCGGTTCGGCCAGCGGGCGCTCCGTCTTGCCGACCTGCTCGGCCAGCATCTGCGCGACAAATTCCTTCGTCAGCGGCTGCTCGCCGTTGCGGTCGTGGCGGTAGTTGGCATAGACGGCGTGCAGGTCGGCCGGGGTCTTTTCCTCGATGCGGATGCGGATGTTCTCGACCCAGTCCTTGAACAGCTTGCTGTTCAAGGGATCGGCGACTCCGCGCAGGTCGCGTGCGCCAGCCAGCGTCAGGCGGCCGGCCGGCAGCTGGCCCAGCGCCTTCTGCGCGCCGCTGATGCCGCGCGTGATGGTCTTCCTCTGCTCGGAGGTCAGGCCGGCGGTCGGCATGGCTTGGTAGCGCACGATCTCCTGCAGCTGCTTGAGGCGCGCGGCCTCCTGCTCCATGGTCGCAAAGCCTTTCACGACGCGCCTGTCGGCCTTCGCCGGCTTGGCCGCTTCCTGCTCGGCCTCCTTGAGTCGCTTGACGGCGTTGTGCAGCGGCGCGGCCAGGCGGGTGATGTCGCCGTGGGTTTTCAGCATGTCGGTGCGGATCGCCTCGGAACCCGCCTCGATCGCCTGCATCCGGGTGGCGTAGGCCGGCGAGGCCAGTTTCGGCGCGGCGCCGGGCGTACCCATGCCGATCTTGTTGCCGGTCGTGCCGCCTTGGCTATAGCTGGCCGAATACGCCCACTTGCCGTTCGGCGCCTGTGCGACGTTGATCTCGAATGCGAGCTGCTCCTTGCCGAAGCGGCCGTTGTCCTTGCGAACCGCCACTTCCCAGTCGCCGAACTCGCCGTTGGCCGGGACGGTGTCCTGGGTAAAACCCCAGCGGGCGAGCACCAGCTTGCTGGCCTCTTCCTTGCGCTGCTCGGTCGTGTCGACGCGCCCGCCCTCGGGCTGCGACTGGTTGAACAGTTCCTCCCAGGCCTGGCCGCGGGTGCGGTCGCCATACATCAGCGCGCGCAGGCGGTTGGCGTCGGCCGAGACGTTGCCCTCGTAGCCGGCGTCACGGATCGCTTTCAGGCGCGGCGCCAGGCGCAGGTCGGAGTATGCCCCCAGCACGTGCACGCCGGCGATGCGGTCGCCGTGCTTTTTCAGCAGGGCCGTCAGTTCCTCGTTCGAGACCGCTTCGGCCGCGCTCGGGATGCCGATGACCGGGCCGTCATCCAGGTCCGGGTCGCGCGCCAGCTCCAGCATGGCCGACTCGTAGGCCTGGGTCAGGCTCAACTTGCCCGACTGCAGCGGGATGATGGCGCGGTCGCCGTACTGCTTGATCGTGCGGGCATACTCGCCGACCAGGCGCAGCGATTCCTCCTGCCGGCCGACGATGTCGGGCATCACGAAGAAGGCGCGGTCGTTGGCTTCGCCATCGGAGGCTTCCGAAATCGCCCGGTCCAGGCGCTCGTAGCGCTCCAGGATCTGGTCGAACGTCAGGATCTGTTCGCCTTTAAAATCCTCAAAACCCTTTTCCAGCGCCTTGGCGAACGCGCGCTCGTTCAGTTTATAGATCGGGAACGCGCCCGAATCGACGAACAGGTAGCCGTTCGACTTGGCCATCTGCTCGGCCAGGGCCTTGTCGACATCCCTGTTGGACAGCTCGGAGACCATCACGCCGACGCTGCGGTGGCCTTCGAACAACTTGCTGTAGTCGCCCGGCCGGCTCATGCCGGAGACGAATTTCAGCGGGTTCTCGACCGTGCCCCACATGCCGTTCGGCAGATTCCTCGGGTTGTGGTCCAGCTCCGGCAGGCTGTTCAGCCAGTTGTTCAGCGCCTTGACCGCGCTGGCCTGGGTCATGGTCGAACCCCAGTGGTGGGAATCGTCGCCCAGCATTTCCACGGTGCCGTTGTCCAGCAGCAGCATCGAGGCCTGGCTGTTGGCGTTGCGGTCGTCTTCCTGGCCGAGGTGGATGCGGGTATCGTTCTGGCGGTAAGGGCGGCTCAGGTGGTAGGCGTCCGGGCGGGTGCGCAGCACGTTCTGCACGCGCGCCACCAGCGGCGCCGGCAGGTCGACATCGGCGTGGACGACGCCCTTGAACTCGATCCGCCAGAAATCCACCTGCGGGTGGCCGTCCTTGCCCTTCGTCACGACCATCGACTGGCCGGGCTTTGGCGCCACCTTGGCGAGGATGTTGCGCGTGAGTTCTTCCTTGCGCTTGACCTCGGCCTCGTCGAGCAGGCCGCGCCCGGCGGCCGTCTTCATGTCGTCCTCGACCACGCGCGCCATGTCGTCGTTGCCGACGCCGCGCAGCTGCCCGATCATGGTCTCGATGCGCTTGGCGAAGGCGGATTCCTGCCAGGTGCCCTTCGGCTGCATGGCCGGGGCGGCCGATGCCGCGATCTCCTCGTCGCTCGACTCCAGTTCGCCGGCCTTCTTGCGGATACCGGCCGCCAGCGTGATCCGGTTCGCGGTGTCGACGGCCGGGTAATCGCGGGTCTTGATGCCCAGCACTTCGGTCGCGTAGTCCTCGGCGCGCTCCAGGTGGCGCAGGGTGGCGGCGCGGCGCTTGGCTTCCTTTTCCGTCTTCGGCGGGTCCAGCTTCTTGTCGCGCTCGACCAGCCAGCGGCGCGGCGCCAGGCTCATCAGGGCGTTGGCGATGTCCTTCAGCTGGCGTTCCAGGGCCTGCGCGGCCTGCGGCGCGTTGGTAAACACCTCGCCGTGCTGGTAGCCCAGTTGCGCCAGCTGCTCGGCGACCGGGTTCCACCTGGCGATCGCGGCGTCGACGATTTCCTTGGGCAGGGCGTCGGACACGTCGCTGACCTTCTGCATGCCGGCCGCGTCGAGCGGCGTGAACGGCACGGCAGTTGCCTTGCCGGTCTTCTCGCCGACGATCTGGTCGACCTTCTTCTCGCGGAACGCCACCGATTCCTCGGTCAGGCGGTTGGCGTTGGCGTCCTGCACGAAGCCGCTGCGGTACGCCCGCAGGTAGTCCGGGGCGTGCGCGGCCAGCTTGGCCAGCGCGGCGTCGATGCGCGCCGCGAACGGCGAATCCTTCCACGGCCAGTCGCCGGTGGGCGCGATCGCCTTCGCTTCGCCGCTGATGCCCAGCTTGGCGTACTCCCGCTCGATCTTCTTGACCACGTCCGGGCGGTCTTTCATGCGGTCGAGCAGCTCGTCCTTGCCGGCGGTGATGGCCTGTTCGCGCGTGGCATACTGCGGGTCCCAGATGCTCGGTGCGCTGCTCGCGCCGCCACTGTTCCCCACGTTGTACGCGGTCGAGTAGGTCCAGTTGCCGTTCGGACCTTGCGCCACCCGCACCTCGAATTTCACCGAATCCTTGGTGCTGCTGGGCTTGCCATTGTCGTATTCCAGACCGCGCTCGTAGTCGTGGAACACGGTGTCGATGCTGCCCGGATAGCGGACCGGCACCGTCTTCTCCGTAAAGCCCCAGCCCTTGGCGGTCGCCAGCTGCAGCTGCACGTCGGACGATTCCGGCTTGATGACGTGTTCAAAACCCCTGGTCGGGAAGTTGTCCTTCTCGGCCTGCTGGCGGGCACGCTCCTCTTCCCACTGTTTCTCGACCTTGGCGGTGCGCGCTTTCAGCGCGTCACCCTTGAGCGGGACGAACTGGTCCAGGGCCTCCTGCGAGACCGGGATCGAGGTGTGGAACTTGAACGAGAAGATGCGATTGCCGGCTACGGTGTTGCTGTCCTTGCGCTCCGGGTGGTGCGCCTGCTCGTCGAGCAGCGCTTCG